AAAGAAGCAGCCGAATTATATATCAAACTGATGGCAGAATGTCAGGATCTAATAACAGCAGTCACGAGTTATCAGGAAAAAATGCAGTTTGATGAGAAAATGCGCCAGCAAATGACGCGCAGTATCAATCACCGTAATAAAGTCAGAAATGACGGAAAGAGGATAAAAAAGATAATTATAAAAAGTAATTCAGGCAATAAAAAAGCCCCATAATGGGGCTTAAAAGCTTATGACACAGAGGGAGCAGATATGGAATATAAACGGATTGTTATATGCGAATTGTGTGGCCATCGTTTCGAAGTGACGAATAAATATAATCGGAGCAAAAGGTGTCCGGAATGTCGAAGAAGCATTCGAAGCGGAATACGGCAAAAAGAAACCACTAATAAAGAAAAAACATGCGTGTCCAATTTGGACACACTGGCTAGAGAAGCAAAAAAATACGGTCTAACCTATGGAAAATATGTTGGACTAAAAAGAGCTGGATATAAGATGGTGCATAAGCACTCAAAAGAAACAATTACTCACTCATGGGATGAGTGGATTGCTGATTTATATCGCATAGTAGATGCTGGCAAGGAGAGGGTATACACACAACACCAATACTAAAATGTGTCCGACTTGGACGCGCTGGATTATAGATGACTATCGTCTCAAAAGAAAAGCCCGCACGTCATAGACATGCGGGCAAATATTTAATAAAGAATCTTGAATATGTATTGACAAATCATGATGTAAATGATATAATAGAATCAAGATAAAGGAAAGGAGGGAAGCGGTTATGGATCCAAATAAAATACTGAACCTCATAACAGCGGTTATCAACCTCATCACTGCGATAATCCTGCTGAATGCGGCTCAGTAAAGCAAATTGAGTGACAAGCTCCCGCCTGCGGGCGGGGCGGCTTCCCTCAAACACAATATACCATAATCGCAAATGTTATGCAAAGAATAACAATGATAATTTCGGGAATCGCATTGATGGTTGCATTGTACGCACTATATTTGGGGGTGAGTAGGTGAGTAGCAGCAAAAATGGATGGGGCGGAAAACGTGAAGGCGCCGGACGTAGACCATCGGCTCCAGACGGCACCGAAAGACGAATGCGTTCCCTGCGCGCTTCAGATGATGAATGGGAAACAATAAAAGCCTTTGCTAAGATTCTCAAAGACAATCCGGTGCGGGCGGCGCGGATGATGAAAACAGAATAAATCAACATGAAGGGGCGGCTGAAAGGGCCGTCCTTTTTATGTATAAATCCAGAAAATATAGATTGGCATGTCAGACATATGTTTTACACAATGTTAAAATATTGTATATATTCATTCGTATAATGCAGGAGGGATTCGATGGCAGCAGAGACTGAAATTATTGACAGCATGAAAAATGATCGAATGATTGCAGAGGAATATCTATTAGCCTATGAAGATAAGAAACAGGAGTATGAAGACCGCCGCGCAGAATATCTCAACCGTAATATCCCGTTTGATAATAATATGGGCGGCGGGAAAGGTAATCTGCCAGGCCATCCTGTTGAAATTGCGGCCATTCGGGCGGTACAATACAACATGAATCATGACGAATACCTATGGCTGAAAGCTGCAGATATCACATTGAAGACGTATGGTGAAAGGAAAAGGATATTCATATCGTGTCGGCAGGAAGCAGATAGACACGCCCGCCGGTGGCGTGGGCGGAAGTCATGGATAATATACACACAGCGCCGATATAACGAGGAAATCGAAAAGCGATTCATCAATGCCCGTGGATGGGTGAGTGAGCGCACAATTCATACATGGTGGGCGCAGATTGTCGATAGAGTTGTGCAGATACATTTGCGTTTGCAAAATATTTAATCATGAAGCATTTTACTTGACGAAATCCATGATATATTAATACCGTGATGAATCAATCGAATCCCATTAATAATTCTTCATATACATAGAAAAGACCACCTTTGCCATTCGGTGGTCTTTTCTATTGCGGAGAAGAGGATAGAAGGACGTGAATGATGTATGCTGACTACTATATGCAGTAGATGCGGCCAAGTTATAAAGCAGGGTGAACGTTGCCAGTGCGAGCTGGAAAGGCAGCGTGAATACGACCGCGATAATCGGAATCGCGAGTCAGCAGCGTTCTATCACAGCAAAAGCTGGAGCTACCTACAGAAAGCAATAGCAGCGAGAGCCGGATATCAGGACGAATATGTTAAGTTCTACAAAGGGCGTGTAATGCCCGGTAGGATAGCACATCACATTGCACCGATTGATGAAAGGCCTGAGCTGAAGCTCGATGGGAAGAATATCATCTACGTGTCAGACAAGACACACCAGATGATTCATGCCGAATATAAGAAGGGAATAAAGGAAAAAGAAGAGATGCAGCGGCGGTTGTATCGGATTCGGATGAAGTCAGAAAAAAGATGATTTCATCAAGTAAATATGAGGCCTAGGGGGGTGCTTGAAAAAGTTTTCATCGAAAAACATAGAACCACAAGGCCTCTTCTCTCGCGAGAAAATGCCAAAAACAGTGAAGGGGGGTAGGGCAATGGGACGTCCGAGAAAAGTAGTGTCTATGTCGACAGGGAAAATTAGCAAGGCACAAAAGGCTGCCCGCGTTGAGGGAGAAAAGGCTCTGAAGGTCAGTCGTGATGAATTGAGAGCTCCAGATTGGCTCCCGGATAAAGCCGCCCTTGAGTTCGAGCGAGTTTGCAGGAATGCCGCAAAGCTGGGGATGCTCGATAATCTGGATTTGTCGGTGCTGGCCGTCTATGCGGACAACTACAACCGATATATCGAAGCATCGATGCAATTATCCATGCATGGGCATGTCATCACGACAGACAATGGGTATGCGATGCCGTCGCCGTGGATGTCAATCCTCAACCAGTCGGCGAAAAATATTTTCTCCTGCTCGGCGAAACTGGGGCTGGCCGTGACCGATAGGCTAAAACTTATTACGCCAGTCAAGAAAGAGAAAACAGTCAACAAGTTCATCAAATTCTTGGGCGATGGGGCAAATGGATAGAACCACAGAATATGCCAAACTGGTGCTGAGTGGCAAGCGGATTTGTGGCCGGTCAGAAAAGCTGGCAGCAGAACGCCACCTGAAGGATATGGCGAACAAATCCTCTGAGTGGATTTTTGACGCCAGGGAAGCCGAGCGACACATCGAAATAGCCAACACGTTGACAATCGGTGAGGGCGAAGCCCATGCGCTTCGGACACGCGGCTTCCAGAACTTCATTATCGGTTCACTCTTTGGGTGGCGGCGCAAGCGGTCAGATATTCGCCGGTTTCGTGAGGCCTATGTGCAGGTAGGCAGGCAGAACGGTAAATCATTCCTTGCCGGCGCCCTTGCCAATGATTTCGCCACTTTCGGCGGGTATCAGTATGGCCGTATCTTCTGTACGGCTACCAAGCAGGACCAGGCAAACATCGTATGGGATGAAGTTCGTAAGTTCATCGAGTCCGATAAAGACCTTGCTGAGCTCTACAAAATCAAGACATATGACAGAACCATAACGAGCCGGGTAACCGGCACCACAATCAAGGCCATCGGGCGCGATACAAAAAGCGCCGATGGCTTTCGTACTATCCTAGCGATTGTGGATGAGTACCACGCCCATCCCACTAATCAAATGTACAAACTGATGATGGACGGGCAGGACATGGTCAAAAATGCGCTGACGATAGCGATTACAACGAGCGGATTCAATCTGAAATCACCATGCTATGAACAGTATCAGTTCTGCAAGAAGGTATTGGAGGGGGTAGTTCAGAAGGATTCGCTCTTTGTATATATAGCCGAAATGGATGAAGGAGATGATATCTGGGAGCGGGAGAACTGGGCAAAATCAAATCCGCTCAAGCTCTTTCTGCCGGATGATGTCACGCTGGATGAAGAAAAGCTCAAAGTTGTAGCGTCCAAGGCGATTGACGCCAAGGAAAAGCAGGGCGAGGAGCTGGTCAATTTCAAGACCAAGACGCTCAATGAGTGGGTAACCTATACAGGCGGTGCACTCCTTGACCTTGCGGCTTGGAAGCTGTGTGGCAGTGATAAAACCATTGAAGATATGGCCGACTGCGATGCCTTCCTTGGAATTGACCTGTCAAGCGGCGGTGACTTAACGAGCATTGCCCTTTTGTTCCCGATGGCTTCTGACAATGTATATATCTGGTCGCACAGCTATATGCCGGAATTGCGGCTGGCGGAGCATATCAAATCCGATGATGCGCCGTATGGCGTGTGGAAAAATCAGGGACTTATCACGCTGACCAGCGGGATGTATGGGATAAAGACCGATTATAAGTACATCATCGCTGACTTGAAGCGGATTATTAAGCAGTACGGCATCCGCATTATCGGATGCGGCTATGATGCACATAATGCGGCGGCCTTTCTGGGAGATTTGGACGAGGTGCTGGATTGCGATATTACGGAGGTCAAGCAGTCTGCCCGATCACTTAATGACCCCACGAAAGACTTTGCCCTGTCAGTCAAGGCAGGACAGGTCAGCTACGACAAGAACAATGCGCTCCTGTCGTGGAGTGCTGCCAATGCCATCGTATCGGAGCCGAACAGCTTTGGAGAGATAAAGGTGGACAAGATGACACAGACGAACCGAATCGACCCCATAGATGCCATTTTGGATTCCTGGAAGGTCTGGTTTATCAGTAAGCAAAATAACAGCCCATCGGGCGAGGAGGCGTTACAGATATGGCTGGAGTCGCTGGGAGGTGAGAACGAATGAATTTATTTCAAAAAGTGAGAAGCTATTTTACGAATCAAAATGATACGCTGAGTCTTTCGGCGATTAATGAATTGTTTTTCTCGGGCGGTTCGGCTCAGTATGGGGCGGATATTACGGAAATAACATATTTCACCTGTCTCAAAACCTTATCTGAAGCACTGGGGAAAATGCCTGTATATCTGATGAACGAAGATAAAAAACGCATCACGAATCACGAAACAGCTCGTTTCCTCTCGGTATCGCCTAATGACGTCTATACGCCGATTCAGTTCTTCACCTATATGGAGTTTTGTAGAAACCATTACGGCAATGCCTACGCATACGTAGAGCGGCATAATAGCCATATCACTGGGGTTTATCCGCTGGATCCGCGAATGGTGCAGATTTGGGTAAACAATACAGATATGTTCACGAAAAGGAAATATACGTATTACTACACGGATGAACGGAGTGGAATGGGCTATTGGCTGGACCCGGAGGATGTGCTGCATGTCAAATCGTGGGTAACGGATAGGAGCGGCCTTGCCGGAAAATCCGTGAGGGAAATCCTTGCCACGAATATGGCGGGGTCCAAAGCATCACAGGCTTTTCTCAATGACTTGTATCAGAAAGGGCTCACAGCCAATGCAGTGGTCAAGTATGTAGGAGACCTCAGTCGTGAACAGCAAAAGGTAATGCTCAAGCAGATTGACAAGCAGGCTCGGGATGAAGGGCGACGGCTTATCACGTTGCCTGTCGGCTATGACATTCAGACACTTGATCTCAAACTGACAGATTCGCAGTTCTACGAGCTGAAAAAGTACAACAGCCTGCAGGTGGCTGCAGCGTTTGGCATCCAGCCGAATCAACTCAACGATTATAGCAAATCCAGCTATGCAAATAGTGCAGCGCAAAGCCTTAGCTTCTACGTCAACACGCTTCTGTACAATATCACGCTTTATGAGCAGGAGTTAAACCGGAAACTGTTGACAACTAAGGAACAGAGGCAGGGGCTTGGCTTCAAGTTTAATGTCTGGACGATTTTGCGCGGTGATCCTACACAGCAGGCTGATGTCCTGCAGAAGATGGTTGCCAGCGCGATTTATTCGCCAAATGAAGCTCGAAGCAAGCTGGACATGCCGCCTACGACTGGCGGAGACGTTCATATCGTCAATGGCTCATACGTGAAGCTGGAGGACGTCGGACTTGCCTATACGGCGAAAGCAATGCAATCAGCGGAAGGAGGTGACGACAATGCTGAAAATCAAAAATAGCGCATATAGTGCAGATATATATATCAGCGGCGCAATCATCGATGATGAAGATGGGGGCTGGCTTGAGTCCTGGAAAGACTCTGGTACTGGCTACGAGTGGCCTAATAATATCAAAGCCAAGCTCGCGGAAATCGATGATGATGCACCGCTTACAATCTACATCAATTCGGATGGTGGCAGTGTACCGGCAGGCGTAGCGATTGCGAATATGATTGCTCGCCACAAGGGAAAGACAACTGCCGTGGTAGATGGCTGGGCGTGTTCGATTGCGACTCAGATATTCTTTGCTGCAGATGAACGAAAGATTCCCTCCAATGCTTATCTGATGATTCACAAGCCGAGCACATGTGTCTGCGGAAATGCCGATGACTTCCAGCAGGCCATCGATACGCTGAATGTATTGCAGGAAGGGTTGGAAACCACTTACCGCAAAGCCGCCTGTGAGGGGGTAACGGATGAGCAGATTCATCAGATGGTGGAGGACACCACCTGGCTGACGGGCGCGGATGCTGCAGAGCTTTTCAATATTGAACTGCTCGAAGCGACGCAGACTGCTGCATGTGCCAGTGGTTCCGTCAAGTTCAAGAACATGCCAAAGGGCATCAATTTTGCGGACAGGAAGCCGGTACCTGAACCGCAGGATGCAGATAATTACAAAGTTAGGGCTGCTATTCAGCTCGCAATTATGGAAGGAGAGATTCTCGATGAAAAAATCTGACGAACTCAAGAAAGTCGTTGACGAGCTAAAAGCAAAAGCTGAACAGCTCCAGACGGATGAACAGTATGATGACGCTCTCAGCGTTGCCAATGAACTGAAAGACGCTATCCGCGACTACAAGACCGCCAAGGCCATTGAAGAGGCTGAGGCTACCAATTTCATCAAGGATGCGACCCCGGCAACGAAGAAATCGCAGGTCAGCGATTCCGTTATGCGTAACCGTATCTTCAATAAACAGGTATTCGGCAAAACGTTGAACGAAGAGGAAATGGCCTTCCTCAACACGGCAGGCACGCCGGGACAGGTTGAAGCTACGCCGGCAAAGGGCGGTTACCTCGTACCGGAGGAACAGATTGCACAGCTGACAGAGTTCCGCCGTGCATACACGGCACTGAAAGATTACACTTCTGTTCGTACAGCCAAAAGTGATAAAGGTAAATTCCCGACGATTGGTGCTGAGACCGGGACGCTGACTGCATTTGACGAACTTACGGATATCGGCAAATCGGATTTTGACTTCGGTCAGCTCTCTTATGAGATTAACGATTATGGCGATATTATCCCGGTATCGAATCAGCTCCTGCAGGATGTCGATATCAATCTCATGGGAATCATTGGTCAGCGTTTCGCCCGCAAGGCAATCAATACGGAGAACGCTCAGATTATTGCCTTGCTCAACACGTTATCGGCATCGGCCATCACGGATTACAAAGGACTGACGAAAGCTATCAATGTTGAGTTGGATCCTGTCTTTGCTGCCAATGCGAAAATCTTCACGAATCAGGACGGTTTCCAGTGGATGTCCGAATTGCAGGATGGTCAGAACAGACCGCTGCTGGTGCCGGATGTTACTGCTGCAGATACCTATCGTTTCCGCGGTAAGGAGGTAGTAGTCCTTTCCAACAATGACCTTAAAACCACGGGGCCCACAGCCAAGAAGGCCCCGATGTATATCGGTTCGATGTCCGATTTTGCGGCATTCTTCCAGCGTTTGGGCGTTGAGGTTGCTGTATCGAACGAAGCAGGCTTTGTACAGTACGCAACGCTTATCCGTGCGGTCGAGCGCTTTGGTGTGACGAAGGTCGATACGGATGCCCTGAAAGCTTATACCGTAGCATTGTCGTAAAGGCGGTGATGGCTTATGGCTATCACACTGGATGAAGTAAAAGTATACCTCCGCATCGATAGTGATGCGGAGGATGCTTTGCTGGAACGTCTGATGGCAACGGCCTATGCTGTTGTTGCTGGGGCGGTAGATAACTACAAGCTCATTACCCAGCTAAAGCCTGACTGCGAAAAGTTGGGCGATATGACGCAGTTGGCCTTGATTGCGGACTTGTATGAGAATCGCAATTTAGAGGGAGAAACACCGCAGAGTTATAGCCGTATCGTGGAGACGATGCTCCATCAATTGCAGTATAATACCGATATGACCAAGGAAGAACTCCAGACACTGGTTGATGCAAAATCGCCTGCCGAGTCGGCAGATCCAGCAGAATCGGCAGAACAAACCACGCCGGAATATTGGGAGTGATAGCGGATGATTATTGGGAAATTGAATCATAGGGTTACACTCTTGCAGTATTCTGCTGTTGCTGAGGATGAAGGCTTTGGCCCTATCAAAGAATGGCAGGAGATTGCAACGGTCTGGGCTCAGATTCATGCACCGAGGATTCAGGCGGTAGCTGCAGTTGGAAGCGGCGATGCGGTAATTATCACGCAGGGTATCACGATCCGAAAACGTGATGGCATCGAAAAAGGCTGGCGAGTTCGTTTGAATGGCGCGCTCTACGACGTCATTCATGTGGACTGCTCGAAACCATCACAGCTTACCCTGATGACAAGAAAGGTTGATACGTAATGAGTAAAGGATTCTTCATCAAGATGGACCTTGACAAAGTTGCTTATCAGGCTACGGCTGATATCAACCGATATAACGCGAATACGCAACGCGGAATCCGGCGCGTGATAGCAGATGGTGTACAGTCGACTTTTGAGACGGCAGTGAATCGAGCCCCATATGGACCGACAGGAAACCTGAAGACAGGCATCAAGAAAGAAGTCCGAGGTTCTCACGGTGTGGTCAAGTCAACCTCGCCGCATTCGCATCTGGTAGAGTTCGGCACAGGACCTCGTATTGTTGGCCCAGTAAAACGAGTAGCATTGAAACTTCCACATTGGCCAGGCTATGTAAAAGGCGATATCTATAACGGAAAAATGCCAAAGGCTCCATTCATGAAACCCGCTGCCGAAGAGAATAAACCAAAAATTGAAGCCGCAATGGAGGAGGTGCTGCGCGGTGAGAATCATTAAGACTATCCCGACAGTATCGCTCCAAAAAGCGGTATTCAAGTTGCTGTCAGAGGGACAGAGTAATAAGGTATATGGCCAAGTGCCCGAAAATGCAGTATTCCCTTATATTACAATTGATTCCATCACGGCAAAGCCATTGGATACTAAAAATAGTGTGCACTGGAATTGTTCCTTGACGGTCAATGTATGGGGAACTGAGGAAGGAAAACAAGCCGTATATGAGGCCGTATCCGATATTACGTACTTGATATCCAAATACGGCATTGAGAAGGTGGTTGTCGATGGTTTTGCGGTGCTGGATGCGCAAATCGATATGATTGAAACATTCCCAGAGCAAACCACCGGCTATCACGGACTCATTCAGATTAACTATCAACTATCCGATAAGGAGGAATGAAAATGGCACTTACAGAGAATCAGCTGCAGAACTTGCCGACGAACCCCGACCAGAGCGTTGCAGAGCTCGGCAAAGATAGTCTGCTCTATATTGATGGCGGTACGAATTCGAAGCCGGACTGGAAGCTCGTCGGCGGTCAGCGAAATTCGCCGATTAACCAGTCGGCTACGAGCATCGATGCATCGCATAAGACGAGCGGCGGCTGGGCTACAAACCTCGCCGGCATCAAATCGTGGACATGTGCTTATACTGGCCTGCTGATTATGTCAGACGATGGCCTGCAGGTATTGGAGCATTGCTTCCGCAACGACAAACAGGCTCACGTCAAATTCGTCTATAAAGACGGTTCGTATCAGACGGGCTGGGCGGCAGTTACGCAGTTCAATAAAGATACGAACTACACGTCAGTGGCAACGGTTAGCGTAACGCTTTCTGGTGTTGGTGCAATCAGTGAAGTTACGGCCGCAATGACTACACCAACTACGGGCGGAGAGTCTACTGGCGGCACGACTTCCAGTGGCAAAACGACGGGCAATCCCTGATTTGTGAGAAAGGAGATAATAAAATGAAGAAAGCAACGACGTTTGAAGTAGGTGGAAAGCAGTACACTTTCCTCTTTACCAATCGCTCGTTGGCAATGATGGAGCGGTCGATTGGCCGCTCCATTTTGTCGATTATGAGCAGCGGACAGTTGGAAATAATGCAGGCTATGACGATTTCGACGATAGCGGCAGGCGTAAAATACGGTTTACAGGAACTTGGCGATAAGGATGCCTACGATGTTATCGATGAAATCTGTGACGCTGGTGGTTCGATTGATGTGATTGCGGCAAATCTCATTTCGTCCTTGCTTGCTACCGGGCTTTTTACCAGGGGGACGGCTCCCGAGATAAAAGCCGACAAAGTGGCGAAACAGTAAAATCGTTCGAGGAATGGTACGAAAAAGCTGAGGATATCGCGTATCGCATCGGAATCAAGCCTGCAGAGCTTGATGATATGCAACCGAGAGAGCTCTATAAGATGATGGACGCCTATCGGGAACGCAATAAGGATGAGGATAGAAAGCGTGCATATCTCACAACGTGGATAGTCAATCCACATCTAAGAGAGCCGGTTAAACCGGATGATATCTTCAATCCGATGTACTATTCTGCAGAAGAAATAGAGAAAATGAAGCAAGAGAAAGCAAAATCGGACTTAAAATACTTAGAATCGTTCAAAGAAAAGGGGTGACATATTTTGGCTACAATATCCGAGCTGTTAATCAAGATTGGTGCTGATAATTCGGGCCTGTCGAAGGCATTGGACAATACCAAGCAGCAGATTGATTCGACATTTAAAGATGTGTCACCGCTTAATGAGATGCAAGGCGCGTTAACCGGCACGACGAACAAAGTTGAAGCCTTGCTGGGCTCATTCACGAAGTTTGCGGCAATGGCAGCGGGCGGTTTCGGCATGACGTCACTGATTTCGGCATCAGTTGAAGCTGGAGAAAGCCTTTATCAGCTTCAGCGGAGGCTAGGCGTTACCACAGCTGAGGCGGGAGAATTTAAGAAAATCCTCGCGCTCACAGGTGGTGATGCGGATACCGCGTCCGTTGCTATCATGCGAATGGATAAAAATATCAGTGGCTCGTCGGAATCGGCTAAGAAAGCCAAGGCTATCTTTGAAGCTGTTGGCGTTTCCATGACGGACCAAAACGGCAAGCTCCTGCCGGTCAACAAACAGCTTGAACAATTGGCTGAGGGCTATCGAAAGGCCACTGAAGCGGGGTACGGGCAGGAATTCATTATGAATACGCTGGGGTCCCGCGGTATGGCCTTGACCAAAACGCTGCAGAATTTTGCTGAAGCGAAAGAAAACGCTGCCAAGGTGCAGAGTAATGGGCTGATTGACCCCGAGGAAATGCATAAGCTCGACCAAGAGATGAAGGTCATAAATATGCAGCTCGGTCAGCTCAAAACGGCGGGCGGTGCGGCTTTTGCTCCGATTGCTAAAGAATTCCTGCCGGTTATCTTGACCGGTTTGCAGGACACGGCCAAGTTTATCAAAGAGAATTGTGCGGCGATCAAGGAGACGACAAAAGATGTTGTGGCATTGATTGCCGTCTATAAGTCCCTGCAAGCGGCCCGTGCTATTGCTATGAAAGTCAACCATGTCGTTGGTGGCCTGACAGACCATACTGAAGAACTCAAGGCAAATGAATCCAAGGAAACAGAGCTGACAGCGCAACAGGAGCGGGCCATTGCTCGACGTATCAAGAATATCGAGAAGCAATCCATCGCTGAAGAACGTGCTTATGCTAAAAGCGTAGCTAAAATGGAGGTTTCCGAAGAGGAAAAATCCAAGCTGATTGCCAAGCATATCGTCCAGCGCGAGAAGTTGGCCGCCGAAGCGGCAGAACGTGAACGCCTCATCATGACGGAAATGTTCGCGAAAATCAACGCTGAGCGTCAGATTTCCGTGGCGAAAGCGGCGACGGCATACTCCGAAAATGCTACAGCGGCGCAGGCAGCATACACACGAATAGTGGCGGCTAATACGAAAGCGGCAGCATCGGCCAATGAAATTGTTATTGGCAATGCCAGGGCGGCACAGAGTGAGGCGGCGAAAGCAGCGGCGTCCGTAACGGCATCCAGTACGATTGTAGCCAGCAACACGGCGGCTAAAGCGGCTATTGTTGAAACGACAGTAGCACAGGATGCCCTCACGGCGTCCGAGGTTATTACAGGCGATACTGCCGTTGTACAGGGAGAACGCAAAGTAGCATCGGAGGCGGCAGCCAAGGCGGCAGTCGTAGAAACTACGGTAGCGCAGGATGCCCTTACGGCGGCTGAGGTTGTCACTGGCAATACGGCAGTTGTGCAGTGTTCCCGTACAGCCGAAGCATGTGCCGTGGTTACAGGTGCGGTCGGCAGACTAACCAGCGCAGTATGGGCATTGGAACAAGGTTGGTGGGGCGTGTTCGCCGCGGTAGTGGCAGTAATAAACCTATCTGCACAAAGAAGTACAACAATCGGTCAAAATATCGGCAATCAATACACCTCACTAAGCACAGGCCGGACAGCTAAGTTTGAAAATGGGAAATTTGTACGAGTAACTGATGAAAGTAATGACATATCACAATCGGTCGTCGCGGCCATGCCGAGTAGAGACGACTATGACGAAGAAGGTATGGGGGATGACGTACTTGATCCTGATAGTACCGACCTTGAGCGATATGGTGGTACCAATGCAACAGAAGGTGCTGGCGCGCCCAGTCCTGGCCCTACTTATACGGTTGATGATTTGACAGAGGCTGAACAAGCAGAAGCCTTTGGTAAATCGGAGTTTGGTAAGCAACAGGTATTAGCCGAGCAACAGGCCGCTGCTGAAGCCGCCGCTGCTGAAGCCCAACGCCAGCAAGAAGAAGCAATGAGGAATCTATTTGCCTCTACCGGCAATGTTATGGGTGCGGGCGGTGGCGCAGGCGGCGGTGGTGGTTCGTCAAGTGGCGGGGCCGCACCGGCACCCGTTGAGTATGACGTACCGATCGGCGAATATGTCGCACAGGTGGCAACGGAGAACTTCCAGCAGGGGGATCAATGGCGCGGCACGCTTGGCAATGATGTAGCAGGCTGGTGTGATGACTTCACGCATGAGGTTTATAAACAGGTTTTTGAGTCCCTTGGGCGAGCCGATCCGTTCGATGGTGTTGTCAATGACGATGACTTCAAAGCGGCAGGTGCTTATCACGATGGTTCTCTTTCGGAAATCCGTGCTCAGCTTCAGCCGGGTGATTTGATTGACACACCGGGACATGTCGGTATCTATATTGGTAATGGTATGGTCCGTTCTCGTCAATCTTCGGCGGGGATTAATGACTTGTCTCTAGATGATTTTGATTCGACCTTTGGCGGTATCATCGGTTTTGGCTCCATCGCCGAAGCATCGGGCGGCCAGACTGTAAAGTCAAGTCAGATTCATGGGGATGGTGCGACGCGAGAAGCACAGGAAGCCGCTCGGGCTCTTGCTAATGCACGAAAAGAAGCTACTGCATTGATGCAGACCATGAGGGATGCTGTACAAGCAAATGACGGACCCGAATATCAGACCAACATGATAAAAAACATCGAGGACGTCATGCGGAAGAAACAGCAAATCAATAAGATTGCCGCTACGCCTGGCATTGACCAGCAAACTGTTGATTCTCTGAACAAGGAACTCGAAAAATATGCCAAATCGATTGACAAGAAGGTTAAAAAGAAATGGCGCGAAGCATTCCAAGAAATGAAAGACGCTGCATCAGTGGCTCATGCACAGGTTAAGCATGATTATGAGGCGTTTGCTGATGCGGAATTCCGTACGACGCTACATAAGCTTGATAAAGAGCGTGAAGCGAAAGAAAAAGCCCTCATGAAGGATAAGAAGGACACAGAAGCTCGTGCAGTTATTAATGATTGGTATCATGCACAGGTTGAAGCAGCTTTAGAAAAGCGCAATAAGTCACGACAGGAGGCCCATGAGAAATATATCAATTGGCTGGCCGAGGAGGGCAGGCTTGAGCAGATTATTGCTGACCTGAACACAGAAACCAGCTCGAAAAAAATGGTAAATTCCATTGATATTGCTGGTCAGAAGAAGCTGGCTCAGACGTATGTAAGTATATGGAAAGATGCTCATGGTTCGATGTCAAGCTATATCGCGGATGTATCCACATCGGTATATAGTTCGCTCACGGATTCCATGACGGAATTCATTCGCGGCGCCAAATCTGCTAAAAGTGTATTACAGGATTTTACGAACTCCATCCTCCAATCAATGGCTAAAATCGCGGCCCAGCGACTGGCAGCTTCGTGGATGACGGAACTGCTTGGGGCGTTCAGCAGCACACGAAAGAGCGGATTTACCCTTGGAACCGGGGAAAAGCTGGATCCATCATTCGGATATACCGGATCAGTGGTGACGGGGTTTACCAAGTTTGCAAAGGGCGGTATTGTCACAGCTCCGACCTTGGCTATGATTGGTGAAGCGGGAGAAAACGAAGCGGTCATTCCGCTGAATCATGAAAATTTATCCGCTATGGGCGGAAGGTCGAAAAGCGGCGGAATGGTGGTGAATATCACGAATAAAACAGACAGTAAAGTCAGCGTGCAGAGTTCCAGCTACGATGAGGGTCTTGAAAAGTGGGTGCTGGATGTCGTGGTAGATGGAGCGTCCCGTAACCGGGGCGGCTTTGGTACGAATCTGAAAACGGCTTTGGGAGGTCAGGCATAATGACAGACATATATACTTTACCGGATATCGGTGAGCCAAATCTTCCTGTCTCGTCGAACTGCGGGGATAGCTACAAAGTAAAGAGCCAGGACAGCACTATCAGCACGACGTCGGACGCACACTACAAGCATACCAGGCCACGAACCACGCGCATGATACGCATTTGGACGTTTGCCTGGGTGGGCATGAAGCAGGAAAAATATGATCTGCTGATGGATTTTTGGTCAAAAGTAGGGACATTCCAATCGTTCAGCTGGAAAAACTGGATGGACGGCAAGACCTATCTGGTACGCTTTAGCGGCGCGTTTGAGTGGCAGGAGAATTATCCCTATGGCTGGCAGGGCTCGCTGTCATTTGAGGAGGTATAAGCGTGTTCAAGTTTTCTAAGATAGCCACACTCGAAAAAAACAAGCTCTCGACCGATGCGCCATTCCTCGTATGTATCGAGATGAAAAATGACATGCTGGATGAGCCTGTCCGGCTGGTTCGCAACACGGAAGATATCACATGGAATAAAAGCACATGGTACGCTTATCCGGTGGAGGTTGAAAACTATACGGAGGATGGCAAGACACTGCCAGCGCTCAATCTGAAAGTGTCAGCTGGCGGCGGTACGCTCGTAACCTACCTGCAGAAATACAACGGTCTGGCTGATTCTATAGTGAACTTGTACATCATCAACGCCAAGCTGCTTGGCGCCAGCACACCGGAGATGGAGCTGGCTTTTCAGGTGACATCGACCAGTTATGACGAGCAGTGGATTACATTTACACTGGGACCGTCGCCGGAGCTGGCGAACCGTTTCCCGGCTTGGCGGTATCTGACCGATTTCTGTCCATTTGTTTGCGGAGATATCCGCTGCGGCTATCAGGGAACCAAAACCTGCCAGAACAATCTGGCGTCCTGCCTGATACCGGAACGGTTCGGCGGGGAACCGGGCATCCAGACGGGGAGATGATATCATGTTTACCTATATCGATTTGATCGGCGTGCCATATCAGGATGGTGGCCGTGATGAAAAAGGAATGGACTGTTGGGGACTGGCAAGGGAGCTGTTTCGGCGGCAGGGGTATACCTTGCCGCTTTATCCGATTGATCCGCGGGATCCAAAGAAAGTGGATGCGACAGCGCACCGCGTTCTCTCGGCGTGGTGGAAACTATCCGTACCCACTGTTGGATGTTTGGTTCTGCTGAAGCTCTCTACAGGATTATGGGCCAATCATGTAGGCATTTATATTGGCAGCGGACGGTTTATTCATGCCTATAGCGGTGCCGGTGTATGTATAGATCGTCTGCGTCGATGGCAGTCAAGAATTGCTGGCTATTATATGCCGGGAGGTAGAAATGGTACAGATAATTGAGATACAGAACCCTTTTGAGCCAGAAAAGTGTGAGTATAAGGACCTGTATTGTACGGGCGGCAGATTGCCGGAATACATTGCCGTTGAGGGGCGGGATGTTTATATTGACGGAAAGTGCGTGGAACAGCCGGAGAAGGTCACGCCGACTGACGAGATGCAGATTCTCGTCACTCCACATATTGCAGGACATGGTCTAAAGCGCATCCTCGGCTTTGCAGCTATGATTGCACTGTCCGTCTATTCCGCCAACATCGCGGGCGGCTTGTGGGCCAAAGCCGGAAGCTTTTTCGCCAAGGGGGCGATTGGTTCCGTTCTGGCATCCGGGGCAGTGATGTTCCTCGGCGGTAAAGTCATCAATGCGATATTCCCTCAGCAGTCGCCGTCTCTGAGCTGGAATGACCGCCAGTCATCGCAGACCTACGGCTGGGACCTGCCAACGCCAACTACGGTGGCAGGCAATATCATCGGCGAGACATACGGCGAATGTATTCCGGCCCCGCAGCTTTTAGAGCAGCATGTCGAGACGGTCAATGATAAGCAGTATCTGAATCTGCTCTACTGCGGCGGCTACGGCCAGGTCGATGAGATCAAGGACATCCGCATCGACTACACCGATATATCGAATTTCAACGAAGTACAGATTGAAACGCGCCTCGGCACGAACGACCAGAAGCCGATATCGTTCTTCAAGAACACTCCGCTTGACCAGTCGGTCGGCATCGAGCTCTTGAAGGATTCGGTGATTTCCCGCACGTCAGACAGTACAAAGGCAACTGCGCTGGACGTAACGCTGGAATGGCCGGCAGGACTCTATCATATGAACGATAACGGTTCTTATGGCAATGCGACGGTGAAGTTAAGGATAGAATACCGTCTGCGCGGTGAGACTAATTGGAATAATTTCCACCGCAATAGCGACGACTATGTATACGAAGTGACCGGAGCCACGAATGAAGCCCTTCGGCGTACTTTCAGCGTTACCGGGCTCACGGCCGGTCAGTACGAGGTGCGGGTGTCGATGGTAGACAAGCCCTCTACCTCGCGCTATCAGAGTATGACACAGTGGTCGATACTGACGTCTTACGTTGACGGCATTTACTGCCGGCCGGGCAAGGTACTCGTAGCGCTGCGCATCAAAGCCAGCAATCAGCTATCAGGCGGTGTTCCGTCGCTGAACTGGCGGCAGGTACGCAAGACGGTATGGGTACACAACCCGGAAACGGATACCTACGAAGAAAAGCCGGCAGACAATCCGATATGGGCCACCTACGATATCCTGCACGGCTGCAGACGGCTGAAAAATGTCCATACTGGCGCATATGAATTTACAGTGGCAGGCTATCCGGCCGACTGCTTAGATGCGTATTACGAGCAATGGACGGAAGCGGCTGCTTATGCAGATGAAGAGATCACCAATCAGGACGGAGAAAAAGAACCGCGCTTCCGGTTTGATGCGTTCTATGATACTAGTCAGAAACGCTGGAACGCGGCACAGAAGGCCGCGAATGTCGGTCACGCGGCCATTATCCCGCATGGGCGCAACATCGGCATTGTCGTGGATAAGCCGGGGCAGATCACACAGGTATTCGGCGAGGGCCGTACCACGGTTTCCTCGGTCAAGGGTTCCTTCTCGGCGACTGCTGACCGCGCCAAGGCGATAGAGATCACCTATAACGATAGCCAGAACGATTTCAAAAACACCGTCATGACAGTACGGTCACCAAACTACAATACCGACCACGCGAGCGACAACACGTCCCAGATGACGCTGTTCGGCGTGAAGCGGCGGTCACAGGCGTACCGTGAGGCTATTACGGCTCTTGCGACAAACGAGAGACAGCTGCAGTTTATCGAGCTGTCGGCGGATATCGATGCCATCGTGGCGGAGTACGGAGATATTGTCGGCTATAACCACACGGTAAGCCGGATCGGCATAGCGTCGGGGCGCATCAGGGCGGCGACAGAAACCACGGTTAGGCTGGATAAGGCCGTGACCATGGTTGATGGCAAAGACTATGAAATTTATATCACGCTTTCAGATGATACGGTGGTAAAGCGTCAGGTAGTAGCAAAAGCCGGGACTGTCGATACTATTACGGTGTCAGTGCCATTTGACGAAGTGCCGCAGACGTTTGACACCTACGCATTCGGCGAGACGGATAAGGCAGTAAAGCCGTTCCGCATCGTCAATGCGAGCCGCGACGGCGATATGTTGGTCAGCCTGAAGCTGGCCGAGTATGACGAGGCAATGTATTCAACAGAACTGGACTACAGCCGCTATCCGGTTATCGATTACAGCAATTCGCCGACAGCGGCGACGGTCAAGGCTGTCACGGCCAAAGAGCAGAGCTATCTCAATGGCCGCTCGTCCGTGTCGGACCTCCTTGTGAACTGGACGCTTTCAGGCGGCACGCCGCCGGATAGCTATACTGTCGATTGTATCAGCCGGGACTCGGCGTTTACCCAGACGATCAATACGCGTATGACCTCTTGTCTTTTCCACGCTGTAAAGCCCGGCGAAACGTATGACATTATCGTGCACAGTGTCCTGGACGCAGTGACAATCGGGAACACGGCAACCTATATCCATGTTGCCGGTCATGCGGTTCCGGGGGAGAATGTTTCCCATCTTACCGCAATGCCGGTTGTCGGAGGACTGCGGCTCACATGGTCGCCGACCGGCGAGTACGGGGCAGTTGGATACAATGTGTATCGCGGCGCCAAAGGCGCGGACCTGTCAAAGTGCGAGCTCATTGCGAAAGGGATTACCGGCATGGTACTGGATGATCCACGAGATAGTGTTGGAGAATGGCAGTATTACGTCAGCGCGGTAAGCAGCAGCGGGGCACTGATGGGAAACGCTGTCACGACACTCGGTCAGATAACAGCGCCGGGTGCGGTCAAAGGGGCCACAGCGCGAAGCATCTATCGCCGCTATAATGATGGCTCGGCAGGATACGATATTGTCGTTGAGTACGCTTTGCCGCAGGATGACGTTACAACATCTGCAATCTGTTATTATAAGACCAATGCAGTCAGTATGACGGAGATCGGCACGATTCCCGAGGGATTGGCGGGCGATGAGACCGGCTATGGGGCAGATTGGCGGATTGCTGGCGAAAGCGCCGATCGGACGGTTATTTCCGGCGGGCAGATTGGCGATACGTATAAGCTGAAATTAGTATCAAAGTCAAAATATGGTTATGCATCGCCAAACCCAGTGAATATCTCTATCACAGTAGAACCGCGCACCGAAGTGCCGAATACGCCACAGAATTTCAGCTATGATTTCAGTCTGTCAGGCGGCTTCAGGTTCGCCTGGGATGATGTCGCAAACGCGGATGTGGACTTCTATGAGCTGCGTTATGACCAAACTCCAGGAGCGACTGCCGGCCTGATTGCCCGTGTGCAGGGAGCAGGCGCGATGATAAGCACACTCAGCCGCCGCAACGCTACGGTGTACCTTTATGCACATAACAGTGCGAAGCTGTATAGCTACCCGGCATTACTGAGCTATGATTTACCCAAGCCAGATGCCCCAAAATCAATAACCTTTGCCAGTATTCCCCGCGGCGTTCGGATAACATGCCCGTCTTTTACCTCACCAATTCAATGTATTCGCCTTTATATTACAGGGGAATCTTCATCGGATGTTATTGATACAAACAATTCATCTTATGCTTACTATGGCAGTCCGGGGATTTACTCTGTCCGTGCAACGTACATTGATCTGATTGGCGAGGGATATTCTTCGACAGAATACATGGCAACGATTGAAGCGACCTTTGATCCAGCATGGATTAGCGAAGAATCCATTGGATTGAAAAATATCGATGATACCTTGAAAAGCGCCCTTAAAGATGCTCAGACAGCCATTTCTGGTATTAACGAGGAAATTACTGGATTGAAACAAACTGATTCCGAGTTATCCAATGTCATAAAACAGACAAAGACGGATATGGAATCGGACATATCCAAGGCAGACCAAAAGGCAGATAGCATTAGTACCACCGTACAGAATCAGAAAAAAGAAATAGATGGGACGATAAGCGGATTATCCAGTAGAATCTGTCAAAATGCAAATAGTATCACCAATATTGTTACAGAGCTTGGAAAATCCCCGGATAAAAGCAGTTATTCGGCGATAACTCAGCTTCTCAATGGAATCAATCTGCGCGTCAAGAAAGAAGAGATTATCAACCAAATCAATATGACTCCATCTGGAACAACTATTGATGGTAAATATTTACATATCACAGGAACAACAAAAATTGATAACGATGTGATTGTTGGCGGCATGATAAAAGCCGGGGCAGTGACGGCGGATAAACTGAGCGCTGGGACAATATCATTAAGCAATAACCAAGGTATTCAAGGTGGGAATGTTATACTGAGTACCAATGGAATGACTTGTACCGACTCTAATGGGACTACCATTCAATTTGGACAGGATGGCATGGTATCTAAGGACAAAAATGGCAACAGCTTTGCAATCCTTTCTCAATGTATGATGGGCGTAGCAAAAAACGGTAAATATATAAAATTTAATAATCCGTGGACGGAAACGCCTGTTGTCATCATTACGCCTCAAAATGTACAGACAAATAATCCTGCATACTCCACATCGCAAGTAAGATTGCATTGCTATGCAGAGGATGTATCTGTCAATGGCTTTCGCGTGAGGGCATATAGCGGTATTGCAAATGGTTCTGGCTCATTTGCGCAGTATCAAGAGTGTGGCTCAATGAGCTGGACAATTTGGAGAGATAACGGGGCTGCCGGCAATATGCGACTACCATATGGCAGTCGCTCTATTACCTTTACTGTAAAAATGCCAAGTAATGCAAGCCGTGTTGTTTTCCATGGTAGATTCGGGATGCATCTCAATTATAAGTATAGGAATTTTGTTAGATTTCCAAATAGCGCATCTCAGAATATATCTATAAGATGCAATGGCAAAGAAACATACAATGGTATGTTTTTTTCTGGTGCTAATAATAACGAAATCCACGGGAGTACAGGCAATCATAACATTGACGAATACTGCTCATATACATCAAATGCATTTACAGTCGCACAGGGGAGCGAATTAACATGTACATTAACACTTAACCCATGGACTGAGCATGACGGCGATGGTTCGGATGATCTTAGAGTATGGCTCATTATTGATTCGCTTGACGTGTATGTTGACGGTGAACAGATACTTGATAATGACGGGACAGGCGCCTTCTTTGTCGTCAATAGTAGCAATGGATTGTATACAATTACAGATTGAAGGTGAATAATACAATATGTTAAACGCAGGATTCCAATATTTAGAACAACGAGACGCAAATGACACCATCACGAAAAACGGCGTAGTGAGCAAGAATAGCCCTTTTGCTACATCGGACAATAGTGGTATTTATGATGTAATCGCTGAGAATTTCCGGGCGATCAAGTATATGCTTGACACAGTATCGTCAAGCAATGATTTGTCCTCTATTCGTGATGAAGTCAAAACGATGTATGACGATATGAGGACGAATGAGAAGTTTGGCAGTATCGAAGCGACGGAGCAAGCGGCGATAGCGAAGGAACAAGCGGCGATAGCCACTGAAAAGGCAAAGGAAGCCGCTGCATCGCTTACTTCCATTACGGACAGCAGCAAGGATATATCGGCGAATATCAAAACGATAAACGATAGTATTTCTGCTGTAAAGACATACCTTGATACGATCCAGTCGGTACAGAAAGATGTTGCCGATAATGCTCAGGTAGCAGCCAATCAAAAAACGGCGGCAAAACAGGCGGCAGACGAGGCGGGTACATCGGAAACCAATGCCGCATCCAGTGCCGCATCCAGTGCTGCATCGGCAAGTGCGGCAAAGGACTCTGAGACAAATGCAAAGACCAGTGAAACGAATGCAAAGACCAGTGCATCCAGCGCGGCAAGCAGTGCAGAATCCGCACAGAACGCAAAAGATTCAGCGGAATCTATTAAAGATACGGTCATGTCATTGAAAAGCGGTGCTGAGAAAGCCATATCGGACCATAACAACACAATGACTGCGAATAGTGAGTCCATGCAGGAAACGTTGTCGTTGACGAATCAGGCATACAACAAGGCAAATGAATCTGCATCGACTGCGGAAATGTGGGCAGAGGGCGATGTTCCCTCTGAGAATGTCACCGGAGGCGATGGAGTTATTACGGTTATTGCGCATAAATCGTCCAAGGGATGGGCATCTGAATCGAAATCGAGTGCTGAATCAAGCGCTGCCTCTGCTGACAATGCCAGTAAGAGTGCATCGGATGCACATGAATATTTGGACACGGTTGCGACAAATGCAAGCAAGTCCGAGGCATCGGCAACGGCAGCAAAACAGTCGGAGGAGAATGCACTTAGTCATGCCAATGGTGCAAAGACCAGCGAGTCTAATGCGAAAGCATCGGAAACCAATGCGTCTACCTATGCGAACATGGCAAAGGCATGGGCCATGTCAGGGGATTCCCCGGACGACGCATTTGACGCTGACGCTGATGGCGGAAAGACGATGAGTTCCAAAACATGGGCAATGAAAGCCAGGTCAAGCGCACAGTCGGCTTCGGACAATGCGAAGGAATCCAAGGAAAATGCCAATAACGTAGCTACTGCATTACAAAATATGCAAGCGGTTCAGTCGAATATTCTGTCCATTCAAGAGCAAATCAAAAAGTTGGAAAAAGAAGCCAATAAATGTCTTTCCGATGCACAATCCATACGGGACAGTATTTCCAGTTCCGTGGTGTACAAGGGGGCTGTCGATACTTATGCCGCATTGCCTACGTTCAATAAGGTCGGCGATATGTACAACGTTGCCCATGCAGATTCTGACCATGGAATTAAAGCGGGAGACAATGTGATTTGGAATGGGACCGATTGGGATAATACTGGCGGCACAATAGACACATCAACTTTTGCTCAGATTGGTTCTGACGTATCGTTTGGTACAGTCACCGCAACAACATTTAAGGGGAAAGCGGATGCAGCCAAGTTTGCTGACAGTGCATCAAGTGTTGCGTGGAGCAATGTGACGGGAAAACCAACGTCAATGACGGCAAACGGCGGTAGTGCCGATACGGCAAAAGTTGCAGACAGTGCAAAGATATGTACCGGTAACAGTGCAAGTGCATCGAGCGTATCGTGGAGCGGGGTAACGGGCAAACCGTCAACGTTTGCGCCAAGTAGTCATACCCATGATTACTTACCCGCATCTGGTGGCACGCAACGAGGCAACATTTACTTTTCTGAGATTGGTAATACGGCTAAAAGTGCCGGTATGACGTGGAAAGGCTCAACAGATGGCGCGGATATTTATTATCAGACTACTGCTGCTGACCAAGGCAATCTCGTATTTAATCTCCGTGATGATGCCAATTGTTATCTCCGTATTGCATACAATGGCGATTTCAAGAGCTATTTCTCGCCGTCCGATGGTAATTTCCACGGGAATGTCAACGGAAAAGCGGATGCAGCCAAGGTTGCTGACAGTGCATCGAGTGTTCCGTGGAGCGGGGTGACGGGAAAACCATCGGCCTACAAGCCGGCGTCCCATTCTCATAGCTGGGACACGACAACGGGCAAGCCGGGTGGCATTGTCAAGGTTGCCGGATGGGATGGGTCGACGCTGAGTCTTACGACCTGTACCTGATGGATGTGCTTTTCTTTATAAAGTATGGAGGGGTGACATGGGAAATTTTTTGTACGGAGGGAAAAAACCTGCCTCCATAAAATACAACGGTGCAGCGGTACAAGTATTGAAATATAATGGCGTAATCGTATGGCAGGCAATGGACAGTTATGTGATTACCGGTAAGCTGATTGGCAAGGGGATAAGGCATAGCTGGGATTGCAACTGTGAAATTGACGATTGCCATAGCGAACAAAATTGTGATTGTAATTGCTCGAACAGTGCAGATGACTATGAATATAGTTTGCAATTGACGTTCAGCGGAGTAAGCCGGTTTCCGATCAAGTATGTATCAAAATCCGGTGCGACGGTCAGTATTGAAAAATCTGCTGTTTCCGGCAGTGGCAGCACCTATACGTATACGTCGGGAACGTTTAACGTCAATCAGCCGTCTATGACTGGGAATTGCAGCGAAAGTTTTGATATGAACTCCGGAATCGAAGAATTGAAAAGCATTTATCCGGCGTCCGGTCTTAGTTCGTACAGCAGTATCGCTTCGATAAATATTACGGCTCAGAATAACGGCGTGTCGGAGTGCGTATAGGAATCCAATAACTGCCAAGACTGTAATAATTAAACTAGTTGAGGATGTGGTGCCATGTTATTTTCAATCTATCGAATTTTTCTGATGCTTGGGCCTGAATGCAACCTGCAATGTAAATATTGTTTGCAGCATGATATGGCTTCGACCAGCAGTAAACAGATTTCCCAAGAGGTAATCCATTGGATTAAGACTCAGGTTCGAAGCCAATCGTCAAAGTTTACGATAACGTTTTATGGCGGAGAGCCTTTGATTTATTGGGATGCGATTCAGCAAACCATAAGAGAAATTGGAGATGTGGTATCTTTTTCCATCATAACGAATGGAAAATTGCTGGATGAAGAGAAAGTGAATTATCTAAACGATCACAATGTTCATGTTGCTGTATCTTGGGATGGTAAGAATGTAATGGAAACACGCGGTTATGATGTTTTGAAAAACAATCCGAATATTCCATACATAAACAATTTGAGTATATCAGCGGTTTCGTCCAAAGCAAACTATCCAAAGGATTTTCTCGATAGTTTAGAGCCGTTTATGCAGACGTATTATGAGATACATCATTCTTATCCGGGGCTTAATATCGACACCATTATGGATTTTGGTCATTGTGCTGATTTGGCCGATATGGATTGTGATAAAATTTACCAGCAGATGCAGGAAATCGTTGCGACGGACAACAGGATTTATCATCTTTTCAAGCGTGATTTGATTCGAAGGGCTACGCTGTATTTCCCGCACGATACCGATAGAGCTGCTTGTGGCAACGGTATAAGCGTATGGAATGTAGATACGGATGGAAATATCTATCGCTGTCACAACTGCGGAGAAAAGATTGGTAGTATAGATGATGATCCGGTTAATGCTTTGATTCGGGCGGTAAGAAAAGACCCTACGGAAGAGAATTTCAAAATATGCAAGGAGTGTCCGGTGGTCAGCCTTTGCGGCGGAGGGTGTCCTTTGGTCAATCAGGCGGACAGGGAACGGTATTACTGTAAGATCAAGCGATCATATTACCTTCCACTGATTGAGTATGCAAATCGGAAAAATGAGGCAGGAAAGGAGATCGTGATTCAATGAATTTTTTGGATGAATTGGCAGATAAGATGCCTGAACATGACCGGTTACTCCTTGGCGGTATTGTCGGTTCCTTTACTTACAGATTGGGTGATACCTTGAGTGATACGGATATTCGCTATTATGTCATGCCGACGCTGGATGATTTACTTCGTAGCCGCAAACGCCGGAGGATATTTTTAGATGGGGAAAACGATGTCCAGGTTCATGACATCCGGCGCTTTCCTTATTTTTTGAATATGGGCGATTTGAATCAAATATCGGTTTTGTTTTCGCCTTTTTTGTATATCGGTGAATCTTATATTGGGTTATCCCATCTGCTTTTGGAACGGCGTGAAGAGATTGCTGAGGCCGTTTCCTCCAATATTTACAGTTGGGGGAAATCTATGTTCGAAAAAAAGATGGGACAGCTGGATAGCTTTAAATTGAATGAAATCGTATATCAGCGAAACGGATATAACACCAAGGCTGCAGCGCAGGCGATATATCATATTAAGATGATCGGGAAGTATCTGCATAATCTGGAATATAACGTAGAAAAACCTTTGGAGAACGCATTGGACTGCAAGGATATTCGTGAAGATATTCTCGCGGTCAAGGACGGAAAATATACACGGGATGAGTTTTTGAACATAGCCGATGACGCTTTTTCGTTGTATGCCGTGATTGATCGGAACAGTTATTCTAATATGCCCGGATGGGTTGCCTCGGCAATCAATGATGAGATCAAAAAACATATTGGTGATTAATGGAGGTGATGATCCCATGGAAAAGAATTGATAAACAAAAAGAGCAATTTGCATTTGGGGCATATTGCTATTTTTTGATTGGAGGAAGATACTTGGCAAGACCGCCGCCGGGGAATCATCCGGACACGATTCTGAATAAATAGTAGAGGTACACGACATGACACTAAATGACGCAGCTATGATCGTATCAATCGCAGCAGCGTGTGGAGGGGCGTTTTATAAGGCTTGTCTTGCGCCACTGCGGGAGAGTATCAATCGACTGAATAAACTGATTGATGAGCAGTCGAAGATGATTTCCAGCGATCGGGTGAAGATTGCTGAGATTGAACAGTCGTGCCGGTCGGCGCACCATCGCATTGACCGGCTGGATAATTTGATGGATGGGAGATGATAAGGTGATAATCACGACGGATATGATTGTGGGAACGGGACTTGTCGTTGCTTTACTCGCCGCCATTTTTTGCGGCGGGAGTACGGAGCTTCAAACGACGCTCGGCAGTGGCCTGATCGGCTACCTTGGGCGGACGGCGATCGGGCACGGAGGAGGAGATACGCATGGATAACCGCATACCGACCTTGCAGTATACGCCTTTCGCGGATGCGTTTTGGAATTTCGCGTCCCTGGCAAAGCAGTATCATTTCTACGATGAGGAGGTGGCGCGGATGGAACAGGCCATGCTGGACATGAATCCCTTTCCGCGCCAGAGAAAGGATGATGTGAAATGAAAGTATTTATCAATCCAGGACATGACACGACATACGACAGCGGCGCGGTCAATCCGAATACGGGGCTGCGTGAGTGCGATGTGGCGGCAGAAGTCGGCGCACGGGTCGCGGCTTATCTTGAGGGAGCAGGTTGTGAGTGCCAGCTGATGCAGAGCGACAACCTCGCACCGACTGGCGCAGGCCGTTCTGAGTATGCCGACAGACAGGGCTTGACGGTCACGGAGACGGCTAATGAGTGGGGCGCAGATGTGTTTGTATCTATCCACTGTAATGCGTTCAACGAATCCGCGCACGGTACGGAGGTCGAATGTTACGGTGCAGGAGAGGGCGCACGGCTGGCTGGCAATATCCAGAAGCAGATTGTCGGGGCACTGGGCACTCTTGACCGTGGCGTGAAATCCATGCCGCATCTTCTCGTGCTCAAATATACGGACATGCCCGCGTGTCTTGTCGAGATGGCGTTCATCGATAACGACGATGACGCGGAACTGCTGGCAAATAAGCAGGACGATTTCGCTCGTGCAATCGCGCGCGGCGTTACTGATTATGAGCAGTCTTTATAAATCGTTCGAACGATTCGCGCCAGCAATGACGCGGATTCGTGGGCTTTTCGAACGATTTTCGAACGATTGATTATAGATAGGAATAAATAAGGCCCCGATACTCTTACGAGCGTCGGGACCTTATTTTTGTGCAAAAAATATTCCGCGAAAAACATTCAAGGATGCAGGAGTATAAGCCAATAATGTAGTAATAATATATTGCTAGTAACAAAGATTTGTGATAACATAATTTGGTATAATTTAGGGGGAAGAAAATGTGTACTGATAAAGTTAAGGTTAGAATAGCCTATGATGGCAACGCTCTTTCTGATGGCACCATGGATGTTAAAGACCTAGCCCCGGCGTTGATGGCCTATGCTAACTTTATTATTAGAGCAAATCAAGTGATTGGTAATGAGGTACCAATCAATGTGAAGTTGAGAGCTGATGATGTACAAAAAGGTTCATTTGATTTAGTGTTGGAAGTAGTGCAGAGTCTTTTAGGACAGGCAAAAAGCCTGTTTAAGGTGGCTGAGAACACTGGCTTGAAAGATTTATCAGACCTTATTGGCATCGGAGAAACCATCGGCGGTACAATGACAAGTATATTCGGGTTCTTATTGCTTGTGAAAAAACACGGAGGCATTTTAAAACAGAAGCCGATTGAAAGTGGCGTGCAAATTACATTCAAGGATTGTGTTATACAGAATGTGACAAACAATGTGTACAATGTGTATAAAGACTATGAATCACGAAAAAATTTAGAGGGCGTAGTTGAGCCGCTGAAACGAGATGGCATTAGCAGCTTTCAGTATAGGGATGCAGAGAAACCTTCAAGTAAAGAGGCACTGCTAGTTATTAACAAGGATGATATACAGGCATTTGCTTCACCGGAAAAAGCAGAGGGCGAGCAGATTGTTAATGAAATTTCTGGCAGGATGGTTTTTCACATAGTCGGCATAGTATTTGATGAAAATCAAAAATGGCGATTCTCTGATGGAGAATCGACTTTTTGGGCAAAAATTGCAGATAACGATTTTTGGAGTTACGTTGAAGATGGTACATATGCATTTGCCAAAGGAGATCAGCTTGAGGTTGAGTATACGATTAGACAAACAGTACAAGCTGGTGGGAAATCAAACGTTGAGCGTGTCATAACAAAGGTTGTACGAAAAATTCCACGCCCAACCCAGATAAAATTAGATTTTGAAAAATAAACTCTATATCAATAAGGTCTATACTGGCAAGATAATGCCGGGTATGGGCCTTATTTTTGTTTCTGCTAGACTATGAGGAGCTTTTCCATAATGAACGAAAAGATACTGAGAATTTTTCTGCAAATATTTAAATATATTATTAGCATATTGTTGGACATGCCGTATTTTTGCCGCTCAAACAGGGGACTTTTGCCGCTCAAGCGTATAAATGCATATAAAAGTGTATGCAAGTGTTTTCCCAGATAATTTTTAAAAACCTAATAACTACGCGGTTTCTAGACGTTTTTTACAAACGTATATAAACATATATAAAAGGATATTTTGTTTACTTCCGATAATTTATACTTATCGGAAGTTATGACCTTTTTGTTAATGCTTGTTAATATTTGTGCTTTAACCCTTGCGCCGTCGCGGACTTATTGGAATCACAAAAAATGTTTGTTTATATTTATTAATGTCTGTAAATAAGATTTTCCGGACGCATGGCGGAAAAATGGCGGAAGAAATGAAATCATGGACAGGGTTTAAAACGGATGACGAAATTTTTTCGTTCAGACTATATTTTATCAATTCTCAAGGTAAATCAACGCCATCACTGCATTGGCCACAATCAGCCATGTAATAATTTTCCTTTTGGTTTCCAATGTCATTGCTATCTGCCCCTTTCTTATGTATAATTAGGGCTAAGCAGGAGGATTTCGCCTCCCGCGCCCCGGTGTGCTACTTAATTAGGAATGCGATTAACTGGAGTAGGAAAGAAACTAGCTATCGTAATCACTAATTCTAAGTCAGCACGCTTTTCTGCTCTTTCGAGCCGTTTTCGGTGTTCCGTGCGGAATATTTTTTTGCATAAAAAAATAAGCCCTATACCAGCATTGTGCCAGTATAGGGCTTTTGTTAATATCCTGTGAATGTATTGAATGACGTTGCTCTGTACCAATACAACGCCCACAAAACAAAGTCAACTATCATCACGAAAAACAAAAACAGGTTTATTCCTGCTATGGTTGATAGCTGAGGTTCTTTTTTCTTGTCATTTATCTTTGATGACACCGCTAATGGCTTCATGTTCACTTTTGCTATGAAATCCAGCAGTAAATTCAGTAAGTTGAAAAGCATCATTGCAATCAGGATAATCACAAACGTCAAGCGATATATGGAAACTTTGTCTATATTGTTCAATATAGAGCTGGAAAACACCATACCCGCTACAAACGTAATAACTATGGATGAGAAAATGCCAAGGATTGTAATATAGTCCTTCTGCATATTAGCCGCCTTTTCGCTCAGTGACCTTATTTCCTCACCAGATTTGCGATTTTTATCCTCCATGCGCTGAGCTATCTCTTGTGTGTAGCTGATGCGAGATATTTCCAGGTTCACATGGTCATAAAGCTTTTCAAGCTTGTCACACAGCTCTGATGTCACATGGCCACGTCCTTCATCCCGCCACTGCACGGCAGATTCATACAATATTTGGATATTCCCTTGTAATTTTGCCATATCCAAATCATTATCAGCATCGATTCGTGTTATGACCCCGAACATCCCAGAATACAGGTGCCGGAAATCATCCGCATAAATATCCTGCAATATAAAAATGTACTGTTCAAGGTTCTTTTCTGTTACATTCGTGTCTAAGCGAGCCAGCTTTAGAAGAAATTCCTGCAGTGCCTGCTGTTTATCACGCACATTCATACTCTGCAATCACTTCCTTGGGTATAATCTGCATCTTGCCGGCACCGCCCTGATACACTAAATCCCACGGTTTCCCTTCGGCATGTGTCTCCTGAACTAAGTCCCACGGTCTCTTGCTCAACTTGTCAGCTACTACCTGGTCGATAATTGCCTTTTCATCAGCAGAAAAAGCTTCTTTTGGCTCTTTGCGTTCATAAATCGCAGCTGCCCCATAACCGCAATACTCACGGTAAACGCTTCTGACAACAGGACCGAATTGCCACGCTTCTACCTCATCCATAAACAAAGCTCGCTTTTGTTGTATCAGAAACGTAGCTTGAACATAGTATAGAATCTTTTGCAACTGCAAATTGCTGATAGCCTTGTTTTCCTTCGTGCACTTGCTGATAATGTATCTTGCTACGTCATTAGCCGTGTGCGTGCCTTCAAAATCATTATTTTTATCGCCTTTGAAGAAAAAAAACATGGTTTTCAGCTCCTCTCTATTGAATTTTTTATTATAGCCATATGATATATGGTTACACAAAAAATTACTTTTGTCAAACCCTGCATATTTAACCTAATCCGCTAGAAGTCCTCCACCTCTTAGTTGGGGGATGAAGGCGGGCATGGTGAATATACATTTATACATTTGAACGGCAAAAATCCCCTGTTTGAGTGGCAAAAATATGGCACCTTTTTGCAGGCTGGGCCGGAGCCAAAACGCCGTATTTTTGCCGTTCCGCCGCATACAGATATGTTGCAAAACGGCGGCAACCATAATATAAAATCAACCCCATACCGGCATAATGTGCTGACATGGGTTGATTTTTTGTTAATTTTTCTTTGTCAGCTTCGGCCCAAATACCCGTGTCATACCTTCAATGGTAATTAGCCAGGTAGAACCTGACTGCCGTGCTTCGTTTTTTTCGAAACGTGGTGCGGCTTTTTTATAGCCGGTGCAGGCCTGACGGACGGTGACAACAGACTTGCCCCAGCGCTTAGCCGCCTCCGCAACCGTCATGACATTATTTAATAATTCTTTGCCTTCCATTTCCGCAGCTCCTTAATTCCGCAAATCATTACCCATGCCCCCATAATTGAAAGGAACACTCCCATGTCTGTACCATCTGGCAATAGACAATCCAGCAGGAATGCCAAAGCTGTGATGAATACTATCAATTTCGTATTGCTCATATCTTATTCAGAATGGTATAATTCCAGTGAGGGGTGTCGGCCCCTCACCGGTTTTCTTTATTTGCTCAAGCTTTCAATGATTGAAGCTAATCCCTTTAACACGATGCCAAGTCCCGTTAATAGGATTCCTACTGCTTTTAGCAGGTCAGCGATAAGCTTGAGCTTTCTGTTTGATACCATCTGTTTCCCTCCTTTCTATGATTTAATTATACATCGAATTGCGTTGTTTATCAACGCAATTCGATTGATTTCCTTAGAAATTTACACAAAGATAAGGCCCGTACCAACTGAGATTGCCGGTACGGGCCTGTTATTTACTTCGTCGCTCCCCAAGCACCCAACCCTATGGCCAATATTTGCCATAGGGTTTTCTGCGTCCTGAGCCGCTTTTCAGTCGTTTCGTGTGCTTTCTGAGCCGCCAGCATCTCTTGTCTGGCCTGTTGTAATGATTGATTGGTTGCTTGTATTGAGTTCTCGGCATTCTCGGCAGAGCTGGAAAGCCCGTTCAAGTGCTGATGAAGCTGATTGATTTGCTGCTTCTGCTGATACAATATTATTGTTAACTCGCTGACTTGCTTCTGCGATTCGGTCAGCGACTGACGTGCCTCCGCCGTTGCTGTCTGCGATAACTGCAGCTGACTGCTGAGCTGAATCAATTCCTTTTCTAACAACTGCAATTTCTGCTTCTGCTTTTCGTTGTTGATCTGCAGTCTGCTCAATGCACTGGACTGCTCGATGGTCTGCGTCTGGGGCTGTCCGGTTGTCTCGGAACAATAGCCAGACGAAAGCGGCCACAGCAATGACAAGCACAATATAGCCGCCATAAGTAAGATACTTTTTGACGTTCTCATTCATGGTGTCTCCTTTCCCGTTATAAGATTCTCCCTAAGATGTAGCCCAGGGCTAAAATTTCCATTGCTTGGTAAATGTCCTGCCGATGCGCAATGAGCATTTCCCCGAAGGCCTTGATATACTCCTTTACGCTCCGCTTTTCGTACTCTACTTTCCCCTGCAAGACAGCAACGCTCTTCTGCAGCCCCCGGCTGACATCTTCCAGCTGATGCGCCCAGGCATTGCTTCCAGCTTCTTTGAGTTTTTCAGCGCCCAGCTCCAGTTCTACTATCGTGTTCTGGTATGTTCTGATCAGAATCTTCTTGTCTTCTTCACGCATTTTATGCCCTCCATTCTGTTTCACTTGACTTTTCGAAGAAATATGCGCTCCTACTTGATTTATAAAGTCAAGTAAGTACGCATATTCCCTGCAGAAGTCAGAATTGGACACGGAGTTAACTCAGCTTTAACTCACTCATCATAATAGATGCTTGCATCATAGCCAAAGCCAGCTAAATTGTCCGTGAACTGGTGCATCCGAATGATGTTATTCGGATATTCCTCTTTGAGATAATCCCGACAGGCCGTTTCGAACGTGTTGCCCTCACCATAATTTGCCACCCAGTATGGCACATAATCGGGCAGGTCTTCGATTCGGATGTGATGATCCCCTTCAGCGCTCAGCCAGTTCCAGCTGGCGTAGATTCCATTGTACTGATGGCCATAGTCTGTCAATCGATTGATGAACGCCCGGCAGCACTCGGTCACATCACCGTTAAGCATCCGTTTTGACTCTGCATCATACCAAATACCCAGCGACGGGGTTTCGCCCCTCAGATATTCCTTCAGCCATGCAGCCACCTGATCAGCCTCAGCCACCGCCTCATCATAGGTGCAAGCGCGGGCAAAATAATAAACGCCAAATTGTAAACAATTTTCCACAGCCTTATTGATATGATCCACAAACATATCATCCAGGTGGGAATGTTCGCCAATCTTCAATATAACGCCCTCGATACCGGCATCTTTCACGGCCTGCCAGTCCACATTCTCCTGCCATGCAGAAATATCGATTACCTTCATCATTAGTTCTTACCGCCTTTCTTATTCGGTCTGTAATTTCGCGGAAATGGGCACATCTTAAAAAGACTGTATTCCATTTCCTGCACTTGATTTACATAAAAACCCTGCCGCCTTGCTGCGTATGCAAATGCCGCTAACTAATTCACTCCACGCTAAACCATTCATTTTCCCTCCGTGTTCTCCTGCGCTTTCCCGTGCAGGTCTTTTCCTGCCACTTTGCCGCCTAAAAAGCCTACAAGCCCTATGGCGATATTGTTTTGTAGTTGTGTATCACCGCCGATAATTTCGGCGATTATAAGCGCAACCACAAGCCCTATAGCGATAATTTTATCCGTTGTAAAGTATTTAGCCTCCATTTCTCCCTCCTACAACACTGTCAAGCCTGTCCAGTCTGTGATGGGCACTAGCCGCGCTGGCTTCAACCTTTGCGACACGCTCCTGTAGTTCGTTCCGTCTTTGTTCGCTGTATCTTAGTTCGTCCTTGAGTTCTGAAACGATTGTTCTAAGCCCTTCGATGGACTGGTTCAACGGTTTCAGGACGATGTAAGAAAATGCCCCTGCAAAAAATCCTGCTATAGCTACCGACTGCGCTATTGTGTTCAAAATATCCATTTCACCACCGCCATACAACACCTTCCGCTACACTGTTCCATTCGCCAAACAGGTATGTTGTCACCATGCCAATTGCTCCCGTTATCGTTCCCCACACAACTTCAAAACGCACCGGTATTATGGACTTAATAATTTCATTTATGAACTCCATACTTTCACCATTTTTACTTGCTATTTACTTTGAACCCGATAGTATTGTCATTCTGTGGCTCTATCACTGTATTGTTAACTATTGAATACTTGCCGCTGCTTTCCTTAGTGATTTGTATTATTGGCAGCATTTTGGTCCCATCACCTGCCTCATCAAAATATATACCATCATTTTTCATCACCATACGGGCTTCACTGTCATTATCAAACAATATACTTACTGAATTATTAGCTAAAAGTTCAATATTACGTGTTGGATCGGATGGAATACTTATATCATTATATCCATTAAACAATACTCCATTTATTTTTGCACCAGGTGTTAACTGCCTAGCAAATGGTGCCATAAAATACGCCTGCATTTGTGCAATTATATATTTAATATTATCCAATGTTATTAAAGATTCAGCCATTTTAATTAACCTCCAATAAAATTTATTTTAAATTCACTTTTTATAGGAACATATTTTTTATCTTTCTTAAAAATTATTTTCCCCGTATCAGCATCATAAGTAGCGGTCATTTCATCATAATCATATCCGTTTTCATAAAGACATTTTCCGCTCAATGAATGTTCCAATTCTGCAATCATGTTAATTTTAAATTTTTTATAAAAATCATAACTATTCCATTCATCTATATTACATGTACATACAATAGTTCGAGTAGCTGGTGTATAATCACTACCATATGTATATAATTCCATATTAATATCAATGGTTTCTTCTTTATTAGCTGGCGCTGCTGATATTTGATTGTCTATTATTTTTTTTATTACCAATAAATCATTAAATGTTATTTTAATTTTTTTATAGTAGTATTCATTACACTCTAATTCTATATCATACCAAGTAGGCTTTATTACTATTGGAACAGTCCCATATGCATTTAGATTTTTTACGCTAGATGCTTCAAACATCATTTTACCGCCATATTTTGTAGCCCAGTCTTTTACTGATAACATATTTAACGTCCAAGGAAATATTTGTGGCAAGCTGCGGCATCCGCTAAACATCAAATAAAAATTTTGACATTTTGATGTATCAAATTCAGATAATTTTTGTAATTTTTGACAATCATAAAACATCGCTTCTGCACTACCAAGCAAAGGTGTTTTTAAACCATTTATTGAAATCAGTTCCGTGCATCCATCAAAACAATGATTAGCACTAATAGCATTGCTTAAATCCAAATTATCTATATTCTTTAATGCTGAACATCCTTTAAACAACTCATCAGCACATGTTAATTTAGAATAATCTATATCATACGGTATTTCTGTCATTGATTTATATGTATCTGGATATAAATCAATCATTCTATAGCCAGTTTTTTCAAGCAAATAACTTTTATTTGTTTGCGTTGTCTTTAACAATTCCTTGGTGTCTTGTGTTACTGATTTATTTAAAAATTTACTTTTAATATTATTAGCTTGACCATGGCTTAATATTTTATTTCCCATTATATCACCTGCTTATTGATATACATTTAATGGAACTTTTTTGCCCTGTATGTTGCAATTTTGCATATATTCATATATTTCGCTATTTCCTTCAATATGCACATTATCTAATATGCCATCATAAACTGTTTGCCGTGCATAATATCGTCTATCTGCTTTTATAATTTGTTTAATACTACCATCAGATATTACACCATGTATTATTTCATTATCCATATTTAAATCGCTATTAGCTGTTATAACAAATTCTCCTTTTTTATAACAGTTGCTTTTCAAATATGATACTAACTGCTTTATATCATCAATTGTTGCCCATTTATCAGCCATTTTCACACCTTCACACGTCCATTAATTATAATCATATTTAAACTTGTCCCCAAATTATCAGCGGTCATATTTGCTATTAATGAATCTGGTACATCTTCAAATCGTGCAATTGTTACGCTGCTTCCTGAAAATATGCCCTTTATATTATCTATTCTTTCATCTATGCTTTTACATGATATAATCCATGGGAAAACTCCTGGTAATGATGAACAATCTTTAAACATATCTGCTAATGATACCGCATTAGATGTATCTAGCCAATTTATATTTTTCAATTTAGCGCAGCCAGAAAAAGCTGCTTTATAATTTATCACCTTATTCCTTCGAAACTTCGTTATTACATCATCTGGCAATAAATTTATGTTATTGTATGAATCGGTATAATTATTTGACATATAATTAGTTGCATCAATATCCGTAATATTTTTTAATGATGATAATACGTTATCTAGGTCTTCTTTAGTTGCATGATTACTATAATCTTTTTTTAATAAATAGGTTGCTTTAGTTTTTTTAGCTAATTCATTTATGGCTTCGCTGCCAACCAACTTTATATTACTTGCCATTTTATTCTCCTTTAAAACAAGGCATCAACTTCAGCAGCAGTCATATATTCCACTGTAGATCCATCAGGCATTATTTGATTCCCCTCATCAACCGCTAATACAATTACTTTTGACAAATATTTATCCGAATCAGGTATAATTTCTTGAATTTCATTTGATGGTACACATATTTTTTCTTGTACGGTGACAGCAGCATTAACTTGGTTACTGCTGCCACCTTGGTTAAAATCCACTACATTAATTACCGCTTCCGTTCCTGCTCCATCTATTGCTCTAGCATAAACAGTTCCTGCAAACGGTATTTTCTGCCCTGATAACAGGGGTATGCCTTCCCCTTGCTTTGCATCTGATGAACTAGTTAATTCCACATTATCACGTCCAGCATTATAAATTGTGCCAGCAGTTTCAGTAATTTTTTGTAACTTAGGTGTTAATACATATTGCTTAGCCATTTTCATCACCTTTTTGTTTCATTATATTTTTTGCCATTTGTCTTATTTTAGATTGACTAACTTGATTTATTCTAAAATTGTTTCCATAACCAACATAGCTATCAATTATTTGCACCTCAACGTCTTGTTTGCTTATATCAACTAAACTAAGGTCCTTTTGAGACATTACTAAATATATTCCATTAGCTACTTCTAAAATATCATTTGGAACTGTCATATTAGTTAACCCTAAATAATCACAGGTTTTATATGGATATTTACCGTCAGCATTAAAAGTTACTGGTATACCATTTCCTTTTAAATCTTTTCCTATAGGTATAGTAAAATCGTAATATTGGGGCTCTTCAAAATATTGTTCTTTATTATCCGGTATTGCAGGTGGTGGTGTTTTTGTATGCAAAATTTTAAAATATTTTTTAGTAACTATTTCTTTTTTATCATCAGAATAAATTATTTTGTCATCTACTAATACAGATAAATTATAATTCCCTTCATTATTTTTTTCCCACGTAAACGGATTGCCCACATCACCATCTAATTCTTCTTTACCAATATATCCAACAGCTAATTCATATTTCTCAGATGCTTCATATCTCGTGCTTATTGCTATTTCATTCAACTGTTTCTTTTCATAATAAAGATGCCTATGCGTGGTACCACCGCTAATATGGGTTCTCCGTATTACACGTATGTTCTTAAAAATGCTTCTGTTATTATATTTAATATCATCTAATGCTGTGTCTTTAGCTTCATCAGGTATAATAGGTCCAACAGTTTCAGTATTTATGCACTCACCTTCTATATATGTGAGCCTATCTGTATATGCATAAACAGGATAATCTGAAACAACTTTATAATTTGATATTACTAGTTCCACTTTCTCATCTTGATATTCACCACTCCCCTCATCCGCAAATGCATAATAACATCCACCTTTGTTATCTATATATACTGGTTCTGTCACTTGAGGAATAATTTTTTCTGCTACATCATTCTTAAAAATCACACATCCTGGAATATACCTATCTCCATTATAACCGCCAATGTAGGCAGTTATTAGATCTCCGTTATCTGTTATAGTTGCCATGTTAACATACGGATTATGAATTGTATATCCTCCTTTATCATCATTTAGATAGTACCGTTGTAAATCTATTTTATTATCATTAATTATATCTATCCATTTTAATGATGTTCTGCCATTTTGCCACCAAGCATTATTATTACCACACACCAATGTACTATATGGGGTAATACCAAAATTTTTTGTTTTAAAGTTTTTAATTCCCAGCCCATATAAAAAACCTCCCATATATGAGCTTATATATGGATAATAATGTTCTCCCCACAACATACCACCACCGCTTCGAGCTTCCAATCCATATATATATTTACCATCTGTCCAAACCGTATCACCTGGAACGAAACTACGATTACCTGTAAAAATTAATTTACTGCCATTAGTAGTTATTCCTTTTCCTTCGGATATTTTTGCCAATGTTTCGCGGTATACCATTATAATTATATTCCTCCACCAATTATTGCTACCCCTGATGGGGTTGGCAGACAATATACCAACACACCATTTTTTAATATAATATCTTTACTAGCTAATGAACAATTATATAATTTATCATTAATAACTACTTTCCCATTATAATATATCCCCTGTTTTGCTGTTGTATTTTTCATCGATTTTATTCGCTGCATTTTTAAGTTGTTTTGTTGAATTACATTTTTTATTCGATGCACTTTATTGTTTAAATAATTCAAGCTGCTCATTATTTCCACCTCACTAATACTAAGGATTGTTTTAATTCTTTTGGTGATATTGATACATTGTTGCTAACAAGATAATATTCACATCCTGCTAAAATAATTTTATCTCTAAAATCTATAATATGTTTGTATTCAGAAATTCCATTATTCACTGATGTTATTAAATCTAAGGTAACAGTTTCTTTAATCCTTTGATTACAGTATTCCGATATTTCCTTAAAATATTTATTATTAAGTGAACTGTCTTCTATTGAAAATGGTAATGTATCATTTTCCTCACTTGAATAATACGTATTGGAATTACCATAAGTATCATTTAGCTGGTATAAATACCAGCTATGGTGTTCCCCTACTGATGGAGTAATTATTATGCTATGGGATATATTATTTAAACCTGTTACATTATTAGTATTAGCTATTGCATTTTCAATAACACCACTTATATCGCTTTTTGATGTTATAGCATGACGATGGCCTAGATCAGTGTGATATACGTTATATGAATCATTTTTTTTACCATTCTTTAATACTGTATGATTTTCATTAATCTGTCTAGCATTTGTATTATAATCAAACTTTATAACCTCCTGTGATCCATCCGCATTATTTATAATTTGCATGGCTGGTCTATTATATATATCATAAATTATTTCATTATCAGCACTGCCCGTTTCAAAATATAGCAAATTACCATTATCATCGTTATCACCATCTTCAAAATCGAAATCTATATTTACATCATAACCAACATCTTTGTTTAACAATATTGCCATAGTTTTATAAATCATTATTGGTTCCTGTTGAATTACTGGTCTAGTATGCGGAATGTCAGTAATATCTACTATATTTATTTCATGACCTCGTTGTAATGCATATATTTTTTTATTACGTATAAATACATTTATTTGATGCCAGGGTATTTCCTTGCTCCAGCTAAAAAAATTACTGATCAAATCAATACATGTAGCACTTTGATTAGCACATCCATTAGATGGTGTAAAATCATCGAACATTATTACCGGTTCCAAACCTAATATATTGGCTAAATATTTAAAATGTACACTTGCTTTAGCGGTTGGTTCTCTTTTAGAATCGTCAACACCTCCAGACACACCATAATTTAGTGTTGTATGACCGCCAATATTACCACCGCCTGTAACTATATGCGGTTCACTTGGTGAAGTATCTCTATAAATTACAATTTTTCCATTTTTATCAAAATCAGGATAACGAACAAGTGAATGTGTCAATATTTTCCAAGCCGTCGTTGACGTTATTGATAGTTTCTTGTCTGTTATTGATGTTGTTTTTACCATAAAATCATAATAATAATCCAAAATATTACCACTTATTCTATCTTTAGGTAACATTGAACCAAACATCAAATCCATACTTATATTATCATTAATTGTATTTTCTTGTATGCTAATTGCTGCATTTATTAACCGCATTCCTTTTGGCTGAACAACTTGACCATTTTGCCACGATATATTTTTTAATGCCTGTGCTAAAGTATCAAATTTTATTTCAATCGAACCATTTTGAATTACTTTCGTTGAAAAATTCCACTTTGTCAAATATCCTTGCTTACGAAATGTATCCGATGATAAACTTATATGTTTGTATACATAACGTTTTAAATCAAAATCACTAACTATGCTTATATATTGTGCTAAATCTCTTTGAACATCATATGAAATAGTCATTGTCTTATCTATAATTCGTTTTGCAATGCTATTATTTATTTCAAAATTACTAATATAACGTTTTATATCATATTGAACAGCTATTGCTGTTCCAATAGATAAGTCTCGTTTAGTTGCATAATAAGCCTGCAACGACTTTTCAACATTACGTTGTATATAATAATTTTCATCTATAGTTATAGCGTTGTCTGCAATTATATACGCATATAACGATATTGATGATATATCCGCTTTTTGTTTTCTACAATTTGCATAACTAATGAACGACAGATTCGCCATATTAACTTCCCTCGCTCGTTATAACAATTTTTTCTTTATCTATAGCTGTAAATACAGTTTGCTTTTCAGTTGTTAATCCAATTTTTTTTGATATTTCATTGGCTTGAACCGTTAAGCCGGTTACATCACCACCACCAGCAACATTAAATATTGCTTGTAAACAATCAATATTGTACCCCTTTAGTTCATCAATATTCTCTGGTGCTGCCAACATTATTTTTTTATTAATATTATCTGTTTCATAGCTGCTATCATCTTTTAAAATCCAGTCAGTAGTTATTGTTGGCTTTATTTTTACAATTTTATCATTAAAGTCAATTTTACTATCTGAAATTATAATCATTTTAAAATCATATCTATATTTACTATATGGATCACATATTAATAGTTTTGTAATTGATTCATCAGCTAGATAATTACCATTCAATGATACTACCGGTGAATCATCTCCTGCTTGTTTTATGACAAAAACACCATCTGTACCACTTTTTATATGAATAATAATATCAAGATTTTTTGTATTTAAAACAAATGGTTCAGAACTGATTTTATCATCGGTTTTTATCACCCAATTTAAAGAATTTGCATTACACGATATTATTATTTGATGATTAGCGGACTGAAACGATATTATGTCTGTATCAAAACCACCAGTATAATATTCTGCTTTAACTCTCACCCAATATTCTTTTTTATTTTCACTAACCAGGTCCAAAACAGGCGCATTAACCAACTTATATGGCAATGCTAATGAGTTGGTTCTTTCAAAAACATCTGTATAATCATCAAAAAAATATTTACTATTTATCGTAAATTTTTTAAACATAAATTATCCTCATTCACTTATACAGCCTTGATTTTTGTTGTTATTCTAATATTAGTTGAACTATCAATGACTGGATCTTCATCAGCTGTTGATAGTGCTTTAATATATAATATTTTATTGGTTTCATTTATTGAATCTCTAATGATTAATGAACTTTCAAACGAACTGTTTTCACTAGCAGATATTACCCATTTATTACTATTACTACCAACAAAAGTTATAGCTGTATTGCCTGTAGTAATAAACCCTGGTTCACACCGTACTGCTACTTTAACTGTCTTGCTTTCATTATTGGCAGCATCAAGTGTAATTTCTAATGGTGATGTTTCTGTATTATCTGTAGATATTGGTATTCCGTCACTTCCGCCCTCTGTTACATCTCCCATGTATAAATTAATATATTTATTAGACATTTTATTCATCCTCATTCATTTACTAAAATCATTGCCTTTAACTGCAAAACAACTGACCTATCATTTTTAGGCAATGCTGCATCTGATTTCACTTTAACAAAAAAAATTGTATTCGTAGTATTTATTTCATCTTCAAATATCAAGCTCTTTTTAAATTCATCTGTTTCATTTTTAGCAAACAACCAATTAGTTTTATCATCATTGACAGCAGTTATAACTGCTCCTGGTGCTGCCTTCCACCTGTTTTCACATCTTAATCCCAGTTTTATATTTTTGCTTTCAAATTCACCTACATCCAAAACAACTTCCACTGGATTACTTTGTTCACCATTAAGACTAACTAATACTCCATCTAATGCGCCTTCTGTTGGATTGTTTTTATATAAGTTTATATATTGATTAGCTGCCATTATATTCTCCAAATTTCCAATGCTGCTTTTACTGCCTGCTTAGCATAATATTCTACATATTGCCAGTTTTTTATCACTATACGGCAATTTGATATTTTTTTCCCACTTTCATCAGTTACAGTAACTAACGTCCTTGACTCCCATAATTGATAAATTTTGCTAAAATCTTCACTTCTAAAAGTCGTTGAAACTGTAATTTTATCCCCTGCTGTATTGTGACCAAAATCTTGTACTACCGTTCCATCAATCACATCAATTCTAGTTTGCCGATCATCTGGTGTTATTTGCCATGATTCAGCTTTTCCAAGTGATGATATATCATTTATTTGTAAAACTGCCAAAATACTCACCTTCATTCTAATAACTTAAACCTACATCAGCATCACCTAATGCTTTAGCTACTATTTCCGCTCCAGCTTCCGCTACTTTATTTTCAGCATCTTCCAAACCGCTTACTAGTATATGCATCTGAATTTTTTTAGTAGCTTCTGGATAATTATTAATTTGTCTTGCGCTAGGATTATAATTTAGTTTACTAGAATTATTTTCTAATGTGCCAACTATTTTAGTCAGGCTATCAGTAACCCTAGTAATATCATCACTGCTAAACATTGCATTAGCCTGTTGCTGCGTCCATAAAGGATAATCCTGCCAATTTGCCGTCCCGCTTGGCTGACTATAATTATAATAATCTGTCTGCGTTCCTTTAATCACTGATACAGCCGCTTCCCCAGTTATCATACCTGCCATTTTAAATGCATCAACTGCCTCAGTATTAATACCGGCCAATACATCCCCTGGCAATTGGTAACTGCTTTGCGTTCCGCCCACTACTTCAACCATCGCTGCTTTTACCCCTCTATAGGTCGCATCTGACAAAATAGGAACTAAATTATTATTAGCTATCTGCATTGCTTGCTGAAATTGTGCTATTTCAGCAGGTGAGGTAAATGACATATTAGCAATTCCTTTGTCTTTTCGCATTTGTTCAGCAATCTGTTGTGCAGCTCCATTAATATCCGCTCCTCCAGCCATTGCATTTCTAAATATTTCTAAATATTTTTTCTGTGATGTAAACATTTCTTGTGCTGATTGCTGTTGTAATTGTTTTTTAGATTCTTCTGCCCACTTAGTTGCTTTTACTTCATCTAATCCTTTTTGAATCCAAGCTTGTTTTTCCCGATTAATTTCTGATAATCTTTTTTGATAATTATTTCCCCAAATAGAATCTATCTGACCAGCAACTTGCGCATCCCAATCAGAACGTATTTTAGATTTTCTTGCCTGCGCCCATTTGTTGGCTTCATCTGAACTTGCACCACGCTTAATATAATCTTTAGCTTGCAAATCTACATCATCAAGCTGATTTTGTAAGTCTGTCTTAAAAGCTTGTGCCATTGGAGCAGTTACATTCCTAAACTTATCCTCTGCTATACGTGTTGATTTAGCATTGATAAAATCATTTATTAAATCATCAGGAACACCATTTGCTTTAGCCTTTTCAGCTTCCACATACATAGCATGTGTGGCACTGTCAATATCATTATGGGTTAGCGTATAAATGGTTTCTGCCAGCTGTCCGGCAGCAGTTGCCCGCCATTTCATGGCGTCAGCAGCCTTTAATTGAGCGCTGGCGTTTTTATTTGCCGTTTCTGCATTCTTTTTATCTGCATTTTCCGCTTTCATGCTTGAATTAACAACGCGGTTCCAAGCTTCTTCAATAAATGGCGTATTTTTATTTATTATATTGGCATATTTCGTAAATCCTTCCGTGCTAGGTGCATCTATGCCCTTATGTAAGGCTTTTTGAAAAACATTCCCTATGCTGCTATAGTCTTTGCCTTTTTGTATATCATCATAAACGCCTTGTTGCATCCTATAGGCATCATAATCTTTTTTTATTAGCGAGCCTCCCAAATAGGCACTAATTGGATTAGACATCATAGCTATGGTATTCAATTTGCCTTTATTGTTCCAGGAATATTCTAATTCTTTGAGCACTTGACCAGACTTTAAGCCTATAACCCCAATTACTTTAGCAACTGCCTCTATAGCTGTTGCCCAGCCTTCAATAGAGTCTTTTACATCATCCTTGTTATCCTTAATAATGCTAACAAATGTTTTCATCCCGTCGGTTACTTCTGGCATTATTGCTTGCGCTATTGGTATCATTGCTGCACCAAAAGCTGTTTTAAGCTGTCCAGCTTCCGCATTCATGGTTCTCCATTCAATTGATAATTTATGTGCTTCAACTGGATCAAGCAAACCGGTAGTCTTAACATTATTCGCTATCTGCATATTAGTTTTATAATCTTCTAACAACGGAATCAGCTCTGCACCACGACGCCCTAATATTTGCGCTTGAAATTCTTCCAGCTTCCCGGCTTCGGCTGCTCTTTGATATCCTGCGGCTAATTCATCTAGCTGACGATTTAACGGCAATAAATTACCTGCTGAATCCTTTAGATTTATACCAAATGACAGTAAAGCTAAACTTGTGCTATTAAGTCCTTTATTTGAACTCAACACTTGTTTATCCAGATTGGAAAAAAAAGGAATAACTGCTTGTATATTAACTCCACTGATAGAAAACACTCTATTCAAACTGGCAGCTTCTCCAGTAGTAAGATGAAGTCTATTGGATAATTTATACAGGTTTTCTCCAGCCTGCATTGCATCTTGCGTTATATTGAATAATCCTGCTCCAGTAGTAGCTATCGCCATAAAAGCCGCTAATTTACCACTTAAAAGTCCAAAACTTCCTGTTAATTTATCCAAGCCTGAACTAGCACCATTTGCCATTTTTGATATTCCTGATTGGTTAACTTTATTTTGTTCAACTTGAACCATTTTTAGCGCATTTTTTAACTTTTCTAATTGTGTTGCCTGTTGAAGATAATTATTTTGAGCCCTATATGTTACTTTAGATTTTCCACCGAATTGTTCATTGGCTGCTTTATACGCCTGTGCTAAAATGTCAACCTTTCGTTTTTGAATTTCAATTTGCTGTGTTAATGACTGCTCTTTTATTTTTAGCTTGTCAACATCATTCCCAGCTTCCCCAAGCTTTGCCGCATCAAAGCTAGCTTTTAGCTTGATAGTTTTTGCTTCCGCATTTAGTTTTTGAATCTCAGCATTTATTGAATTTTTCGCAGCATTAAAACCGCCCGCTAAATCATCAATATTAAGTCCCAATGATAAATATAATTTTGATACTTCCGTTCCTGCTGCCATTATTTTCTCCTTTATATAGGCAAAACATCATCAATAAATGCCTGTGTTGGTTCATTTTCTACTTTATCCATCACATATATCATTTCAAACAAATCTTCTAAATCAGTATCATCTATTTGTTTGATAGTCCAATGATATGTCTTAGCTAACTGACAATATAATGAAAGTGCTGTTTCATGGGCGGTCAGCTTTATTGTTCTGCTGCCGCCGTTTCTACGTTTGGGAGGTTATTTATTTTTTCATAAAAAGTCCGGTATACATATTTGCTTGCATCAATATAAGCATTTGCCACATCTTCAAATGACATTTTTTCAATTTCCTTATCTGAAACGTCGTATATCAGCAATATTCCCTGTATTGCTATATTGGCAGCGTCTTTTATTGAATTTTCACTCTCATATTTTTCATTTAATTTCAAGATTTCACGCCAATCACCAACAGTTATTTTTTTTGCACTATATTCAGTTCCATCTATCACAATTTTTGGGATTTCCATAAACGTTATCCTTTCTATGTAGAAAAAACAGACGGTAATTAACCGCCTGCTATATTATCAGGCTGTTGCAAACCAATCCGTTTTAGTCTGCTCAATATAGCCTTCTGCTTCTTCATCTGCCTGCATAACCGCTACATGATCACTGTTTCTATACACAGCTGTAGCTGTCATTTGTGGCGTATTGTACGAAATATTTTCTTCTTTGGTCTTAGCATCTTCATCCGGCTCAGCAAATTTAACTTTTACAAATTTTATAAATCTTGCTTTGCCATTAGACTTATTGGCTTGAAATGCTACTAAAAAATATGGTGCTGCATCAGTAGACTTTATCGTCATTATGCCAGTTTTATCATCGTAATCATGACCGCATAATAATGCTCTATATTCTAGTGGTATATTAGCCATATCAACAGTTAACTGATATTTTGATACTACATTGGACGATTCTACAGCTGCATCATCTGCGTATAGCGATTCTTCATTTGTTTGCGGTTTAATTTGTACTTCCCGCAATTGCGGAATATGAATCATTTCAGCATACGTAGCTATTCCCTCTGCTGGATCCGTAAGCATTTCCGCAATATGAAATTGCGAAATACCTATGAACGGAGAATTGGTAATGCCTGATTTTGTTCCTGCCATTATGCTTCAACTCCAATCTTATAATCAGCCACGCATAATGCATGGCCATCATCTTCCTTTAACTCATTTACTTGTAAGCGTGAAAATCCTAACTTGACCATTATAGTATTAATTATCTCGTAAAGCTGCCAATATCCCCCAGTATTTCCTGTTACAACATGTATTCTTAATGTTACATAATGCCCTAATTCATAATCATCACCACATATTCCTGGTATATCTGATACAACAGAATAAACAATATATGGTATTCGGGCTTCATTGCCTGGCGGAGCTTGTATATGATATATACCTTGACTTCCTTTAGCCAAATTATCCGTAAGCTTTTGGTCTTTACTTAATGCACTATAAACTTTTGTCAATAATTCTGCTGTTTTCAATTATTTGCTTCCTCGTCGTTTTGTAGCATTTTGAACTGCTTGAATAATTGAATTTCTTACAGCCTGTTGATGTGCATCAAACGCTGGGTATAAAAACGGTTTATTTATTTTACTAGAAAATTCAACAAATAATCCATACGGCAGTCCTGATGTGCTACTTTTGGCATTAGCTTCAATATGATATACCGAACCTTCTTTTTTACCAACTGCTTTAATTGAAGCTTTTAAAGCTCCCGCCTCAACATCAGCTCTTGGTAAGCCGTTATATACTGGAACTCTATTTTTAGCATCCTCAGTAATTGTATTGACGCCCTGTTTTAAAGCTGCTTTAGCAGCTTTAACAACATTTACGCCAATTTCTTCTAATGCTTTTACTGCCTGAGCAACACCACGTACATCACCACGAGTAAAATCATTATAGCGTTTGGCCATCTTCCACTAACTCCCTACAATCAATGACTAGCCATATATGACGATTCTCGGCATCATATGGCGGTGATACTATTTGTAATTTTTTTGACCGCCAAAATATTATATCGTCCGTTTTAATATTTTTACGATAACGGATTATTATCCTGTAATATATTTCAGCTGATTTACTTGCCACATCATGACCATCCTTTGCAGCATATGGCAAAATTTTAGCCCAACAAGTGTAACGCGTTTTCTCTGTACGACTAACGATGTCGCCAATTTCATCACGGCTATAGTCATAATAAAGAACCTTTATTCTCTCTCGTAAATCATCAAAAGAAGTTCCCTTTATGATACTTCCTTTACTAATCACAATTAATCCTCCGCAAAATTCTGTAACTGCGAAATCATCGAACGTATAAAATATGGCCATTCAGTGCGACTATCATTATGTGAATCTCTATTAGAATACATTTCCGCTATTAACGCATATAACAACATATTAGCTTCAGGCTCAAATTTATTGTTTTTCATAAGTTGTTCAAAATTATCTATTGAATTTTTGCAATAACTTTCAGCAGATACTATACATTGTTGCAAAAACGCATCATCATGAGTAATATCATCATCTATGCGCAAATAATTTTTTATTCCACTTAAATCAATTGCCATAATTTCAGTTAACCTTCTTATGCAGTCGTAACAGCGTATGCCTTCATTGCATTCACATCATCAGCTACTACATCAAAACGTTCAACACAACGTAAGGCTGTCGCATATTTATCAAAAAGAAAATCTTGTGATACCGCTATTTCTATTCCCTGACGTTCAAAAAATGCTGCATAATCTGCCAACGAACCAACATAGAATGGTATTTTTTTGGCGGTAGTAGCTAATGTATTGTTCGGTAATACAACAATTTCCTTTCCTCTAAAACGATATGTATCTGGTGCAGCAACATCCGGCAATAATAAAGGGCGATTCTGACCATCTTCCAATTCTGATAACCACTGAAAACCATCCTGATTAGTGATAATTTTTGCATTAGCATAATAAGCTGGATCAATATCTACATTTAACGCTTTTACCAAATTTTTATAACCTGTTAGCGCAGTTGATGATAATTTAGCCAACAGCTTTAATATTTCAGCATTTTCCGTATTTACTGCTTTTCTAGCAAACCGTTTACCAATAATATCTACAATACTTACATCTGCATCCGCTAACAGCTGATTTGATACTGGAATGATATCACCGTAATCTTTGATTTCATACTTCAATTGACCAAAATCAAAATCAGACTGTGTTATACTATTAAGTTCTTCAAAAGCAGTAAGCAAACCAGATTCATCACCAAGTGTTGGCATTTTCCCTGATAAACTATTTGCATTTTGAACATGTGTAAGCTGCTTTATTGCAGTATATGCTTTTCTGTATTCTCGTATAGTTGCCAATTGCTCCTCAGGCACCAAATAGCCGCCCTTATTCGGTGTCCCAGCAACCTGTCCCGGCGAACCAATTGTATTAGCTATTTCTTTTTCATCGTCATTAAGCTTATGCCCTAATACCAGCTTATTAAATACTCGATTTTTTAATTTAACATTATTCACATGCCTTCCATTCACAGGAGCAGCATTTTTGGTAAAATTGGTCATTGCTGCTGCTTCCATAGCTTTTGCTGTATGGTATTTGTTTACTGTCTCTGTTAATTCCGTGCTTAGTTTTGCTGCATCAGAATACTTTTAATTCTGTTGCAGTTGTTCTATTTTTCCAGTCAATTCATCTACAACTTTTTTCAATTCATCAGATTTTTTCATTTCAACATTGCTCCTTTCGCAAGTGCCAAAGCTATTTCAGCTTTGTATTTATCATTATTTTTATCTAACATTGTTTTTTTCAATGCCATTTTTTGTTGTTGCACTATTTCATAAGGGATTTTGGTTTTATTCATATAATTCAAGCCTTTGCCTGCACATGCAGCTACTTGTATTGGTTCAGTTTTATTTATATTGAATATTTTAGACGCTTCGTCACCAGTTAACCATGTTTCTGACTCTACCATAGAATGTATTTTTTCAGCTGTTATTCCATCTAAAGCGCAATTTATATAAATTTTTTCAAGTCCGTCTTGAATTGTGTCAAGGATTTCCGCCATTTTTTTCATATCATTAGAATTACCACTACTATATGCGGATGGTTTATGTATCATTAAATATGTGTTGCTTGGCATTTCTCGCTCATCTGCTGAAAAAAATATTTGTGTTGCTATACTGCAACACCAGCCTTCAACAATTGCCTTGGTATGACCATCATGATTATGTATCATATTCGCAATTGCTACTCCTGCCGGTACACTGCCACCGTCAGAGTTAATATATATCGTTAAATCTTTTCCTTGTAAATCATCCAGTTGTTTACGAATTTTTTCAGGCCATTGATATCCTGTGGTATTGCTATACCATTCTTCTATGCAACCACCATTATCATCATCTATTATATTTCCACTAATAACTATTTCCGCACTATCATTAGTTTGATTTTGGATTCTTATCCCCATTGCTTTTCACCTCGTTGTTTTCATACGCTTTTCCTATATCTTCTAATTTCACATATGAACCATTAACCATATGCACATCACCGCCTATACATGGCGGTATATCTAAACGGTCACGAGCTTCATTGACGCTATACACTGATGATTGAACCATTTTTTGCAAAACATCTGCCTGTTGCTGCGGATCACCGCGTAATATTGTCCAAACATTGAATTTAAATCCTAATCCAGCTAATTGTTCTTTTTTAGTTAATAATTTTCTATTCATTTCCTGCTCATAAATTGTGACATTATATAGCAAGGTATTAACATAAAATTGCAAATTTTGCATAGCACTATTGTTATAACTTGATTTTGTATAATCATTTAGATGATCTGGATTTACCCCAAAAGCAGCTGCTATCTGTAATGCATTGTATTTGCGCAATTCATAAAACTGTGAATCGGTCAATTTTAAATCAATTGGCTGAATATCAAAACCTACGGGTAAGGTAATCATGCGCCTAGCATCATCCCGGGATTGTTCATCAATCCTTTTTAAAAGTTTTCTTTGTTCAATACTATTTAAATCACCAACATATTTAACCACGGCATTAGCCGTTAGCCCATGACTATATAAATTGGTTAAAAATTCTTGGGCAGCCTTATTGCCTGCCATATTTGCGGCCAATATCTCTCGTACTGATTTTCCAACATAACAACCATTTTCAGTAATCCACGCTTTGACGTGTAACATATTTTCAGGATCTATCCAAAAATCTTTACCGGAACCACTATCAAAATAACGATAATAATACTGCCGTTTTGTATAATCAGCTGTATTATTAACCCAAACTTGAACCTTTTGTGGATCAAGTAAATGCAATCCCTTTAAAATAGAATTTTCCCGCTCAATATACGCATAACCATTGCCATAATGGTTGCGACAATATTCCAATCTAGAAAAAAATTGTATTGGTGTCATTATTTTATTTGGTGCTATGCTAAAAATTGAAACAGTTTCATGATGGCTTATTCTATTCTTTTCCTTATCAATTAGATAAACTGGCATTTTTCCCAAATTTTCAGCTAACGTTTTTAAACATGTAAAATAAGTTATTTCAGCTAAATCCGGACCACCAATTTTATTTTTTGATGCAAAAAATAATTCATTTATATCATTCAAAGAAATATTAGCTGTCATATTATTTATTTTTCTTTTAAGCAACGTCAATATACTAATCTTCCTCACCTTCTTTCTCAGTGATTTCCAGCCACTCAGCTAAAGCAGCATGACCATCAACTGTATCACTTTTTTGTGAAAACCATACTTTCCAAGCATCTATAATGGCATCTACACAATCAATACGATTTGTTTGTGTCATCTTATCAATTTTTATCTCACCAAATGAATTAGGTGCTGAAATAATTGCATTTACAGCGCTCCATGTCATTAATGCATTTTGTTTATCATACATTACTTGCCCAGATTTAACAGATAACTGAAAATCTTTTGTAACATCATTTAATGACCGTGCTGACTGCTTAATCTCAGTTAAATCACAATCCAAAATTTGTTCCAAATCTTCTAAAAAGGCACTGGCATTATGCGCATCATAACCACATCCTATTATTTTTAAATGATATTTGTTTATCATATTATTTAATTCTGAAATGATATGCTTATAATCTGTTTTTATGCCATACATGCCAGATGTAAGCGTCAATAAACCTGCATTTTTCCACATTCCATACGGTGCATCATCTGACTGTATATGTTCAGCCAAACGTAACTCTGGCATATAACTATGTGAGTATAAATATATCCTTGACTGCTCCAGTGGGAAAAGCAACGCTATACTTGTTAAATCACCGCCACTAGATAAATCTATACCTAAAAAACATTCCTTGCCTTCCATGTCAGAAATTTTTTTATTAGCGCCGCATCGCTTCCAGCACTCTAAATCCAGTAACGCACCGCCTGTATATGTTACCCAGCGGTTTAACGATTTGGTTTGAAAATTAACTAATTCATTTCCTTGTTTTTCCTTTGCATCTATTGCCTTTTCAGCCATTCGTGCAACCATTTGCTTATTGATAGTATCATCATCATTCCATAGATACAGCGGATTTGCTTTAGCCCAATTTTCTGGCAGCCAAATATCATCATCTTGATCCATTTCAGCAATATATATAAATAGCGATTCTTTTTTTACATTTCCTGTCAACACTTTTTTGCAATATTGATATTGCTCATAGCATGGACCATTAAGATTAAATCCAGCCGTTGTAATCGCTAGCGTCAAAGCATTATCAACCAAAATTTGACCATCATTTACTAACTTGTACATCTGATTGGTTGGATGCGCATGATATTCATCAACAATTGCTAGTATTGTTCTAAAACCATCTGCGCTTTTAGTGTCTCTGCCAATAGCTTTTATAACTGTTCCAGTTATACGTGATGTAATAACATGATCGTATTTACGGATTGTATATAATTCAGCTAGGTCTGAATCTGATTCAATAAATTTTTGCACATCTTCCCAAACAATATTAGCCTGGTCCTGTTTAGTAGCTGTACAAAATATCCGCCCATAATTATATCCTCCAAATGTAGCAAAATCATTGCATAATTCACCAGCTATAAATGATTTACCATTTTGTCGTCCCATTTGGATATAACCCTCACGAAAGCGACGCAATTTACTACGTTTTTTTCGCCAGCCAAATAAGCTTCCAATTATAAAATTTTGAAAACCTCTTGTTTTTAACGGTTTCGGACTGCCTTCACCTATTGTCAATGTATTTGCTATAGCTATATGACGCTCTGCTTGTTTAACATCAAAAATATATTCAAAATTTTTATTTTCCATGTCATTAAGATGACGTTTACAAGCTAAATACTCAGCACGACCACATATTTTTTTACCACTTATTATTTTTTTTGCGTATTCAGTAGTTAAGTCTTTCATCACACATAGCAACTACCTATAGGTATTTCAAATACTTATTTACCGTTTTTTCTTCTTTAGTTGGAACAATTAATTTCAATCGATCCGTTGTAGCTAATCCTAGTTTCGTACTGCATTTCATTATTTGAGTCGCTGAATCATTAGCAATTCGACAATAAGCCGATGGTATTTCTCCAACTTTGCCTTCTGTAGTCAAACCTTTTTCATTAAGTGATTTACTCGCAACGATATACCTGCTGTAATTATCTGCATAAATTGCCAATATTGATAAATCCAGGTTATCAAGCAAATTAACTTTAGCTGCTTCACGAACTACTCTATTATATTCATAAGCAGCCTCATCATTAAGCCACTTGGGAGCGCCTGTTTCTAATTGATCACGTCCGACTTTTAATTTGGATTCTTGCAATTCACGATTCATACGGTCTTTTTTACTTATTTTACCGGTTGATATACCAATTACTTTTCTTGGTCTTGCCACATGATTCACCTCCTACTAATGTATGTTCACTCAATGCGTATTTGCTTGCAGTTATATCTATTGGCATTTTTGGCATTTTTCCAAAATAAAAGGGGGAGCGCGCTCCAACTAGTAAATACTAAAACTTTTTTCGCCTTCCCCTGGCAGTAACAATATCTATAAGCTTAGCTTGCAATAATTTCTTTTCGTTTCCTTCTTTTTTATAAATATCATGGACCTTTTTATGATTCTTGCGTGATAAAAAAATAAGATTATTTATATCAAGTGCTTTGTCCGGTTTTTCTTCCAGTGTATATATGTGATGTACTATATTTCCAGCCTGATATTGTTTTGATTCTGCCATAACCAATTCATCAGCACCGTGTGCTATTATCTTTATTTTTTCAACTATCTTTCGCCATGCTAAACTATGATAAAATTTATTTTTTTTCTGATCACGTTTCTCATTGTTATACTGACGTTGCCGTAAGCTAACGCATGGGCAAGTTACACCTTGTGGTAGTTTACGGCCACATGCGCTACATATGGTCATAAGCACATTATATTCACCTTCCCTCTATTCATTTTAGATAATAAGCCTAAATAACTATCTCGGCATTAAATATAGTTATCCTTATTGAAAATAATAGCATTGATTGGCTAGTTTAAGGTGCTGCCTTTTAATCGCAAATGCATTTCAATTATTCGATTTATTATTTGCCGCCACCACTCTTTTAATGTTCTTTCAGCAAATAAACAACGAGCATTAATAAAACGTTTATTTATTTCCTCTGCATATCGTCTTTGAACATATGCTGTCCAAGCGTGCCGCCCACGGCCATTTGTTTTCTTGCCTTCTGCTTCTTGACGTACCATAATAAATATTCTTTTTCGTTCACCGTATGTTCGCAAGGTTAAATCTATAGCCTGCAACCACTCATTATCTTTAATATTTTTATCCACTTGGGTTTGGTAAATATCATAATTTAGAATATACTTAGCTGCCATTTTACGATCTTCCCGCATTTGTTTAACAATTTCTTGCGCATTGTCATACTGATATTTTTTCATAATTTCCCCTTTTATGTAATACGTGTTTATAAAACTCCTTGGCAATAGTCAGTTTTTGAAATCTCCTTGACAATATAGGATAAAACATATATTATATCTATAGGATATATCACATATTATCAAGGAGTAACAATGTCAGATTTTGAAGTCAGTTTCTATACTTGCCACGATGGCGGCAAGCCTGCTAAAGATTTTATCCTTGGTCTGGATAAGAAGATGCGTACCAAAATGTTACGCACCATCGAAATTCTTGAAGATAAGGGCAATCTGCTCCGTGAGTCATATTCTAAGCATTTAGACGATGGTATCTTTGAACTTCGTGCCAAAGTCGGCAGCGATATTTCACGGGTGCTATATTTCTTCGTGGTAAACCACGAAATTATACTCTCCCACGGCTTCATCAAGAAAACTCAAAAGACACCACCTGCCGAAATCGAACGTGCAAAAAAGAACCGTAAGGACTATTTGGAAAGGATGACTGACAAATGAGCGAATTTAGGGATTTTCTCAATAAACAACTGCAAGATCCAGAAATTAAGGCCGAATATGATGCTTTAGAACCGGAATTTGCCATTATTCGCGCCATGATTGATGCACGGGAACGGCAGGGCATAACTCAAAAGGAATTAGCCGCCCGCACCGGCATTGCGCAGGCCGATATAAGCAAACTGGAAAACGGCAACGCCAATCCATCCATCAAGACTCTTAAACGCCTGGCATCCGGCCTTGGTTGTCGCCTAAAAATTGAATTTGCAGCCCTATGAGGAAAGGCCTTTGCAGAATTTGATATGATACCTCTAAAGTAGATAAGGTAAATAACTAAAATCTACTTTGGAGGTATTTTTATGGGTAGAAAAACCAAATGTACGTTTGAAGAAAAAGTTTCTGCTGATAAAAATTTGCACTAGAAAAGGCCACCCGCATTTTTGCGAGTGGCCATCAGGTACACTTCTATGCCCTGATAATATCATGTTCGGTATTCGGTTGTCAAATTTTTATTTTGTTGTCATCATACGCTCGGCGCGAGCGCGGTCTTTTTTGACGATTTCAGCGTATTTCTTGATAAGTTCCCATTCGTCATCATGCGCCCGTACCTGCCGTTGTTTGCGCTGATTGCTTTCGGCCTTGGTTGTTCCCTTTGGCCTGCCAGCCCCGGCGCGTTTGCCGCCCCAACCGTTGTTAGTATCTGCCATGCCCCATCACCTTCTTCAGAACAAAAAGCGATACCGCCAGAGCTGCTAGTGACACTGCCAAAGTTACACTTGTCAATATTTCCATTTTCGTGATATGAAAACTATGCTATAATTATCTTAACCCTCCAATGGAGGGGGAGGCTTTCGCCTCCCATCGCTTTTACTTGCGATGTTCTTCTTTATAAGCCTTGTACATCAGTAATGCCGTTACCAGTTGGATTACTGCTGTTACAAGGCTTATTGTGTTTGCTATAATTTGCATTGTTTCCATATCCTCACCTCCTTTCTATGATTTTATTATATATCATCTTGATTATTTTGTCAATCATAAAATCAAAAAATTTATGGGAACATCATTTTTAGCTCCCGCTAGTACCTATAACCCCCGGGGGCTATATTTGTGCCCAAGTTGGGCACAATCTCTCAGACATCCCAGCCCATTGCCTTCCTGTTGAGCCTATAGACTTCGTCTGCGCTCATCCCCTCACGCTCTGCAACGATTGCAAGCAATTCATCACGTTGAATGTTACCTGAATGAGCACCAATATGGCAGCACGTACACAGCTGAACCAAGTTGTATGATACATCGCCACCGCCGCTGCCAACCGTGAAAATGTGATGTGGTTCAATTCCTGCGTAACGCCCGCAACGTTCGCAGAAGTTCTTGCGTGCAGCTTTGATGGCTTTGCGGTCCTTTATTCTCTTGTGTTTACTGAGTCCCAACAACATATTTCCTCCTTTGCATACAAAAAGACCGTTGGGGTACTCCCGCAACGGTCTGCTTTCTTTTGGGCACTAAAATAGCCGCCCGTTATACGCGGACGGCTTTGCTCTGCAATAGTTAGTGCTTTACACGCTCTATTATACCTTCCTCTCATTCTGACTGTCAACCGTCGCACAATCTTCGATAAAGTTCTTTTGTCGTGGGTTTGGATAAGTCCGTCTTGTGCCGGGGCTTTCCGCTTCTTGAGCCGCCGCCTTTCGTAGGCCGTCCGCCAATTATAGCCGCATATATGTCTTGCGAATGATTGAACACCGGGAAATCCTCGGTGGTCTCCATAACTGCGCGGATATCGTTGCGGGTTTCCGCGTGTGTTTTTTTGCCGTACCAGACTTCAGTGGCACATTGCGGACATTTGCAATAGGTATCGTCTATTGCTATCATCGGGACACGGCATCGCTGGCAATACCATACACCGTGTTTCTTGATCGCAAGTTCCGCGCCTTGCTTATTTTGTTTGTAGCTTGCTTCGCCGCTTGGCCATGCTTCGGCTCCGCACTCCGGGCATTTATCAAACATTCCCGCTTGTGGCTCCATTAGCACCCTGCATTCCTGACAAAACCACGTCTTGTCGTTTTCCATTAGTTCGAGCCTCCTCCGCGGTTCTTCTTTTTCCTCTGCTTGTGTTTCTTTCGATTCTTTGGCTGCTTATTTATTATAACGGTGTGCTGGCTGGCTATTTTCACCAGCCTTAGATATTCCCTTAGCTTCATGACTTCGTCCCTCCCAGCCAGGTATTTTATCCGGCTTATCAGATTTTGTTCCGCTCACCCAAATAATGGTCATGATGAAGATAGCCACTGCTAATATATCAAGCATGTTTATCCCTCCGGTTTGCTTCTTTCTCGTAATACCTGCGAACGCTTCTTTCGTAGTCGCAACGTCCGCCCACGGCAAAAATTACGGTTATCATCATGCCAAAGATGGCACCGAGCATAAAATCGATTACACACTCCAGCATGTTTTTTATTCCTCCCCGTATATGATTCTCTTTCCCTGTTGCAGCGCAAAAGCTGTTTCCGCTCGGCATCCGTTAGAATCTTCCCAGCCGTTGCAAACCAGCAACGTATCGCAACGTGATAATAGTTCAAGGCACTGGCTCAGTTCCTGACAGTAGTTCACGGTTTTATTATCCGCATCGCCGAACAACCCCAGTGGCGTTATAAATACTTTGTCCGGGTATTTCGCCTGTAAACACGCCCTGATAGCTTTCGCCTTTTTTATATTACTTTCTTCGTCCCCCGTGAACGGGTGGGCAATATATACAAGCTCCATGTTATTTTCGTCCTTTCCGTTCTTTTACCTTGCGCTGCTTGATTTGCCCGCACATAATGCCAAAATACCGACGCCAATATTTCTCGCTCCGGTTGTCGATAGCCACCTGCAGCTTAATCTTGACACCGAACACTTTTTCAACGCTTGCACTGATATCTGCAATAATCTTCCTCTTTTCTTTTTCCCATTCCTTGCGAAACTCGGCGAAGTCCGCCGTGGCGTCCTCTGCCCATAGCTTTATCATTTCATCACCTTCTTTTTTTTCCGTTCCAGTTCTTCTAACATCGTGTCACAGCTTCGGCGGACGGCATTTACAGTATGGCTTTTCATTATTCCAGCCTTAAATGCGTCCAGCGCTTTTTTTCGTTGTTTTAAAACTTCACTTTCTGCCTGCTTGATTTCATCAAGTGTCATTTTATTTTTTAATACAATCATGCTCTCCCTCTTTCCAGTCTATTCAGTCCACTTCATAACGCCAGCTTTTACCATCTCATTGGCGTCTTTGAATCCATGACTTTGTGCATGGTCATTGCTGACAAAAGTTGACCATTGCCCGCATATTTTACAAATGCCCGCCCGCCAGCGCGTCGGTTTAACCTGCCGTGGTACAACCGCTGGATGCCGATGATTATCTTGCTCAATGATGGCGCATATTGACTGACTGATTTCTTTCCGCCCACAGCGTTGCTGCTTTAAATACTCGCTTTGATGTTTTTTCATGACGCTGTCTCCCTGATTTTCTGCTCAAGCTGGCGTGTTTGCATAATTAATGTGTTGATATGGTTAAGGGCAATTTGCAGAGCGTCGATAGTCTCATCGTCCCCGCCGTTTTCCCAAGCGTCCGACTGTTGTTCGTATAGTTCCGCCCGCGCTTTTTCCAGCGTATATGCCGCCAGCTCGTAGCCTCTTGCTTCTGCCAGCTTGCTGGTGTCCGGTTCCGTGTCATAATGAATGGTTTCCTGCGGCTCGTTTTGGTCATCCGAAATGTCCAAGGTGTTTGCTGGTGTCTGCTGTGCTTTCATTTTCAGCAGTTCGTTCCCCAATGCATCCTGCGTAATCATTTCCAGCGCACCATCCCATGCTGCTTTATAAGAAACATATTTCTGGTTTTTGTCGACATACTCGAAAGCGTGAATCTGTCCATCTGATTCAGTAGCTTGTCCGCAATATCCAGCATAATACCGCCCGTCATATTGCCCAATTATTATAAATAATTCTCCAGCGCTTTCAGGAATATCTTGCAGGCGGGTTTTGGTTTCTTTTGGCAAAGGTTTATCATCTTGCAGGTCTGCCAGCTTGACCTTAGCCCCTTTTGTCGCATGTATAACTTTTTGTTCTTTTTCTGACTTACTGGCCAGCTTGTCGGCCACTCCCGTGGATATATTGCCGTCTTTGTATTCCTGCTTATATTCATCCGTCAGGCTTTTTTCAATCTTTTCCAAACGACCAACGGCTGAAAGGCTCATGCCTAACGCCTCCGCGATATGTTCACGACGGCGCCCTTTTATTTTCTCCCCAGCATCTTCCCGACGTTTAAATATCTCGTTCATCCGCTTGACGGCCTGCATTTTCTCCCAATCGGAAATAACACGGTTCGGCAGATTTGCTTCTAACAGCATTTGCTCGGCATCCGTTTCGTCAGCATCGATAATTACGCAATCGACTTTTCTAAATTCTTCTTTTCCTTCCGCTGCCAGCCGTTCATGCATCAGCTTACGGCGATGTCCCGAAATTAAAGTATACATACCACCGCCCGCCGGCCGAACGATAAGCGGATCTAAAAGTCCAAACTGCTCGATTGAATCTTTAAGCAGCGCGTTTTTTTTCTCAATCTCTGTACCGCCCGTTACCTCAAAGTCGTTATTTTCATCGTCTGCGATATTGGCAAGGTCAATTTTTACAATTTCCCTCGTTTTCTCTGCCATGTAGTCGCCCATAGCGCCCATCATGCTAAAAGCCATTATAAAACCTCCCTTATGCCTTATGTTCAAATTGTACCCAAGTTGGGTACAACCTCAGCTATAAAAGTACGATAATCTACTGCCGATCGGCATTTTTTTGCGTACTCAACGACTGGAATATGCGCAAACACTGATTCTTTAACTTTTACACTCATGTGGATTACTGACTTAAATACCGGGAATTTTGTTTTTTCGCGCAGAAAAGTCAGTCCATCCCGATCCATTTTGGTGCGGGCGCTGAATTTCGTAATCAGTACCCCTGCCAGTTTGCAGTCCGGGTTATAACTCTGCCTTGCTTCCAGTATACGGTTTTCTACTTCCCGCAAGCCATCAATACTGAAGCCGTCTATCTCCATCGGCACAATAACATCCGTGGCGGCTAAAAATGCATTGATTACGTTCGGTGTCATATTCGGGGCGCAATCGATAATGACAAAATCAAAGCTATCGGCAACGCTTCCCAACGCCTCTTTTAAAATCAGTGCTGCGCTAACCCCCTGATCATTGCGCTGTCTAGCCATAAGTTCCATGTTCACGCTTGCCAAATCCATATCGCCCATGATTACAAAAAGATTTTCGTATTTCGTCGGGCGGATAGCCTTCCGCAGGTCAGCCCCACGGAACACATCAGCAATAGTCGGGACGCCTGCCGTTTTGCGCTGTTCGTAAAATGCGGATGCGTTGCCCTGTATGTCATTGTCTACCAGCAAGACACGCTTACCTTCCTCAGCCAATAAATAAGCCATATTGCAGGCGGTGGTAGTCTTTGCGACGCCACCTTTCATGTTGACAATAGCAAATATTCTCATTGTTTGCCCTCCTTGTGCACTATAAAACTGTTTTTTTGCCATGCATCATCCAGCATAAGCGTCAGTACATTACAGCCGTTAACCACGACCATATCTCCGATGCATACCAGTTCTAGTTTATCGCCTATCATGTTCAGGTAATCTCCTTGGACTAAAATATAACCGTCCGCCCCAGCATAAAGCCTGCCGTCCATAGGGGTATTTTCGTAAAGAACAACAGCAATACCAGTCGGGGTTAATATTTCGCCCTGTTCAGCCTGCTTTATCCATGATAGATATTTTTCCAGCACACCATCACAATCCGGCTCCCTTGCCGACTGCACCCAATTGGACTTTATGCGCTCATAATAAACGTTTCGTTTTTCTACTTCCAGCTTGCACTGGATCCGGAACGCATCGCGCTGGCGCAGGTGTAAAATAAATGTTTCTGTCACCAAGTAATGTTCTTCATCACGATCAAGCAACATGAACGTGCCGGACTGTTTCACTGCCCGTACTACTGCCGAACAGTTTATCGGATCTATTTTTTCTTCCTCCATGTCTTTCTCCTTTTCTGACTACATGTTTTTATCTTGCAACGTCTGCACTTTTCGGGGCTTTTGCCAACACAAAACGTGCTGAGCAGTTCCCCCGCCTTTTTGGGATTCATTCTTCTGCTTTCCCTCCAGCTTGACGTATACCGCGTATTGCATGGGGTAGCCGTACCGGTTTACGCCACTATAAGATAAATTCTTGTCGATGTAATAGCCTTTTCTTTCCGGCGGTTCCTTCCTCCACGTTTTAGCATGGACAACACGAGCCTTTGGCGTCGCCTCTCGCAAGTTACGGGATGACGAAAATCTTTTTTTTATTATCGGATCGTCGCTTAGAAAAGTTTCCTCCCCGTTCTTGATGATGTACGCTGCCACACTGTGCCAGTTCTGCGTTTTATCAAGGTGGCTGGCGTGAACATGTACCCACTCACCACCGTTTACAATATTCTGCCAGTTGGTCGCTATTATCTCCGTGTCAATTTTGGTCAGTATCATGTGCAAATGGATTGCTCCACGTTTTCCACGACCAACCGAAAAGATATACTTACATTCTTTGCCATCCTGCCGATATTTCTTGCGGATCCGCTTCAAGAACTCTTTTATATTTTTCTTTACTGTATCACTGTCAGGAGTGCTCTTTGCTGGGTAGGTCAGTGTTACCCATAGATCTCCCGGCTGAAAGTTCTGTTTATCTCGCAGAAGTCTCCACACCTTTCTGACTGCTTCCTTGCTCTGCCATCTTAGCTGTTCTTCTGGTGTAGCTCTCTGTGCTGCTGCTTTCTCTCTTTTTTCTCTTATTCCATATCGGCCATTGGTATATTTATGGACTTCTACCACGTTTCCCCGATCTATTACTTTTTCAAGATAAGCCATTATGCAGCACCTCCTTCTGCTACTCTTTATTTTTTTTATTATTCTTTTATTATTGGTTCTTAAAACAATATGTTTAACAAGCCCAAACAGTCCCCCAGCGGGGAATAAAAAAGCAAGCTTGAAAAAAGCGCCAGGCAATAACTGGCGCGCTTTTCTTACTCGTCTATGGTCGCCGATGCCAATGTTGCCAGTAAATCCTCGCCCATGTGCTCTACAAAAAACGCATGGAGGCACGATTTGGGGACTCGGCACTCATTGCCGAATCTGATAGCCCCCAGCAATCCGGCGTCTATCAGTCCTTTGACAAATTTTCTTCCCGTCCGCATCCGCTTTGCGGTTTCTTCTAAATTCATCAAGCGGTCAGCATCGTCTAAAATCAACACATTTTCAGTCATGTCTATCACCTCCTTAAATCAGCTTTATCTTCTGGCGTAGCGGTAAGGATATAACCCGCAAGAGTTAATATCGTATTTGTTCCGCCCATCTCGCGGATTTTTTTTATTATCCGCATTGTTTCCATGCGGGCCTGCTCGCTACGCAGGGCTTCAAGTATAGTTCCTTTATTCATTTTTATCCTCCTTTTAATAATTTCATTTTGTGCTTTTCAAGCTTTGTTGTCGTTCTTTTCTTTTAATAACAAATATGTTATAATTTTCTTGGAGGTGATATTTTGCACCAAGTAGAGTTTTATGCTGACTCCCAGGGTAATGAGCCTGTCAAGGATTTCCTTGTAGAGCTTCAAGCAAAGAGGGATTCCGATAAGTCAGCCCGCATCTTGTCAGAGAAAATACTGACATACATCCGTGTATTGCAGGAATACGGCACCAGAGCAGGTATGCCATATATGCGCCATTTGGATGGTGATATATGGGAACTTCGACCACAGCCGGAGCGGGTTCTGTTCTTCTCTCATCACAATGGAAAATTCATTCTGCTCCACCATTTCCGCAAGAAAACTCAGAAAACTCCCAAAAGAGAAATTGACTGTGCCAAGCGACGTGCCAAGGCCTATAACGAAAGGAATGATTAACATGGGTACTAACTTTAATGATTTGTGGAATGACTCCTCATTCATCAGCGAGGAGCAACGAAACAAAATAGATTTTGAGGTTGCTCTGATTGGCAAGCTGATTGAAGTCAGAGAAAGCAAAGGCTTATCCCAAAAACAGCTGGCTGATATGTGCGGGCTGAAACAGTCTGCTATTGCTAGACTGGAAAAAATGAATGTCACCCCTCAGCTCAATACCCTTATTAAAGTCTTAAAACCTTTGGGCTATAGACTGGATATTGTTCCCTGTGATTAAGCTCCGCCCCGTGGGGCTTTTTCATGTGTCAGAGGTTCTAGCAATTTATCACCTCCTCAAGGATTTTTTTTTAGCCTTATACATCGTCTTGAAGCGATGCTTCCCGACCTTGGCGTTAGGCTTGTTTAGCCTATTGCGCCACATCTTCAACCAGAAAACTTTATCCCATTTTCTTAAATATTTGTTTATCTTGCGAGCTTCTTTCCCAGTAAGTGGCTCGCTTTTTTCATGCGCTAATTCAGTCATTTAGCAACCTCCTTTCCTAGCTCCGCTTTACTCATTTCTAGACCATCCTAATCTTGCGTACTTTTGCGATATTTTTATAGTTGTTTTGCGTTTACATACTCATTATACCAAATTCAATACGTATGTCAACGTTTTTATAGTTGTTTTGCGTTGACATACGCAATAAAAGATATTATGATTATATTAATGAAAGGTGGTGACTATATGACAAACATAGGAGAGCGCTTGAAAATCTTTCGAAAATCAATCAAAAAAACACAGGCTGCGTTCGGCGAACTTTTAGGAACCGGTCGTGACACAATTTCGAACTATGAAATCGGGCGCGTTGAACCTACGGAAACATTTATACAGTTGCTAATAACTAAATATAATGTTTCTGAGAACTGGCTAAGGACTGGCCAAGGGGAAATGTATGCGGAAACGGAAACGACTTTGTTTTCTGCCTTTGCCAAGCAGTACGATTTAAGTAAAGCGGAACAAAAAGCCGCCCGTTATCTTTTGCAGCTGTCCAGTGCCGAACGCCAGCAAATTCTTAAGTGTGTTTCAGGACTTGCGGCAGCTATCGCCAGTGCAGAAGATGAAACAGCAACGGCTATCGACAAAGAACTTGCAGCCTACAAAAAAGAATTGCTTGCAGAACAAAAGGGGTTGTCAGCCTCCGGCATTGGCGAAGAAAAAAACGCATAGCAAAAAAGCCGCCCATCACAGGCGGCCACGCAAAGATTTATTCATTTTTCAAACGAATCATGTGAAGGACTGACTCATTGCAAAACAAAAGCCGCCCGCTAGCAACGGACGGCAAATATAAGGGTACATAATTGAACCCATACAACTAACAGTTCAATTATACACCTTATCTTGTAATATTGAAAGGGTGTGTTTTTTATGTCTTATATTCGCAAGAAAGGAAATCGCTGGTATTTCACAATAGAAATTGGCGAAGGCGGCAAACGCAAGCGCAAGGAACTGGCGGGCGGTAAGACGAAGGCAGAAGCAGCCTACGCCCGCGCCTTGGTTGACCTGCAAGTGAATGGTGCTTATATCGAGCCAACCAAAAAGACGCTCAATGAATTTGCCAGTGAATTTTTTACCGATAATTCCCGTAATGTTCACGCTAACACCATTAAGTCGTATCAATCTATCTACAGAAATCACATCGCCCCAATTATTGGTGAGCATAAGCTAAGGACGATAAAACCGCGGACGCTGCAAAACCTCTTGAATCAGAAAAAGGAAGCAGGACTCGCCCGTTCCACGGTTTCCTCTATTTATACCGTCTTGAAAAGGCTTTTTGTTTATGCTGCTGATTTCTGCGAATACATTCCTAAAAATCCGGCGCAAAACATCCACCTGCCGAAATACACTCAGCCTCCCCGTACGGTTTTAAGCTTTTCCCCGCAACAAATAGCGGAAATCTTTCGGCGCTTCCCTAAAGGGCATCAGTTTTTTCTGCCATTAGCTATTTCCTATTATACTGGCGCCCGATTCGGGGAATGTTGTGCCCTTACCTGGCAGGACGTGGACTTCGACACGCGGGAAATATCTATAACCCGAACAGTTGTCGAAATGTCCGGCGGTCTTACGGTCCAGGACGTGCCGAAAACATCGAGCAGTTTCCGGATTATTCCTTGCGGTAAAAAGCTTATAAGTATTTTGCGGGCAGAAAAAGCACTGCAAGCAGCCGCCCGCCTTGCCGGATCCGGTTATGCTGATAACTTTATCATTCATGACAAACATGGCAAACTCATGGAACCAAACGCAATCAGATACTTTAATATGTATATAAAAAAATACGGCAACGGTTACTCGGTTCATTCCATGCGCCATACGCACGCTACTATGCTGCTGGAAGCTGGCGAAGAACTTGAACTCGTCTCAAAACGCCTTGGACATGCCTCAATTGACATCACCGCAAAAACCTATTCTCATGTCCTCGAAGCACGCAAAAATAAATCCCGCCGACTAATCGACGAGATACTTTGACAGGGCATATACCATATATGCTATTCAATTAATTGAAAAAACTACATATAGTATACAGTTAATTTTATATATTATAATTATGGAATACTGCTTTACAACCTTAGTTTTTTTATATAAAATTAAAGCAGAAGTCAATGTACCAGATTGACTTCTGCAATGGAATAAACTCTTTTTTGAGAGCCTCTGCTATTTGGAAATCCAAATGCGGAAGGCTCTTTTTCCATAGTTCTTTGCGTATATACGCGTTCCATCTTTCAGCGTTATCCAAGCTCTAAAGATGTAGTGCCCTTTTCCTTTCGCCATGCCACTCACCTCCTCATGTTTATGTCATATATCTATGATAAACAAGGTTTAGTTCCTTGGAATTTTGGAAAGCTGGTATTTGGCGGATGAATACGATACTCCACATGACTCCTTGATGTAGTCAGCAGTCATATCTCGCGATACTAAGTGTGCCGGGACAAGTAACTCTCCAGAGAAGGCTTTTGCTTGCCATTCAGGCGAACAATATGTTGGTATTGTTCCACTTGCAATGCGCGCATGAGCTTTATTATTACGATGAAAAAGCCAATGCCCTAATTCATGCGCCATGGTATCACGATCCATGCCTGCACCTCTCGCCGCACGCATATATACATCTTCTCGGATTTTTACAGTTCCATTTGGTAGTGTCAATCCATGAAAATCCCCCATCTCAGGCTGGCTAGTTACTTCCATATTCCAATCTGTAAAAACCTCTGGCATGCTATTCATGATCTCCATGACCTCGACAATGGGGAAATACATTGTTTTGTCTGCCCCAAACATCTGTCTAAACGTCAATGCTCGACGTCTTATGTCCATTCGACTAAGCGGCGGCACCACTAAATCTTGCTGGCTCATTGGCATCAGTCCTTCCTTTCTGCACTCAGCATCTTGAAAATTTCTTTTTTCTGTTCGCTATTGAGCGAGCCAAACTCTCTTGCGAAAGCTATAGCTAGATTTCTATCCTGCTCAGAATGCTTGCTCAAATTGATTCGTATTTCTGTCTTTGACTTGTTAATCGCATCCATCAGCTCCAGTGATTTCTCTTCTGATAGCTTATACGCCTTGACAATTTTATCCCTCCACTGTGCAGGGATATTTTTTTTTCCGTTTTCTACAGCCGACAAAAACGCCGGGGATACCTGCAGATATTCAGCCATATCTAGCATAATCTGGCCACGATCAATCCGCAGTTTCCTACAAAACTTCCCGAATGCCGTTACCATAATAAACCCTCCATAATGTTCTTCCTCCCTTTGTAACTTAATTATACATCTTCTGATTATTTTTGTAAACCTTATTCGGTTAATTTATTTCATGTATTTAGTAAAACCAATACAATACAAAAGGCCGCACCCCATTCAAGGGTGCGACCTTCTCATGTATACGCTATGCAGTTGTGCACGTCACTGATGTGTATCGGTCTTGTCGTTCTGTTTAGGGAAATGCTTGGTTATCGTCACATTCTTCGATGAGAGAAAACTGACCACTATAAAGCCGACATACATGACGCCGGATGAACCAGCAAAAACATAGTTTTCGGTATAGAGTGAGTACATCATGATCGCCAGCAAGGTCATGGATACGACGAACGCCATCCATTGGCCTTGCCACTTTTCCTTTATGCTCGCTTCTAATGCCATACGTTCCTGCTCTCTTATGTGAGCAGAATTCTTCTCGAATTCGGTGAATATCCGTTCTGGCAAACTCTCATCGATATCTTTATACCCGCGTAGCAACGACGGTGGCGGTATCGGTCCAGCGTATTTTGTTGCTATGCTCACATACTCCTGTGGCAAAACGTCAGCACGTTGCTCTTGTTGAGGTGCCGATTCTCTCGATGATGCCTCAACCTGGTTATTCGCCTCTACTGGTTCCATTGCCATTCAAAACTCCTCTGTTGTTGTCGATTGCCTGTTTCAGCATAAAGCCGGTGCGTTCCCAGCTATTCTGCGCAATCTTGTCAGCCCCGGAAATATATGTGCTATAATCCGATGAAGGGAATAGCGAAAACGTCATCGCCCCGTAAAAAGTCGCTGCAACTGCGCAAGCAAGTGCATGTAATTTCTCTGCCATAACATTCCCCTCCTTTTCGTTCTTCTCGTTCATTATAGCACACATTTTACCAATTAGGTATCCCCCGAGAACTTCCGCCATTTCCAAAAGCGGCGGAAGAATTGGCGGAAAAGCGCTTGCAAGCCTTGAAATTATTGGGCAGTACATTTGTTTTATACTTATCGGAAGTTATGCGCAGGAGGAATTATCTTTAACTACTAAAACACCGCCATCCCTTTATTATTAAAGGATTGACGACGTTTTAGTAACTAAGCGTGTCTAGGCAAAATTTATGCGTTTGCAGACTTTTTGCAGACAAATCCCTCTTTTATGCAGACAATATGCAGACAAACTGCTGCTGCATCCTTTAACTCAATCTAACGTAATCTAACTCGTTTTTAACTTATGATTAACTCAACGATGAATTGTCGTCGAGTTAATCATCATAATAGATATTGGCATCGTACCCGAAACCGGCCAGATTATCCGTGAACTGATGCATCCGAATGATGTTGTTCGGGTACTCCTCTTTGAGATAATCCCGACAGGCCGTTTCGAACGTGTTGCCCTCGCCGTAGTTGGCTACCCAATACGGCACATAGTCCGGCAAATCCTCGATACGGATATAATGCGAACTTTCGGCACTCAGCCAACTCCAACTTGCATATACACCATTGTACTGGTGCCCGTAGTTTGTGAGCTGGTTGATAAAGGCGCGGCAGCACTCAGTCACATCACCGTTAAGCATCCGGTTTGACTCTGCATCATACCAAATACCCAGCGGCGGTGTTTCGCCTCTCAGGTATTCTTTCAGCCATGCAGCAACCTGATCCGCCTCTGCCACAGCCTCATCATAAGTGCAGGCATGAGCGAAATAATAAACGCCATACTGCAGGCCATATTCCACAGCGTGATTGATGTGCTCGACAAACATATTGTCGAGGCTGGAGCGCTCGCCGATCTTTAAGATAACACCCTCAATGCCGGTATCAGCGAGTGCCTGCCAGTCAATTTCAGTCTGCCATGCGGATATATCAATTACTTTCATTTTGCTTACTTCCTTTCTCGTTCTTCAGATAGCTGCTTTAACGTATTTTTTAATTTTGCTGGTATTGGCACTCCTGCCTTGCCAGCATTTTCTAATATAGATAGCCCTTCATTGCCTAGAAAAAACCATGTTACCGCTACACAAATAAGCTGCTGCCCCATAGCATTATCCATGAAGTGAGCTAATGACACTAACAGCAAAATCATTAGTTTTTTGCAAATGCCTTGAAACCCTCTATGACTGTCAAGAGCCATGTCAGGGTTTACATAAGCCGCCAGCACTCCGCTGATATAGTCAATGACCATTGCGAATATAAGTGCTTCAAGTACACTGTTCCATGCGCCAAACAGGTATGTTGTCACCATGCCAATTGCTCCTGTCGTCGTCCCCCATAGGGCTTCGACACGAACGGGGACGAGTGACCTTATCGCTTCTATTATTACATTCATGCGCCCTCCATTATTCTTCTGTACCCGTTATTTCCCGTTTTCCTTACATCAACACTATCATGGCGGATGAATGTATTTTCTATACTTCATGATTTTCTCCACTAAAAAAGCCAACCTATCTTTACTTTGATAAGTTGGCTGTTATTCTGTTGTTTATAGATAGAGCACGCCCCATCCAAATTTATTTATTAATTCTTCATCTTCTGTTAGCTATATTATAGCTTACATTCTAATCTTTTTCAATTAGTGGATTTATATATTTCATATTTCCTCCGTTCTATTTACTGCACAAAATCTTTCAGCGCTTTCGCATCATGCAGCAGCTGTGCTTCCTTAGCCGTTGGTTTTTTCTTTGTATGCCACTCTTTTTGAGCACGCTCCTGAGCGCTCCTATTAGAATCGCTTTCATACCGCTTGAACTGCTTATCCGTTATGCCTAAATCCTGCATAGCCCGCTTATTCTCAGATGTCTTATCCTTACGGTATGCATCCATAGCATCCTTCTTTTCATCACCATAACGGCTGCGCATATCATAAAGGTAGCTGTTAATGAAGGATGTATTAGATTCATCAGTGCTGCGGAAACCCAGCCCATGAATGACTTTAGCAAAACCATCTTCATATACGCTATTAACGCGGTGATGCGTACCATAGCTTGCACCGTTAACCCAGGCCTGAATCATATTGCCCAATGCTGGTGATATTGCCTTGATTGCTTCCGCTGGATTTCCATTATGCAGCTGGTCAATAGTATTAAATGCTGTGCCCAGAACCGGACCGCCTAAAGCATTGGCAATAGCTCCTGCTGCCGATGACGGCGCCGTACCATAATATTTCCCGCTGAACGCACCTGACATCCCGACACGACCTGAAATATCAATGCCAGCTAATGCCGGTATTCCATAGATAACCGTTTCAACAAGTTTCTTGCTTGCCGGGTCGTTGCCTGCCCATTTCATCATAGCTGCCTTGCACTCATCAGCAAGATTTTCATCTTTACCGGTATAAATACCAAACAGGAATGAGAAGAATTCATTTAGCAAATCGCCAAATGGCAGCGCTCCGGCCGCACCGGCCAGCAGCATATAAGGAACAAGGAATCTTGCCCGCTGCGCATTGTTTTCAGCATGAACAACATTGTTCCACATAAATTCAAGCTGCATAATCGGGTACTTTTGGAACTGGAACATTTGCTGGGTTAATACCGATCCCGCTCTCATTACGCCCGGAGTTGCTACATTTGAATAATCAAAGTTAGCATCAAAGTTTACTTCCTTGGCATATTGCATAGCTTTTTTAGAAATGGTCTTGCCTGGTTCAGGTTTCATTCCCTTTTCAGTTACACCCTGATAGTATGCTCCTAGGATAGCAGCTTTACGCATTAATGAATCAGCCATAGTAAACGGCAGCATGGTTTTATTGGCAGCACGTTTTATATTGCCTAAAACATTACGCACTCTGCCTGAATCACGGTTATGGGAATAGCCGCCACTGTTATCAGCTAATGTTATTTCATTCATAACACCGCTATTCTTCAGTATGCGCCGGTCTAGCTTATTTGGCTTGAGTGCCCGCTTAAGTCCCTCCATTGCCCATTTGTAACTATTCAGCTTTGTACCAATATTTACAAACTGCATGAAGTTAATTGCTGCTGATGCAAAGTTACCTAAACCAAGTTTAACTACTGCTATGAAAGAACTGAAATTACTGGATAATGCTAGTGCTGGTCTGCCATTATAATAATCGCTCAGCCGTCGTCCTAGTGCTGTTTTCTCTAATGACTTATTCAAAAGTTTCTCAAGCCGGCTCGGAACACCGTTCATATCGTTGATATGGTTCTTGATATACCATGCTATATCTGTCTTAGGCTCGGCATTGAAATCACCAAACCAGCGCTCATAGGTAGATATTGCCTGCGGTTTCCAATGTTCCATTGCTACATAACGTGAGGATGCATTGAAGTAATGCTCCAGCAGCCACGGCACATCTTTTTCAAACCCCTCGGCGCCTTGCGTTTTTTCATATTACCAAAGAAACGATGCCGTCCCTTTATTTTTGCGCCAGCTGATTCACGCAGGAACTTTCTTGCTTCATTGAGTGACATATCCGTATTCTTATGTATCTGGCTAGTCATTCTAGCAAAATCACGGTCCCCAACTACGACGTTGTTGTATTCCTCATCATATTCAAAGCCCTGTGCTCTAATAACATATTCAGAATCTGGATTTTCCTTTGCATAACCATTAGCAAGTTTAGCAGCCTCTTTTAAACTTCTGCCACTGCCACGAGTTACAAGTATTTCTTCTCCATCTTCATTAGTATATTTTTGATAAACCATGAATTTATGAAAGAAATGCGGTACATAGCCAGTTAATTTAGTTAAAGGCTTGGGCCGTTCTGTATAATCAACCCGCCATAAAGTAGTACCTAAATCATCCGTCACGGGTTCAAAATCTATAACGCAAACATCCTTATCTGCCTTTAATTTACTTAAGGCCTCAGGCGATACCATCTCGCCCGTATGTTCATAAATTTTAGCGCCGCGATATGTTACCAGTATTTTGCCATTGCCTTTATTAATTATACTAAGAATATCGCTGTCCTTAAGGAAATGTGCCTTTTTGAAATCATCCAGCTGGCTTCTATGAAGAATCTTATTGCGCTCTATCACCTGCATCCGAGCATCATTTATCAGCTTATAGGCACTGCCAAGACGCAGCCGAACCAGCTTATAGGCACGAATTGCATTATCGGAAAGTCCCATTTCCTTCAAATCCTTAACTTTGTATTCCTTGCCTTCCATATCACCTTGCAGCAGCGCCTGTGATACATCGTCCAAATCCTTCTTATCTTTGGTATACTGGTTAAACCGTTTCATAGCCTCGCCATAATGCGCCCTGAGTTTTTCCTGCTCATCGTATGCCTTGCGGGCTAAATTATAGAAATACTTGACAGCATTATTCTTCTTTGAAACCTGTCTTACCGTCTTAACCCACATATCGAGCATATTCAAGTTGTCAATATCACGCTCCTTTTTCTTGCGAATTTCAACGTTCTTTTCGGTGGCAATTTTACCCAGCTCGCTCATTGACCTTTTAATGCGGTTCAGCGAACCAGCCGGTTCCGTCTCCGTCTGCATTTCACTGATGGAGTATTTTTGCGTACTAGAAAAGCCGTCCTTGTCAGAACGGCTTACTGATAATTTGTTGTTGTCGTATTCATAATCGTGAATTGCCTTAACATCGTTTAGATATAATACTGATTGAACCTCGTAGCTTACATTTTTCTCGGGTTGTTGATTACGTGCATTAAGCTCTCGTACTCCTCCTGTATAGCCTTTCTCAACCTCGACTTCACTTCTTCTATCGGCATTGTCGGGTGTTCTTTTATCATATCTGGCAGGAGTTCCTCCATCTTTAATGGCTCTATTTTTGACGTTGTTTTGTCGGTTGTCTGATACATAACGCTCAAACTCCTCTCCTAATCGGTTAAAACGGCGTGAGTATTCATACGCTTCTTTTGGAAAACCATTCATATCGAAGTTGAATTTTGACCGCAATTCACGAACTATCTTAGTTCCTAAAAACGCTTGGTCTAACTCATCGTCCGTCATGTCAGGTTTTAGCTTGCCTGCTAATTCCTGCTTCATCTGCTTAATGTCATTATCGGTCACTTTTAGGGCATTGTCAAGCTCTCTTTCCCATACTTTTCCAGATTCTATATCCTTAAAAATACGGTTTACTTCCTCAGTCTTGGCAATGATGGAACGCAGCTTATCAACCATTTCACGGAATTTTTTCCATAGCTTGCCAAACTTGAATGAATTACCGTTAGGGTCTTTAGTAACTCCCTTATTTCTAGCTAGGAACCAGTCACGGTATCTGTCAGCCGCATACTCAATAACGTCCTTGCCAGCTTTCCTAGCGTCCTCTTTATACGCCTTGATGATTGCAGATTTTTCTTTATCTGTGAGCACCATATCCCATACCGCATGAAATACTTCATGGTATACGGAACCTTCATCGCCATTTAATGCTAACTGTATTACTGCCTTACTGCCAACCGTATACTCTTTGCCGTTGACCTTTATCTTTACGCCAGCTTCTAACCCGTGAGCCTTCCTTGCTTTGTCAGCGTCTCCATTATCAACATTGAGTTCATCAGCAATTTGTATTTCCACTTCTGCTTTATTGAACATAGTGAAATAAAGTGATGAGCCATCATCACGAATATTTTTGGCAGTCGGCAATGCTTCAGCTATTTCCGTGCGTAACCGCCCCATAGCCTGCGCTTTTGCCTGTTCGCTAATCTGCTCTTTTACATTATCTGCTGGGCTGATACTGTAATTGCTTTCGGCTAACAATGCGTTAGCTTCTTTGACAAATTCATTGCGGTCATTTTCATTTTCAAAGATAAATGAATTGTTAGCATACTTGCTATAGTGACCGTTGTGCTCTTTAGCCAGGTTACTGATTGAACGGTATTTATCGCTTAAATATTCGGTTGGTCTTGCCGTTGAATAAAGTTTGTCAACGTTTGGACGGGTATCTTCATGCGTGCCAAGCGTGAAATACTGTTCAGATTCAGTGTTTTCAGCTGGTTTAGATTCCGTTGTCGGTACTTTAGCATTAGGGTTATTGGCTTTTTCTGCCAAGTATTTATTGGCAGTACGCTCAAATTTATTGCGCAATGATTCAGTCGCAAAACCATAACCGCCAAACTTTACATTCCTTCTTCCTTGGTAGTCAAATGCTATTGCATATAACCTATCGTCGTTCATCAGCTTTACATCATCGACTAAAGCCATATAGCTGTTATTAATGCTTTTTTTATTAACAGTATTGGTGAAATGATTTTTTATATCGGCGCCAATACGCTCAGGCATGGTCATATTTTTAATACGGCTGAAAAGGTCTTTGATATTCTCTATACCTCTAAGGTCTACTTCATTTCCACCTTGTGCCTGTTTCATATCCTCGTCAGTAAGGTATTTATCAATGACTAATATCTTTGTAGCTACGCTTGTTCCAGCACGCTTAAACGTGCATTGTGGAAGTCTTATGGTATTAATGAGTAAGGCATGTTTTGCTTCATTGTTTCCGTACCATTCATCAAACCGCTTATTAAATGCAGGACCATCAGGGACAATTGCTATTACTCGCCCGCCATCATAAAGATGTTCAAAGGCTTTTGCCAAGTGTTCCATAGCGGTCTTGCCACCTTTACCGTAAGGAGGATTCATAGCAATACCATCAAACTTATTGGCTTTGGCGAACTGCTCAAAGGTCGTAGTTTCTACTCTTGAAGTAGTACCGCCTTTTAACCGCATTTTAGCAAGTGTAGCCAGCTGTTCGCTTGGCTCAATAATAGTATTCCTTGTCGTAGCACTAAAGTAACGGGATATTGCGCCATGACCTGCGGACGGCTCCAATGCTTTGTTGCCATTCTTCAAGCCTAACCATTCTACCATCTTAAAGCCTACTGGTTCAGGTGTCGGGTAGTAGTCTACACCTTCACTTGATTTATTACGGCTGTTCTTTTTCGCATTGGTGAAATAATCCGATACGGCTTCATCAAATTGGCTAACGCCACTCATTGCTTTGCCATCACGGGCTTTACCGCCTGTACCTTCGGTCTTGCTGTTTGGCAGATAACGTTTCCATGTATCACCGTCTATTGATTCCATAAAGCCGTTTACGATAGCGTCTCTAAGGTTGCGTGCTTCATAGCCCATAGAAAGATTTTCAGCGGTTGAAGAACGTCCCGCAATCGTATCAGCAAAAGCCTGTCTTTCAAAATTCATGCCAGTATTCAGATAGCGGATAATAGCATTAGTTACTACGCCAGTACGATAGATTCGCCCTTCACATTGGATTAAGTCCGTTGGTCTTGTTGCCAGCCCCAAGTCTATTAATACCCGCTGGTGTTTTCCTGTCCTGTCGTGCAGGGATATACCTTCTTTAGCAGACGCCCGCTGACAAAGAAGAACTCTTAAATCATCCTCATCGTCATTAAATTTGTCAACACTATCCTGTCTTAATGATTTTTTCACATCACCATTAAATATGCCGACTGTCTTTCCAAGCTCCGACTGAAAACGTTCTATAGGTGACATCAGGTCTTTCATATCCAGCTTTAGCAGTTCAGGATTTTCAGCACAAAAATCCTCATACTGCTTGTGAGCCTTAGCCTGATCAGACGGGTCAAGCTCTGCAAAATCATCACTAATAAGCATAAATGGATTTGCAGCTTCATTCTTTTTGAAATCATGGAACACTACTACCTGCTTGCCAGCTTTTAAATATTCCTTGATTATTGGGATTGCCGCTTTAGCCTTGACTGCTTCCAGCAGATAACGCCGTCCATTCTTCTTTAGTTTTTCATCAACCATCTTGGCAATCAGACTGTATTTGTCTCTATCGCCTTTTTCATCGTTGCCATGCAGAATGTCAAGTCCTCTATCAATCTGCTTGCCTACGCCACCATCAACTAGGATATAGCCACGCTCATAATCGGGCTTAACTTCTAATTTACGGCTGGAAACAGCGCCAATGCTTTTCAGCCATTCATTAAATTTTATTTCCATAATGTCTTGGTTAACTTCTGCGTCAGGCTTATTCAGCTTGTTATTGCGCATACGATAACCAAAATGGTCAATCATAAACTGTTCTTGACCATCGGTATCATTGTAGTAGCCATGTTTTTCTTTGGCAGGATAATCAAACAAATACCCCTCAGCATATTCTATATTTTTGATGTAGGCAAATGGCGTAGCTGACAGGAACAGCACTTTATGGCGGTCATTAGCTCCCTTGGCGTCCTCTGCCTGCATAGCTTCATACTCTGCCTTTAGCTTATGGCGTATTCTTTCATTTTTAACATGCAGGTCTGCCAGCTGCTGTCTATCACTAGCCGTAAAATCAGATGCTCCGGCTCTGCTGTTCAATGACCTTTCCTGCATTACATTATCATAATTTTTAGCTTCGTAATAATCGTTAAAGCCTCTATTATGATAGGTCATGGCACGAACTTTGTTAAGTGCATTAGTATTATTTGCCTGTTCTCCCTGCATTAGTTTATGAGATTCATCAGTTACGATTAAATCCCAGTCACGTTCTAAAAGGGCGTTGTTTTCACCTACATTTTGATATGAAGTGATAACAATGCCCTCGCCTTTATCCTTGGTGCTTTTCAGTTTGCTAATATCCAAGCCAAAGAAACCTTTACCCGCATTAATCCAGTCATTCTGTGTTTTATCCTGTGGCGCAATGATAAGAATATTCTTTTTGCCACGCTGTACAAAACGCTTGATAACGCCTAAGCCTGTAAAGGTTTTGCCTGTTCCTGTACCGTTGGTAAACATCATACCTTTATACGGTTTACCGTTTTTATCGGTGCTGAACAAACGGTTATCAGCTTTTACAACATCATCAACCTGTCCTTTCATCAGGAACGGCATACTAGCTTCTATTTGCTTTTTACTGCCAGTTTTAAAATTCTTCTTATCGACTTTAGCACCATTTATTGCGCCACGTTTACTGCTTTCATTGACTGGTCGGTTTTCAGCAGATTTAATACTTTCTGCGCTTCGTCCATCGTCAACCGGCGGTCTGTCGAAACTGTCTCTAATGCTTCTTGATAGGTGTTCAGCTCCGGTGCTATCATTTCCAGCTGACTGTTTGGTTTCTTCGCTTTGTACTCGGCTATTGCCAGTCTTTCCGCTAGTATCGGTGCTACGTCCGTGAACGCCGCCGCTACGTTGTGACCGTACTTCTTTTCCAGACGATTGTACACTCTGTCCTCGCCCTGTTCGGGATTCTCCATCTTCATGTACTGACCCCACTGCGTCTTGATTGTCCCCTGCGCTATTTCGTTCAGCAGGTTTGTTGGTGCTGTCATAAAGCTCACTGTCCGTTACCTCCTTAGGATTGTTAATTACATTATCTGCGCCAATAAAGCCAAGTTTGAGTAATGGTTCAAAATCCTTAGCATTATCTTCACCATATTTTTTAGCAAACTCATTGCGAATATCTTCAAAACCTGCTTTGGGATTCTTTTCCATGACACTGCCAACATAGTTAAATGCAGGTATCATTTGAGATTCATCAACCTTGCCGTCAGCAGATTCGAGCATTGACCATACAGGGTGCAGCCATCCACGTATATCATCACCAAGAGTATCAATCATGGTTTTAGCAAATTCGGTAAAGCCTTTTGCGCCACGTGCTACATACAGTCTGCCTAACTTAAATGCTGGTGCAAGAATGTCGGGGTCAAATACCGGCAGGGAATTTAATCTGTTGCGGGATTTTTCAAGTGCCTGTTTTAACTCTGCTACCAATTTTGTTTCGGCTTCTTCTGAAATATCAACGCCAGCAAATTTTTTAGGGTCAATATCCTTCGGCTTATTACCATCAGATTCATCTTTTGATTCTGCTTTAGCTGGTTTTTCCTCAGCCTTTTTCTTTACAGGTCGAATACCTAAAGCCTTTTCAAGCTCTTTTTCGGCTTCCTCCTGTGTTGAGAAAATCCTGTGTTTCTTTTCTTCTTTTGGCTTTTCATCTTTTACCACGGGTTCGGATTGAACGGTTTCAGTCCCCTGTGTATGCTCGCTAGATACTTCTCCGCCGTTTCCTTCGGCAACTGTTTCATTACCATCAGTTCCAGCTCGTTCGGTTCCCTTTTTCTTAGCTTTACTATTGCTAGGCTTTGCAGACGTATTACTATCTTGTTCCTCCTCATGTATTCTTTCCAACAAGTGCTTCCTTATAAGCACACTATCTGCTAACACACCAGCTCTACTGTACGGATATAAGTCTGGGTTGAATACATTATCGTCTGTATCTTCTATTTCCTTCTCTAACTTGGCTAATCTCTCTATTGCTTCTTCATAAGTGATACTTTTTGCCCGATAAGCCTTGATAATCTTGCTTCCTTTTTGGTTAAAACCTTCTCTTATTTCCTCTTTCTCTTTGTATGAATAGGTTCTGTGCTCATTTTCATTTGTAGCTTTTTCGTTGCCTTCCTCAGCTGGTTCAGCTCCTGCCTTTTTTTCCTGTTCTTCGGCAAGCTCCTTAGCATAATCAGGTTCGCTCGTATCGGTATCAATTTCTTTTGATTCACCATAGAAATCTTTGACAAAACGGGCTTTATCATCAGAAGTTTCAAAGTCAAGATTATATACAGGTTTACCATTTTCCAAGTGTCCACGATAGCTTTCAATGTTATAGCCACGGTCGATATAATCCTTTATGTCAGATTCATAGATACCGCTAACTCCTTTTAGAACAGTATCTTCTTTAGCTGATTTTTCTGCTTTAACTTCCTGTTTATCCTGCTCAGTAACGTTTTCAGCTGCTTCATTCTTGGCAATAGCTGGTGTTGCTTCCTCAGCTGGTTTAATTTCCTGCTCTGCTTCATCGTTGGTTTCAGCATTAGCAAGTTTCTTCTCAGCATTGACTATAGCCTTTGGCACGCCATGTTCTAGGTCATTGCGCAAATTATCATTAACAGAAATATTCTTTGCTTTCAGCTCATTTAAAAGCTCCTTGCCTAGTTCAATGCGATCAGCCCGTGACATTTTCTTGACTTCGCTTAACCGTTTTTTATAGTCAAACCTGCTTGGAACATTGCCATACTGACTGTTTCTTATTTGCTCTGCTTCCTTATGGAACCCCATTGCGTCCGCTTCATTTGCCATTGCACCTATATCACTCTTGGCTTTTGCTTGACGGAATACAGGCGAATCGTTAAGCCGTGCCATTGGGTCATTGGTATTTACGGTTGGTGCTTTACGTTTTGGCGTGTCAGGAATAACAATATCAGGAGTTTCAGCAGGTGCGCCATTCGGAACAATAATCCCTGCATTAGGCGTAGCAGGATTAATTGCAAGCCCAGCTTTCTGCATACGTGCGTCTATTGCTTGACGGTTGGCATTAGCCTGTTGCTGGTTATTGTTTAAATCCTGCTGTATGGTGCTGTCTAAAACATTACCGTCTATTGGCTGTCCATTCATAGCTGACTGCATAATAGCACTAGCCGTTGTGGGCAGATTTTGCTGTGTGGCCTGTGCAGCAGCATATTGCGGGTTATTATTTGCTATGCTGGCTAACTCTTCAAGATTTGCTATTGAAATATGCTGCTGATTATTTTTTATATTGCCAGCCAGTCCCTGACCATCCGGCAGTGCGGGGAAAGCATTTGGCACATCAAGCTGGATGCCATTCATGATAGCATTTTGAATGTTGCCAGCTGAGGCATTAACTCCCTGCGTCAGCAGATTGACCATAGTATTGTTCCAGCCATTACTGCGGGCAACTAAAGCAGCCTCAGCAATTTTTCCCTGTGATGCCAGTTTAGTGATATCATCTACTGTCTGAGCAAATCTGTTGCCATAATTAGTTGAAACTCTTGTCTGTGCTGGTGCCTGCGGATTAATATTGTCAATTTTCGGTGTGGCCGGCGCTCTCCTTGGTGATGGGGCTTTAGCTGCCATCACGGTCTTCATCATAGCATTAGCAGTTTCCTGCGGATGCATCTTAAATATTGCGCCAATATCACCACCATCAATTGCATTTTGCATAGCAGCTGCATGGGCTGCGTCCTCATTTACATCATCACTTACTGGCATATTCATCAACTGAGTAGCCATTTCCATTACTGACTGCTGCTGCTCCGGCGTCACCTCATTATTGCTAATAAGTGCCTGCGCTGCTTCCATATTCGCCTTTTCCTGCTCTGGTGTCAGGTCATATTGAGATAAATTGAATCCGGGAACAGTTATATTATAACTGCCACCACTGCCATTTAAAGCTTCACCATGGTCACTGAAATGTAAATGACCGCCGGTAGCATTAGCCGAAGGATTACTATATTCGTCTAAACCATATAATCCATATTCCTTAGCCTTATCTATTAACCAGTTACGCGCATCCGCATTACCCTCAAGAAAATCATCGGCCGTATCAAAAGCCTGTGCCGAATCATGCCAGCTTTCACCACCGCCATTGCGAGCCATCGACGTTATATAAAAGTGCCGTCCATACTGGTTATAATAGTCACGGTCTAACAGTCTTAATTTCTGCTCAGTCAAATCAGTTAGATTAGGATTAGAAACTTCACCGCTTATAGTATAGTCTGCTGTCTGTGGAATATCTAAAGCTGGTGACTGCGCTTTTTCATCAGCAAAATGCCCCATTGCACTATTTACATAGCCAGCTATGGATGGACCATTGCCCTGTGGCGCATCCCAAGGTCTGCCATTTTGGTCAGTAGCTTCTCCCTCAACCCAGCGCTGAGCATTGTTTGGACCGGAATACCATGCAACTAATGCCCCTTCTGGACCATACTCATCAAAATACTGTCCCATTTTAAAACGTCCGACTTGACGGTACGCATCATCATCATCCATGCTTGCACCACCAAGACCAGCTTCTTTTGACCATGCATCCCAATTTTCCGGCTGAATCTGATAAACACCACGCGCACCCGTAGATGATACCGCATCAGGATCACCGCCGCTTTCCTGCATTTCAATAGCGTTGAAAAATGCTTCTTTGTCGCTGCCGCCGTTATTAGCATTGCCACGTTGTACCGTAACTGTGCTTTCCGGAACATCAGCAATCTCTGTTTTATTGCCAGCAGTTTCTTCCATGCCATTAAATGGATTATTAGGATTACTTTTAGCAGCTTCATTATTCATTCTATTAATTCTAGCTTTATAATCCCTATAAGCAGTATGGCCTGCGCCAAACAGACCTAATGGCAGGCTGCCCATAAAGGCAGCTCGTCCTGCCTGCTGTTCGTCCTCTGTTGGATTAAAGAACGTACCATACGGCTTGCCACTCCATTTATTTTGTGCCTGCTGTTGTGTCATTTCCTGAGCATACTCCGAGGCTGCCGAGCCCGGAATATTAACGCCATAGCCGGCAATCTTGCCTGCTCTGCCACCCCGTTTGAATATCGGCTTAAAGCCTTTACCTTCAAGGATAGGTCCCATAATACCCTGAGTAAGCATATCCATTGGCAGTTCTTCTTGTATCATGCTATTCATACGACGAGCAATTTCATCATCAGAAAGTCCCTCGTCTTTTAAATCAGCATACATATCGCCGGCATTAGTTGCTGCTTCCAGTGGTCCCGTACCTAAGGCCCATTTTGCTGCTGAAGCTCCTGCCTGCTGTCCTGCCTTTGACATAATAGCCTTGCCTATCTGCTTAGCTCCAGCACGGGCAGCCATTGAACCAATACCACGTGCAGCAAGTGCGCCAGCACCGCCAAATGGTGCTGCGGCACTAGCAGCCGCAAACGGAATAGCCGAACCTGCCATCTGACTAAAGTCAGCCAGCAGACCTCGTTTGTCTGTCAAATAATCAGCACTGGTTAATCTGTCAATTATACTCATATCCTGATATTTATCAAGCGTGCCAGATTCAGCAAAATTCTTAGCTGCTTTATCATTAAGATATTCACCATTATTTATAAATGAATCGCCCCATTTACCGAGCGTACCCTCATCTGAATTGCGGATTGAATCAACATAAGAACTTTCCCGCCCTGCCTCGTCAAAACGTTTCAGTTGTGCTCCTATATAATCAAGCCCGCCACCAATTACGCTTTCGGCTCCGCCTGCTAAGTTATCCATTATGGTTGAAAACAATCCCTTTTCTTTTGGTGCAGCAGCTGATACGCCAGCTACTACAGGATTGCTTATTGCATGTTCTTTTAAAAATGACATTTGTTTCCTCCAATATAAGAATTAATCACCATATCGGTTTCTCATGTCTTGAATAATAGCAGGATCTATACGTGCCAAAAGCTCGTCATTGCCTGTTTTTATATCATCCCAATAAATTTTGGTATTTGGATTTGCTGGATCCCGATTATATTCTCTTAAAAAATTCCCTAGATACTGCAATTCATTATCCTCCCAAGCATTATCATCTTCATCATGCCCAGGAATACCAATAGCTTTTTCTTTAAACCCATTAAAATCTATATCGCCACTAAGATATTGCTGTATATACTGGTCATATTTGGCTTTATGACCTTCTTCCTTAGCTGTTGCTGCTGATGATTTAGCACCTCTTTGGTACTTTCCACTTGCTAAATCTTCGGCGTGCCATTTATCTCTTGCTTGTATATCCTCAGCCTTACGTTTATTTGCTGCCTGCTCTTTCATAACCGCCGTCTGATAACCAAAATTCTGACCGCGGGCCGTAAGATTCCCCTTCATTTTATCCGTTGGACTTATTGCTTTGTTGAATGTCTGCGTACTGCCAGCACCATAACCGCTCGGGTCATAATAAGAAACATACTTCTTATCACCTGTATCAGTTTCATGCATAGTGTAATTACGCTTTGTTTTATCAAAAGCATTGATAATGTCTTTCGGATCAGCGCCGGATGCTACCAGCATAGCCAGCATACTTCCAGCTTGAGGATTGCTTGCCAGGCTTTCAATGAATTTACCCTGTAGCATTTTCTTAGTCTTTTCTGCTTCCTGCTTATCCATCTTGGCCAACGCCGCCTCAACCTGATTTTGTGGCAACCCCTGGTTAATCAAAGCACGGCGCAAATTATCCCGATAATCCGGTGAAGCTTTTTCGCTAGCAATATCTTTCATAGCCAGTTGCTTGGCTGTTGCGTCTAACACAGTGTTGTAATCTGCACCCTTGCCATAGACATCGTATATATCCTGCATGGTAATAGTATCTGGATTACTATAGGCTTGTTTTGCAGCATCCTGAACATCCTTAACACTGAACGTATAAGGATTAGTATTGGCAGCATTATTTCCCGCCGGAAGCTGATTTTGTGCTGCTCCGTTTTGTCTTATTGGCTGTGCTCCAGCTAATTCATTAGCTACTTCCTGTAATGTCTGTGGCGATGCATTGCCATTTCTGTACAGCTCACTTATTTCTGCTTTGGTAGGCGCATAGTTAAACGGCTTTAGTCCTAATGCTGCCTGAGCTATTTCTTCTTTGGTGGGTGGCTTCTTATATGATATATCCAGCTCATTTTTTGGCATTTGATAATTGCCAAATCTGTAATTTGGTGACATTTCCGCCTCAGCAGCAGCCTTGGCAGCAGCTAAACTGTTGACATTCCCCCCTACTTTTGACATATCTATATGCTTTCTGTCACCAATCTTACGGAACTCATCGGCCATAGTATGTGCCGTATTTTGTATATCACGGAATTTTTTTACATCATCGGAATCTTCACCGTAACCATTATTAAGTAAATATTGTGCATCATTCTGTGCCTGCCACCAGCGACGTTTAGCATTTAATAAACCTTGCTGTGGTGTAAGACCTACATAATCACCCGCATTAGACTGATTCTTTAATGCCTCTGCTGCTTCTGCTCTATGCTGATCAGCATACTTATCAAGCATATCCTGCTGATACCTCTTGATAGCGTCACCAGCTTTATCTATGCCACGCTGATTATAATTTTGTGCCCAGGCATTACCTAGTGCTGCCCCTAAAGCACTGCCAAGCTCCGGTGAAAAAACATCATCTCTTATATCACTCCACCAGCCCATTAATCATCACCCCATATCTCGCTGCTGCCACCATTGGCAATGAAGCCATCCGCAATGTAGTTGTTTGCGCCGTCAACCTGCAAATCATAGACCCTGCGTTCACCGCTATAGACAACACTTTGAACTTTGCCAACATTTTTAAGCTCTGTACCAATCGTAAGGTAACTTAGCATTACATACTCGCCATCAGGCTTCATAAAGCTCTGTGTAAGTGTGGTACTCGTATGACCGTCTTTTGCAATGACACAATAAACGTCATTGTATCTAGGTTCCATAGTCTTTACTACCTTAGCAGTAGTGCCATCAGCCGTCATGACTTCATCACCTGCATGAACATGCTTAATATCCCGCTTACTGCCATCAGCCATGTCAATCATAGTTCCCTCCGGGAAACAAGCCCAGCCCATAGCAGCACCACCTACAGCTGACCCTAGCAAGTTGCCAAAGAAACTGCCGCCTGATGTATGCTGATTTTGTGTTGATGTACTAGTTCCTTTTCCGGCAGCTGCGGCCAACGCTCCAGTATTGGCACCATTGAGACCAAGCGAAGTCTGCCACAAATTCATTGCTGGCGTCTGCGCTGCTTCCTGCGCTGTTGCCGCTGCCGTAATAGGTGATGTAGCTGAATCAATAAGATTGCCATACAAACCTTGGTTAGCACTGTTATTGCCCTGCGTATTGCTTAGCTGCTGCTGCGTTATGGCTCCTGCCTGGCCAAGAGCACCACTATTAACACCGTACTGCCGGCTTATAATATCACCTAAGCTGTTCGTTGCATTGTTAGTATTTTGATTTTGCTGCTGGGCAAGATTGGCTGCCTGATTAATATTGTTTTGATACTGTGATGCCACACTGTCGCTGGCATTTTTCTCAATGTCATTAAGTGCACTCGATGTTACGGACGAATTTAGTACGCCTCGATTGCCTAAATTGTTAATCGCTTTGCCAACCGTATTATTAACCGCTGAGTTGATACTTTTTTCCATATTCTGCTGATATGCAGAAGGCAAATTGCCATTTTCTAAGCTGCTAAGCGTACTATTTGCTTTATTTGCCGAATCAACATAGCTTCCCGCAAGATTTCCATACTGATTTGATGTACTATTAGCCAGTTTATAATTCTGATTTACTAAATCACCAAGCGTGCCGTTAGCGTTGTTAGTTGCTGAATTATTACTGCCAATAAGCCCTGCCAGCCCATTTGTCGCATTGCCTATCTGATTTTGTGCATTTTTGTTCATGGCGTTATAGTCGACCTGAACCGTACCTAGAGAATCTCTAAGCAAATTCATAGCATAATCATTAAGCGTTATGGCATTTGGCATAACAGCATCAATATATTTGCCCTGCTGCTTCATCAGATACTTTTCTTCCTCTGATGGAGTATAGGTACTGGTATTAGTAACGGTTGTCGAATGTCCTTTGAAGTAGCAACGATGGAAATATTTTCTGTATACTTCGCTGTGTAAATTATCTTGCGGTCTATCAAACCACATCTGCTGAAACATTTCTGCACCCCCTTATATGTCCCATGTAATATAAAAGGCCTGCCTGCCATCATCCTTATATTTGAATGCTGGCGAAGCATAGCCCATCTTCTTTGTAGTTTTATTTATTGCCTGATATCTAGTCGCACCATCTTTCAGTAACTCTTTTTTTACTACTTTATAGCCAAACAATCTGAAATATGCTGGTGGATTACAGCGGATATTTATAGTACCACCGTGATGTATACCTGCTTTTTCCGCCGCCTTATCTACGGCATTTTTCCAATAGCGTGCATCACCGCCAAGCTGTCCAATAAATGCCATGCGTTTTGTCATAAGAACCTCACAGAATCCTTTATCTTCTTTAAAGAAAAGCGCATACCTATTGTCACGCTGAAACTTATCATGCAGATTCTTTCTGTTGTAAAAATCTATCCATTCATCCAGTGTCATAAGTCAGCCACCTCAACAATAACATGCTTCGGGGAGAACGGCGTGCTGCTAGATAGTTCAAGCGTCATTTTCGATGTCGTATGATTGCACCGTATCTTGCGCCGGTCATTTGCCGGCATATCGACTTCGATGTTATCAAGCTTTAAGTGCAGCTTGCCAGCGCTTGGAGCGTCAGCGTCTGTATCGACTGCTCTTGTGATTATCTTTTCTGTGCTGACTGTATCCTTAAATTTCATACGGAAAAGTATTGGCTTCCCATTATCATCACCAATAGTATCAGATAATTCGTAAAGGCCACTGCCACTTGCCACGATAACCTTATCCAATGTTTCCACAATATCAGTTACAGGAATAGCAAACTGCAAAGTAGTAGCGCTGCCCAAAGCATAGTTAAAAGCTATCATATAGTGCCAGTCTGCTGTCGGTCTAATAAGCAGCAGCTTCCTGCGCCTGAGATTAAAAAGTCTTGGCTCATACTGACCTTGTGTGACAAGCGCCGTGAACTTTTGTCCGATGTCACCCGTAGCAATATTCCCGTAATCCATAGTAGTAGCAAGCGTTCTAAGCCCGCCTCTGGTCACGAAAATCACGTCATTTCCGACCGGCATAGCACACTGACGACCGACTATATCCGTCTCAGTAGCTATACGATATACCGCCCATGAGCTTACATCAGCGTCGCCGGTCAACTGGTAAACCATGCCATTTGACTTGAAAATCATCAAATCCGTTGCCAACGGTGCTATTGCTATCACATCACCACTGTCACCATAGCCAATATCTATCCACTGACCGCTAGAAGCGTCATTATCATCAGTAGTCCATGTTTCGCCGTCACCTGTAGCCGAATAAGTTATGCGGTCACTGCCGGTCATACATACGCATAGCCGTGCAAAGCGCTGAAAGACTACATCGCATTTCGGCGATGATAGCACTGTCTTTATGCTCTCTTTAGTCGAATAATCATAGTATTGAAGATAGTCGCCACTTGCTATCCACATTCTGTCTTGAAATTTTGCGCAGCTCGGACGCTTAGTACCCGTCAGACTGCCGATTTTCTCGGGTGCTTTATCTATAGTGACTACTCGATATATCCCGCCGTCTATGGTAAAAAGCAAAAAAGTGTTGGTATCGACATCATAAAAAAGCGATAGTATCTCTGTCTCAAGCGTAGAAAACGGCTTAGACAAGCCACCACGGGGCGACAAAGACCGCTGAAATCCGACAAAAAGCAAATTTTGGCACTCTTGAAGCTCATTCTGCGCTATCATATCGCCGTCAGACATGACATTTATACCGCCTGTGAAGTCATTAAAAGCTATCTGAGTAGCTTGGTGCTTGCTTGTGCGGCGCATAAAATCACCACCTTTTTATGATAAAGTACCAGCTACCACATTTAAGGTAGCGTGGCTGCCAAGCGCCCTTGCGTACACGATACCGCTGCTTGAGTACGTCTTGGCACACCCACCGTGCAAGATAAAGCCAGTATCTGCCTTGGCTGTATCACTTACTTCTATAGACTGCCCAGGCATGACATAAAAGACACCACTACTCTCTGCTATCTTTGTAAAATCACTCGATAACTTATACTGTGACATAAAATACACCTCTCTTTTACACTAAAAAAGCACCTGCCCAAGCGCAAGTGCATATTTTTTCTTTGTATCTACTTTATAAAGCCACAAAATAGCTTACATTGATATTTTACTACTATATATAGCCTAAAAACTTTTAAAGCTCAAAAAAAAATAAAAAAAGACTTGACATTATATACTGACTACAGTATACTTAAATTATCAAATACAGAAGGGAGTTGATAAGGTTGCCGACAAGAAGGGAACGGCAAGCACAAAAAAGAGCTGAGTTAATGCAAGAAATTCAGACGGTTTGTGCTATTATCTCAACCATAATAGCAATTCTGTCATTCTTGCGATAATCTCAGCTTGTGGCTTACAGGAGGGCGTTAATCTCCCTCTTGTAAGTAAATTATATCAAATTTGAGGAGGACAAAGCAATGGAACAAAGGGCAAAATTACTTTTTTGGCTAACAATTATTAACATGTTCCTAATTATTGGTTTAGCAATCAAAATTTGGAGCAAATAAGGTGATAATATGGGAAAAACCAAAGCGCAAATTCGTGCTACAGAAAAATTCAACAAGAACAACTATGAACGGCTTAGTTGCTCAATCCCTATTGGGGAGCGTGAAGTTATAAAAGGTTTTGCGCAAGAACATGGTTTGTCTCTTGCACAATATATACGACAAGCCTGCTACGAAAAAGCTGGTAAGAAAGCACCAGCGATGAAAAAATAAAGTGTGGTTTCCCTCCCTTCACGGGGAGGGATTAAGGAGGTAATTAACATGAAAAAGCAGGAATTTGAAGTACGGGAAATCCACACTGATGGGCATGTGTCCTACTTCTGTTTTTTAGCCAAATCAATTAGGGGCGCTAAGATTTTGGCTAAAAAATACAGAGGTAGCCAAAATTCTGACTTGCAAGTCATGTGGCGTGACGTGCAAGTCGCAAGTATGTACTCCAATAAGTGGCAAGGGGGGCGTGATGATGAAATTGGTACTGAGGCGTATATAAAAGAGCGCCTTGGTAATGGCTTGCCTTGGTAATGGCGCAAGCAGTAAAAAAAAAGAGAGGGCGAAAAGCCCTCTCTTTTTTAATCGGCTGAACCGTTAGTTGCGTGCTTGTTTATTTCTTCTGACCACGAAATAGTTACTTCATCATCATAAAGGGAAGCATCAACATACACATTAACAATGGGTGCCGTGTGATAATACTTGCCTATGCTTATCAAATAGCATTGCCACCATGTATAGTCATCTGCATCTGTTTCGTACACGTCACCACAACCTACTGCGTAAGTTTTCCCCGGCGTCACTTTTACATAAGCAGTATAATATCTTTGCTGATGACCTCTACCATATCCTACAATCTTCACCACCGTAACCCTAGCTGGCACTGTAAAGCTTGTTGTTACTTGTTTGCTTCCTGCTGGTACAGGTACATATCTCTGCCATACAACTACCCCGTCCAGCTTTACAGTCTGAACTTCCTTGCCGTTATACAAAATATTAGAAGGTCGTACCCCCCCGAAAAGCAAATTACCCATGTTGTCCTCCTACTTAGTCCAATCTAAATGTTGGTGGTCACTTGTACTATCGCTGAAATTATGCTTGTTAATTTCAGGTGAGCAATATATTTTTACGGTAGCATACACGCTTTTTTTATCGTAAATGGTCACAGCTACTATCGGTGCACCGCTTAGCCCTACGCCAAACTGTACCTCTGCTTTTGAAACAAACTGCGGATAAACCACGCCATACTGTGTATGCAATGTTACTTTTATTTTCTGCCCAGCCTTTACTTTTATATACATTTCTTTAGATTCGGTTTTTTTGCCGTCTATACCGCCTTCGCCATAGTACCTGATAACATTAACCCCAGTTGGCACCACATATTCTTCTTCTTTGTTATCAAAAGCGGAACTGGTTGCACTATAGCTAGTAACATTAGTTGGTACATTTTCCCACACCGTAACTCCATTAAATTTAAGTGTCTGCACATCTTTTCCCTGATATGTGATACTAGTCGGGCGCTTACCGCCGTATAAAAAATTACCCATGTTTCCTCCTTGACTTACATACGCCAATGACGTATACTAACGATATGAATACTATTTCCATTCCACAAGTTGTTGCTGAAACAACCCCATATATCAAAGCTGTAAATGCTATATGGGATGAAGAAACTCAAATAGAATTTAAAAATTACATAGGTGCTAATCCATATAAAGGTGATATTATTCCTCATACTGGTGGCATAAGAAAAATTCGCTGGCAAAGTGGAGGTCATGGCAAGCGTGGCGGTGCTAGAATAATTTATTACCTTTATAACGAAAATCACCCGATTTATCTTCTATTTGCTTATCCTAAAAATGTACAGATCAACTTGTCAGAAACTGAAACAAAACTTTTGAAAAGTGCCGTTGCTAAATTAAAAGAAGTTTTTAGAACAAAGGAGGAATCATCGCATGAAAAATGAAATCTCACCTGCTGTTTCAGCTATTCTTAATGGTCTAAACGAAGCCGTGCTAGACGCTCAAGGTTCTTCCGTTACAGGTTTACGCAAGACTGTCATTCAAACAGTTAAGCCTAAAGAAATTCGAGAAGAACTCAATATGTCTCAACAAGAATTTTCAAAAGCCTACGGCATCCCTCTTGCTACTCTGCGCAATTGGGAGCAAGGCAGGCGCAAGTTAGATACAACCGCAATAGCGTACCTAAAAGCTATTATGCGCTTTCCAAAAGAAGTTATGGTTGCACAAACAAATTAACCTTTAGCCGTGGCGTTTATGCTACGGCTTTTTAAGTGCAAGTCGTTAGATTAAGCGTTGAGCCGTCCCACGACGCTACCTTAACTATGCTTGCTGGCTTAGACGATACATTTCCCCATGCTACTGCATTGGCACTGCCTGCGCTGTTAGCATAGCTGACACAGAAATTGCTTGGATTGTAGACATACTGATTTGCTCTGTCATTCCCGCCCCACATCCAAGTCGGCTGACCGCTTTGTCCTGACCAATGAAAAGTTATCGGATTACCAGTGTTTCCGCCTTCCCCGATTTTTCCTGCCGTATTCGCCGTACTAGAGTTACCAGTACATGAACTTGCTGTTTTCGCATTGCCCGTACATGAAGCAGACGAGCCAGTTATATTAATTCCCCACGTACCAATAGCCCTTGAGCCGTTTGTTGCAGGATATGCGCTATCATGATTATGACCTGACGGCGGGTACGTGCTTGGTTTTCCCGTTACACCCGCCCACGGTACACTGCTGGCACTAGACGCATTGCCTTTAAGCGTAGCATTGATACCACCGCTAACGCTTATAGTGCCGTCGTCATTAGCTGTTATGCGGGCAGTATAGTCTGTAGTCTGCTTGTTAGTGCTATGAAAGTCAATGTATTTACCAACTTCCATGACACCACTGCCATCTATTTTCGGAATCTTGTTCGTGATAGCTTGGCTGTCATTGCTCCCCGCTACATTCAGACCACTTAATTTATTCGCTGAATCCGCAAGGGTAGCATGATTATCTTCTCTCCAAGTCTTATTAGCAACGTTGATAAGCGTGTACGTTTTGCTGAAATCGGTACGGTAGCACTTCATACCTACCTGCAAATTGGTAGTTGGAAAAGCCGTACCACTGTTGTTGCTCATAACTGTTTTAATCGAATCGTTTATCGTTGTTCGGGAATTTTTTATGTTATCCTGCCCGTTAATTTCTTTGAATGCCTGCATTTTATCACCCCTTTAATAGCCTACTGCCTGCCAAGATATAGTGCCTGTAGTCCGTGTGTAGTCATCTTTTAGAAGTTCAACTTCAAAATAGTAGCCTGCGTCGTCCTTGTCTATATCAGTGATGTTCGGCGTTATAGCTCCGTCCTTGGTATTTCCGCTATATAAAGCGACTGCTACCTCTGGTTTAGTATAGTAGTGCTTGCTGAAATGAATTCTCGTTGCCTTGCTGGTGTCAGTTATAGCAGTCTTGCCACGGTCAACGGTATCATCTATATCAACGTGAATAACTGCATCATAGACGGCAGGTTCTGCACCCGCTGAACCCGCTTCAATGCTTAATCTGACCAAGGCTTTTTGATATTCGTACTCACCGACTATGTATGGTATAAAGTGCTCATAGCCAGCAGGCTGATTGACTAAAATTTTAAAAGCGTCCATATCCATAGCACCTTTTTTGACGGCCACATCAGCAAGCACGCCGTCAGCTGCATGGAATTTTTTGTCTTTAGTATGAAATTCTTCCTGCTGTTTTTCGGTATAGTGAGTAGCATAACCCTCAGCAGCATTGACGTTCTCAGCAAATTCACGCTTCATATCGGCTATATGGCGCAAGGTTTCAAGAAAGTCTACATGTTCCCTGCTCCCCTGCTTCATATCCTGCCTGCGGTATTCTTTGATAGAAGTCTGTTCTTTCGCCTTTGTTTCAGCATAATTAGCATGAAACTCCATAGCCTTCACTGCTTCATCAAACCCTTTATGAAATTCTGCGTGCCTTAGTGCCTGGTCTATCATGGCTACCTGTTCAAGCGTCAAAGAACTTAAACTTACTGTTCTGCTGTCCACTATAGCCACTCTTTCATTTTCTGCATGTGCCGTGCTATTAGCATTGTTATCTGCTATGCTAGCATTTTCTACGACTTTCAGCAGGTAATTTATTAAATCCCAATAGGTTTCTTGTGTAGTTATGTTTTCCCTGCCTGCAAGCGTAGTTAAACTCCGTGACAGCCGTTCTGCTGGTTTTATTTTTTCCTTGGCACATTTACCTAAGTCACGGCGTTTTCTTTCGCCTACACTAATATAGTGCGTATCAGAACGGTCATGACTATATATACCAAAGTTATCCCACGTTTCATTAGTGCATTGAAATGCTTCCCAGCTAAAATTAGCCGTTTCCCATGTATATAGTGCCTTTAGTGTCGATACCGTCCCCATGACTATTACCTCTTATGACAGAGTGAATTGAAAATGCGACTCGTAGGTATCGTCACTGCCTTTATTGATAACAGCAAATGTTACTCTGTCTAGGAAAATACCACCGCTAGACGCATTGCATATACCTGCTTCCGTGATTGCGCCCGTGGCTTCACCTTCGGCAAATTTAGTCGTATAAGTAAATACCTTAGTACCTGCCGTATGCTCATAAGTGGCAGGCTTGCGGGCTAATTCTTTAGCAAGTGCGGTCTGCTCAGGTGCCGTCGCATTGGTGCCCGTGCCTACCGCCGTATAGCCCATGCAGGCAGGTCTGCCGTTTGCTTTGCCGATAGCGTCTGCAATAAAGTCAAAACCGACGTTTAAGATAAGATTGTCTTTCCGTCTTACTTCAACGCTGCCGTCCTTGTGGCGCAAAATGCCTGTAAAACTGCCTTTTAGTTTTAATTTATCCATCATATCACCTCATAATTTAGGATATAGATATATTTCTGAAAAAGCTCCGATTGGTGTTGCTTTTTCTTTGCCATAAAAAATCATGTCATAGTTCATTGAATGAGCGAATAACCTGCGCTCCTGTTCGTCCTGCGCAATGGCTACCGTCAGCCAGTCACGCTCTCTTATAGCTAATTCATCAGTCCATACCGTAATACCGTCGCTGCCACGCAAGAACATCTTGTTACTGTCACCATCAACACCAAGAACTAAATAACTGCTATTGCCTTTTATAGTTGCCAGCATAGTATCTTTTATGCCCTTCTTGAACGCTATATTGAATGAAAACGTAAACACCTCAGGAGCAGCAATCTTATACGCAAGCCTAGTAGTATCGCCAATATAAAGGCCTGTATGCCATCTGCCATCACGGTAACTGTCAGCGTGCTGTGCTTCAAACGGATTTACCTTTGAATCACTCTCAAGCGTTCTGTTAAGCCCTACTATGTCAATAAAGCCCTCAGCCCGCTTGCCTGTATACCTAGCGATTTCATGTGTTACCGTCACGCCCTGCAAATCACCAACAGTACCGTTCCACATGGTATTGGTGGCTTCAACTGAATCCCATAGCCAGTCCATATCGTCCCATAGAATAGTCGAATTTGTCTCGCCTATGACTTTGTACTCGAACCAATTACGTGCCCTGTAAACCTGTGGGAGTTCCACATCAACGATATATTCGCCATGCGTACCTTCCTTATCCAGCTTCAACTCCTGCGCTGGTGCGTCATAGTACATGTTGTTCTTAACGCCATTATATGCTACCTGTTCTTGGTCAAGCTCAATAATAACATTCTTATGAATATCAAGTTTATTGGTGCAAAACACATAAGTAGCATTTTCTGACATGTTGCCATGTTCATCAACCGCTTTAATCAGCATGTAATAGTCGCCGGTGTTAGGATAAATGTACCTGTGTTTGTTGTTTGGCGTATCAAAAAGCTGTAGTGCCTTGTTCCAATCAGGCGTAACACCAACTTTTACTATATAGTGAACGCCATGTATTTCAACTGCGTCCCAGTAAAAATACAACTGTGAATCGTTACGTTCAACCATAAAATTAGTAACATCGGGCAAAATACAGTAGAGTGTTTCTCTTTCGCCCTCACCGAATTGGTCATAGTAAGCAACACTTACCACCTTGACAATATCAGGGTCGGTATATAAGAAAAGATTGTCAGTCGATACATACTGCGTACCGTTTATATAAATATTAGCCCCCATACAATCTAAAGGAATTTCCAAAAAAGATATGAGTGTACCCTCTTGGTTTTTGGTAAGTGCCAAGTCTTTAGGTGCGGTAGGTCTAGCCTTGGAATAGTGCAGCTCCACTCCTGTACTGCTATCGCCATTCTTATTGACCGCAAACAGGTAGATATGACCAACATAGCTGGTAGGCAGTACGGTTGATTTATTGTCTCTCGTACGCTCCAGCAAACCATCAACATTGCCTAACTGCTTGTTTGTACGTGTCTCATAATAAGCTAGATTTTCTACGTCATAAACATGCGACCATGTAAGCACCCCGCCCAAGCGGTCAAACGACAAGAAAAAATTCTTCGGTGCTGGTATCTTTCCTTCATCGGCCTTTTGTATATCCTCTGCCGAAAAACCGTTAGCAAGGTTTACTTCATGCGCTGTCTGTGCTAAAAAATCCCTTAGCAATGTCATGAGATAGCGGCCATCGCCTTTTACCACGTTAGGCAGGTCAGGCACTCTAAGGATTGTCGCTTTTTCTTCTGCCATAACGCTTCACCCCTTATGTATCTGCCATGCCTTGCGCAATGACCTGCTTAATCTCATCGACTAAAGCCTTATCCTGCGATATATCATACTCATTCTGATTAAGTGCCAGCAGGACTGCGCTCTTGACTGCTACATCGTTAAGCTGCTCGTGCCTGAATGGCATATCCTCGACAATATCCTCAATCTGCTTTTTAGTCGCAAAGTATCTGAAACGAATTTCATCCATTTCCTCATCAAGAAACGCCATTTTCTGCCCTGTAATTTTAATAGGGTAAGTTCCAGCAGGCTTTACAAAATCATCAGGCAAGTCCTCTAGGTTATGAATTTTTATTTCCATAACCATCTGCGGGGACTTTGCAGCAATGAGCAAGTGGGAAATCTGCTGTACCGCCGTATTCAAAAAGCCTATGCACTCATCAGTAGAGTATTCATCAGATATATCATGTGTAGCCGTCTTTATGTTGGCTACCGCTTTTTCAACCTTCATACTCTCACCTCACAAATAAAATGGCATTTTTTGTCTTGAGTTGCTGTATCGCCGTCTTGGAATAACTTCATCAACTGCTCCGGTTACTGCCTGGGTCATAGTATCTACGTCAGTATTATTAAGCACTATGCGAATAAGTTTCACTAGTGTATCAAAGAATATCTCCGGCAAATCGACTTCATCTTTTTCGATATTCTTTACTGGTGCAGCACCGCCCATATAGCCTAAAATGAACTCTTTGTGCTTAACATAAATCCTGCCGCCAGCCATAAGATACTTATCTTCGCCATACCCGCTTTGCAGTTCCAGCAGCGTGCTGACTGGATGCAGTCTATAACCATCCGTCCGCTGAATATACATAATGGATATAAAACTATCAGGAACTTTGACACCTGTAACAGCAAAGTCAACTAATTCTTTCGGTTCATATTCCGGCGTATCAACATTGGCTTCATTATCAGCTACTATGGCCGCGTTAATCTCATCCTGGTTATATCTGGCCATTTTGTGCAGATAATCACTGCCCTTATTTGATAGGTCCACATTGACATACCTCAGCACTTCATTCATAGCACAGGTTATATCATAGTCACTATATTTTACTTCATCATTATCCTGCTCCTTCTGTCTTACAGCTCGCAGGATATTTATTGCTTTCATTAAGCACCACTCCAATACTTTGCACTTCTTAGCACTGCAAATTCTGGATGCAGGCTAAAAAACTTCATTACATACTTCTGATATTCATGCCGGTCACCTGCCGCCCTTGCCTTTTTAGCTTCCAGCAGCCACGGGTCAAAATTCCAATACTCAGGCGGGATGTAGCCTAGTGGAATCAAATTCTTGCCACGGGCCTGTGATTCACTTACTTCTTTGGCCATGCCTATAGCTTGTGACACATCTATGGTATTGCAAAGCACTGTTTTGCCATCACGTTCATATAATTTTTGATTTAATATCACATTGTCACCACCTTCTAACCAATAGAAAAAAGGCTACCCACCTAGGAATAGCCCTGTATTCTATCAATTTTTATTTCACGCTGGCAAGTTCACAATAGCACCGCTGGCTTTCGGCTGCGTGCCTTTCACACCAATCGACGCCTCCAACACGTACTCGGTATAGGTACCTTTCTTTGGCAAGCCTGAAACCTCATGCGGGCGGTTGAAATATTTGAGTGCCCAATAGTTCGGGTCAATAAAATCAATGCGATCATTGCCGTACTGCCGATGAACATGTGCCGTGATAGTACCAAAGTCGGAAATATAGGTATCAGTCACATTTACCACATCACGCTCTTTCTGTCCGCGCTGTTTCTGTGCCTGCCCTGTAATGATTTTCGAGAACCGGCGTTTATTAGCCGCACTCATTACGGCCATCATCGGATCACCACCACGCTTGTAGCACATTTCCATAACATCATTGATTTCATCTTCAGTAAAGTCTGCACCATTGCCATCAACAATGTTGTTTTTAAGAATGTAGAACTTACCACCGGTGCCAGCATCGCCCAAAGCTACTACTTCAGCCTTAGCTGGTGTAGATACTGCGCTTTCGGCAGAAGCAGCATTTACTGCCAGCTCCAGCGTCTTGTAAAGCTCAAAAGTCGTTGCGCTAAGCACGTTTACATAATACTCACGGCCTGCCACGATTCCCGATGGAAGTTTAGCGCCTTTATCCTTATTGAAATAAACAAAGTCACCAGTAGTAAGTTTATGTGCTTCTGCCGAAGTCAGTACATTAGTAGAGCTGTCAGCCGTTATTGCAAGTGTCTCTGCCTGCAAGAAGAATGGAACACCGCCAGTAAGTGCTGGAATGCTGCCAGCTTCAAGGCGGGATAATGCTCCAGTAGCAATAGCAAACTCTATATCCCGTGCCAGCTGTTTGAAAGCCAGCTCCTTCTGACGCAGGAATTCATCCTGCTGATTGTACTTTTTAGCGACCTTGCGCTGCGCATCCGATACACGACCGGTTGCCTGGAAGAACTGCACCGTATTTTTCCGGCGTTCGAGTGCGCCTACTTTTGAAGTCGTATAATCTTCCATTTCAAGATGGGCATTGCGCTTTGGTGGTTTCAGGCTCTCAGTAAGCCAATTAAATTCCAATTCTGTCGCATCAGCTTCAACCGGCATCTGTCCCAGATAGAAATTGTGGTCCGGGTCAATGTTTGTGATAATGTTGCTGTAATCATCATCGAGACCTTCTGCCTCATAGGTTACAGACTGTGATTCAGACGTATTTACCAAAGAACCGGCAAAACGCTGTAAATCGAATCGTAAATTCATTTTGTTCACCTCGTAAAATAAAATTTAACTCATATATATTAACCATGCGCGCTTATGGATAATACCTTAATGGAAATTTGCTCTAAAGAACTGACTGCGCTGAGCTGGTGTCATATTGCGCATTTTAGACCAATCTACTGTTTTATGTGGCGCTGCTGAAGTCTGCCCAGTAGCTTCTACATAAGGTGGTGCGCTCTTATGTACTGGCTGAGGAACTGTCCCTACGCCAGTCTGTTTAGCATAATACGCTTCCTTAGTTTTCAAATAATAGTTATTAAGAATATCATAATCTGCTTTGACAGGTCTTCCTGACAGCAGCCGATCTATAGATGCTTTGACTTTTATTCCCTCACTATAGGGCATATTCTCATAATAATGCTCCATCATGTCATCAATTTCATTATAGTGCGGGTCCTTTTTATATTCCTCCCATTTAGGACCAATAACCGCCATTGCTTCCTGCGTTTCCTGCTGGCGCTGTGCCTCAATAGCCTGCTGCTTGGCTCTGTTTGCCATTATCTGCTGATTGATGATGTTCATATTCATCTGTACCGCTTGCTTATAAGCCTGCATTTTTAGCTGAACATCATCATCATCACTATACGCAGCATCCTCTATATCTTCATCAGTGATACCAAGGTCAGCTTTGGCTTTGTTTTCGGCCATTTTCTGAATTTCCCTTAGTGCCTCAAGCTGTGCCTGCCTTGCCTGCTGCTGCAATTCCTCCTTAGAAGGTCCTTGCTGTTCCGGCTGATGCATTGTTGGTACTTCTTGAACTTGTTGTGTTACCTGCACTTGTTGATTAACAGCATTTAATTGCTGCTGACGAATAGCAGAATAATCATTAGCTAATTCCTGCGGTATTCTTGATTCGTCAACCTTATGTCCTAGCGCAATTTCCTGAAAAAGCTCGCCTGCGGTATACGGTTTAACAGCTGAATCAGTTTCCGCTGTTGCCTCAGCAGGTTCAATCTGCGCAACAGCTGGTGGCGCAGCAGCTTCCATTTCTTGTGGAAATACTACTCTTCGCCGTCCCATATCATCCTTAGTGATAGCTACCGGCGGTTTAGCAGTTTCAGCCGATTCACCTGCATTAGCCGGTGCCGGCTCCGTAGCATTATCAGCAATATCAGTATTGCTTGCTGCTGATGCCAATGCCTCACCTGTATCACTGCCAGCAGCATCTTCTGCAAATAACTGTAAATTAAATTTTTTTTCCATGAATATCCTCCTCTAATCTCTTTTGTGCCCGCTTTCCTTCCATGATAAGGTGCTGAAATTCCGCCTTTAAGCTCTGACAGGCATTATAAAAGCCCTGACATTGGAACAAAGCCTCAGCACATTCAGCGACTTCAAGCCGCTTTAATGCTACTTTTGCAGTTTTTTCTGCCCATGGTTCAATGAAATGATTGTAGATATCTTCGGCGTCCCGGCCATCTTTAACTGATTTGACCAGCCGTCCTTTCTTTTCAGCTTCCATATAGTGACCTCCGTGCATTATTTATAGTCTGCATTGCCTGCTGCTGGGTAAAAGACTGAGGTGTTGTCTGTATTCCAATCTGTTGCAATGCCTGTATTTGCGCATCAATTGGAAGTTCTGCCAACCTGGCGTTCAGTTTCGCCAAAGTCTTAGCTTTAATATCCTGTTCTTTAAGCTGCAACTGTGCCTGCGTTAATGCGTCCTGCTTCTGTTCTGCCTTCTGCTGCGCCTGTTGCTGCTGAGCTTGCATTTGCTGATACTCAGGCGATTCAGGGTCAAGCAAGAAATTAGCCGTACTGCGTATTCCCATACGTTCCAATAGTTCCTTAGTTATCTTATACCATGATGAAGCATTAACAATTCCGACCTGCTGCAACACCGGATATAGCTGATTTATCAGTACCATCAAATATTGGATTTCTGCTTCCTTCGTCCCTGCGCCCTGACCAACATTAACCACTAAATCATAGTCAAGGTTCAAATCTTCACGCCTTAAAGCTACATCACGATTCATCAACCGAACAATCTGTCCTTCATCAATGAATTTCTGACACAACAAAATCAGAAACTTCACAATTGGTATCCATGCTGTTTCGGCCAGCAGACGGGCAATAAGTTTTATTTTCTTATCAGCAGCGCCCATGATTGCACTGATACCTGTAGCAGTCATATTAAGGCTATTGCTGTCTAAGCCTTGATTGTATCGAGTTGAACCTGACTGGCTCTCAAGCTCATTCTGTGCATATTGTACTAAAGTCATTGCATTAGGGTCAGTAGGAATTGAGGGCGGGAACATCACGGCTGCGGTAGGATTACCACGAACCCCAACATATTCATCGCCATCAAGCACCGCATCCATATCCACGGCTGTTTCATCAACAAACTTTTGACCACGACCGTTTTTAGCTGTGGCAATAATCATTTGACGGACTAAAGCTGTTTTTAAATCCTGCAGCTGCTCCCATTCTTCGGCGAAACCATCTTCATTGAATATCGCATACGGCTCATATTCTGGTGAAAAAATAAAGAACGGCGGCATTTCAAAGCTGTTATCGCTTATCTTAAGGGGCGTATCACCTACCGCATGAACGATAACATTCTCCATGATACCATCATTGTTATAGTCAACCTTGAGATACGCTTCATAGAGTTCGTATTCACGTGAGGCATTGTCACCATCATTTAACCTGCTGGAAGCATCCGTGAGCTCTTTGTCGTGCTCTTTATCTAAGGTGGTGTGACGAACTTCGCCACCAGTCTTAAAAGCTTTATCAACGTTTTGGAATACTCCTTCAATTTCCTTGCGTTTTAGATAATCGCCTTTGACAATTTTTCGCTGGGCAACAAACTTAGCATCGTGCAAGTCCTTGGTTTCATGAGTAAACCTAAGCTCAGATGGCGACATATTTTCTAATATAGGCGTGTTGCTCTTTATCTTTATTACATCAAATGTAACCATCAGCAAATCACCTTGCGGGTCTACCGGCTCAACATTTTGTATCTCAATTCTGCCCTGGCTCTGTTCTATCATCAGCATTTGCATCATCTGATAATCTGCCAGCACTTGCATAGGCTCCCGATCTTCATCGCGGTTCCAATACACTTTAGCGCAGCCAAAGTTAGTAACTAACCCATCTTTGGCAAACGTATAGATGAAAGTAAAGAAATTGTTTTTCTTGGTTACAAAATAATTTATGATTTCCTGTAGCAGCTTAGCATTTTCATCATCCTCAGCCGACTGACCAACTATATCAACCGGTGATTCACTGCCGTTAAATACCTCGATTAAGTTAGGAAGTATCCAGTCAATAGTAGTCTTGACATCTTTACTCAGCCAGTTATTAAGCTCTGACAAAGCAGGGAATTTCTTTTTATAAAGGGCCTTATCTGCCTTATACACCTTTAACCGATGCATGATTTTCGGCTCTATCTTGCTTTTATAATAGTCGTCAGCAGCTTCTTTACCAGCCTTAAATGCCCGCATTATCTTTTGAATTTCCTCATCACTAAGAGTAGCCAAGGATATTTCCGCATCGCTGCTATCACTTGGAGCAATCATCGGCTGCCCAAATTGTGGTCCGGTAACTATACTCTGGGACATTGGCGCCTGATGAGCTGCTAATTGATTTGTTTGTTGCTGTGCCCCATGCTGGGCAGCATCAAACATACCTGCATCATTTTGATTAGCCACGGCTTCGCCTCCATTTCTGCTTTATAATGAACCTATCCTGTGCAATTTGCCTGATTTACGTGCCTTGCGATATCTTATGTTATGACTGACAGTCACTGGAAAAGCAAATGTCAAAGCTAAGGCATCTGCTTTGTTTGGAGACGCTATCCCACGCCTTTTCATATCCTGCTTAGCTTCTAACTGTAATTTACCGCTGCGATTAATAAATGCCTCCGGTGCTGTAAGCTCAGTTATAAGTTCATCACAGTCAATACTGCCACCGTCCTGTAACCATTTTTTCATTTCATTCCACATTTCAGCACGCTTGTTAGCATATTCCTGCTGATCTGACTTCTCTGCAAATGACACTAAACGCCAATTACTGCGGCCCATATCAATACCGCCCGAATATATTCCCGTGCCATATCCCATGTCGATGAACACGGCGCTGGCCGTATACTCGTCTTGCCAGCGGGCAACCTTGCGAGCTATCATCATATCATTGTCATTCCTAGGCACGGTCTCGAGACACCTGCTGTATAATCCCTGCCGCATAACAATCTCTAAAGTGTCATCACCGCTCCAAGCTGGATCCACGCCAATAACTACTGGCGCAAATTCATACTGCTTAGGCACCAGTTCCCGCCGTCGTGCCATTTCAGCAAGGCTCCTGCTTATAAGCTGATTATCTGACTGTGATGGAAAGACACCACGAACACGAATTTTTACAAAATCACTGTCCTCGCCATACATTTCCACCCATTCATTAAGCTGCTGCTTATTGCTTATTGCTACATTACGACTATCAATCTGCTTATGCTTCCAATATTTAGCTTGCGAATTAAAACACTCAAAGAACCTGCCTTGACTTCTGGTCGGGTTCCCAAAGGCCGCAAAGACAACTTCGGTATCACTATCTGTCGTAGCACCTTCAGCGACGGTCCATATCTCATCAATGATTGCAGACGCTTCATCAAATAGTATCAGTATTCTTTTGCCTTGGTTATGCAAACCTGCAAACGCTTCCGGATTATCCTTTGACCACGGTATAGCGTCAATACGCCAAGTCTTTTCATGACCTGCTTCAATACTGAAAATACTAGTCGCCGTCAGTTTAAATAAATCCTTAGCAATAAAAAGGCGATACCACTTGGCAAGCTCTGCCCAAGTCTTTGCTCTTAGCTGTGTATCAGTATTAGCCGTTACTACACCACGGGTATCTTCATGCGTTGATATTGCCCATAGTATCAGCCATGAAACACATGCACTCTTGCCAATCCCGTGGCCTGACGCTATCGCTATACGAATCGCCGTCGATATATCAGCCAAACCATCACGTATCAACGCCAGTACAGATAACTGCCACTCCTGCGGCTTTTTGCCTGCAAGGTCTCCTTCCCCCCACGGAAACACTGCATAGACAAACTTTACAGGGTCATGTGTCAGCTCGCCTAAAAAGGCTGCCAGCTCTTCATATTCCTCATTATTATTCTGTTTCGCCATGCTTCATGCGCTCCCTTGCCTTGCTGATTGCGTCAGATATACCAAGACTGCCCGACATTTCGACTTCACGTTTATCCCGCCAATCATTTGGACGGCGATTTTTCAGCCAGAATATTTGTGCGGTGGTATTTGGCTGCGCATAGCGCTTGACTTTCCTAGTCTCTTGACGCCCATCCGGCAACTCTACGATGGTTTCTTCTTCATAGTAATAGCCACGGGCTGATTTTAACAGACTGTTTTCAACCTCCCGATCAACTACTTCCTTCCCCTTTTTAAGCGCCTCCGAAAAATCTTTATACTTATCCTGCCATTCATACAAAGTAGCAACTGCTATCCCCATATTATGTGCTATCTGCTCATTATTAAGCCCATCACGGGCCCAGCCTTGAATTTTTACCAGCCCTTCCTGCGTCAACCATCCTTCATATTTGCACCTTCTGCCTTTCTTTTTAGCCATTTTTCTACCTCTTTACATAAAAATGACGCCCTAGAATCGTTTCTAAGCCGTTTTTCTATGCCTGCCTATATATTTATACGTCCTCTTTTTCATACTTCTCAGCTGCTTTACTTCGTTTCCTGCTTGGCGTATCTGCTTTTTTAGCCACCAGCAACACACTACTGGTAGTTGCACTGCCATCATAGAATATATCTACATCATAGCTGTTGTTAGTCCAATCTTTAATGAATTTCGCTACATCATTTTCAGCTTCTCGGTAATCAAAACAAATTTCTTTCACTATTACATCTTGCAACACCATTATCACCTGCCTTATTTCACCACGCAAAAAGCACCCATCTTGATATGATGAGTGCTTTCTGTTGGGGTATTTACAAATTGAGATTCAAGAGGTTATTTAAGACGCCCGCCTCTTATTTCCTTCGCTCGCGCCTTATGATAATAATATACCACATCTTTCAAAGGTATTTCTGCATCAATTTTAAAATTTTTTTACTTTCGTGAACGTACACCCGCCTACAGAGGTGGAGGAGTTCTAGCGGATTAGGTTAAACTTCTAACGTGCCAACTTTTACTAGTCCGCACTGACAAGCTAGCTCAACACATGCTTGCCTGAAATCTTCTCTTATATAGTAGAAATTCCTTTCACTGGTTTCAAAGCGCATACTCGTTTCAACTGCACTGTGACCATCATAAAAATATCTAACAGCCCGTCGCTCCGATTTCGGAAAAACACTATACAGGTAGTTCAATACCATCAGCCACTTTTCCGGCTGATAAACTATGTTTCCATCAGACAAAACTACACTTTTTATTCTTGACGTTTGCTTGATAGCTGAAATAGCTGTCGGGTCACTTACCATTGCATGACCTGAACCACCACCGCCTGTATTACCACCACTACTTTGTTCTAAGCGTGCTTCTACTATGGCATTCTTGATAGCCTCATCATTTCGCAATATGTATTCTACTAACTTATAAGCTCTGACCCTTATCTTGAACTCTGCTTTACTGCTCTGCACCATTTTGTTGTCCTTTCACTTAGTATAGCTGACCTGGCTCCGCTTTATTCTTTTTCCGTCATTTCGTACCCTGTTTCTTTGGTTAATGTGACGCGTCATTTGCTGGCGCATTTTCTCATCAAACTGCATTTTTTCCTGATAACTCGTGACTGCTGTTATTAGATCCTGACATTCTGCCATCAGTTTGATATATAATTCGGCTGCTTCTTT